AAGCCGTAGGGAAGAAGATTGACCATCTGACCCAACCCACACCATGTTTCCAATTTGCGCGCGGACTTTTATTACTTCTTTGCCGTCCATAGGTTTTGCCTCAATAAAAAAATAAAGTATTGATAATAGAGTAGTGTCTTTTAATTATAGCAGACTGTACCATATTAGCGGGACTTATAATCGCAGGTACTGAGCCTAAGCTAACATAGTATTAAGCCTGCAGAATGACGGCAGGTCGATGGTTGTATTTCATTGTGTTAATCGTACAACGTACAGCTCTGTCTTATTAGGCAGGGCTCTTTTATTAAACCATCCATTTAGTTTTCTTCTTACCGCACGGTGGACGGAGGCTCAAACCCTTGGTATAATTAAGCTATGAGCATGGAACCATTCATTCAGTCAGGACTTAAACAAACCCGCGAGCAACATGAGATGCTGGCGCAAATAACTGCAGGAGCAAACCCTGATAGTTTCAAGCTATTCATCCACGTCCTTAAATGTCAGCTCCAACGAAGAGTAACAAAAGACTACGAAGATTGGAAAGGAGTTCCTCTACCGAGAGAGACCTTTATCCACGTATACTGCCGAAACTATAAGTGGCAGGACGTAAGTCACATAATGAGGCGCGCACCGTATGACAAAGAACAAAAGAAGTGCTTCAGGTACAGAATTCAAGAACAATGGGTAGACGACTACATAAGAGCCGGAGAAGGATACCTGCTAAACGTTAACAGAATTAAAGAAGAGCCCTTCGTCGACGAGCAAGGACAACCATGTAAGAAATTCATCAAACCTATAACCCACACAAGAACAACGCAAATCGACGTAGGTTACGGAATACAATGGTTACAAAGGGAGAAAGAACGGCTCCAAAACCATAAGTACCCCAGTGCAAGACAGAAAGAAGCAGAACGTAGAAAGTACATACACAACCTAAACTGCTTTAAAGGCATCCTTGAGCGCAAAACAGAAGCAAACTGGAAGAAGCTACAAATCAAGTACTCCCAAGAACTGTTCCAGCCCGACCCGGGGCTAAGGCTCTATGAAAAAGGAGGAGGACTGCAATGTGCATCTCAAAACTTCAGAGAATACCTGCTCATAAGTTCCCCAGTCCTCAATGTGGACGCCGAGAAATGCCACGCAACAATAGCACACATAGAAACCTCAAAAAGAGGATTAGACGCGGGCCTCAAGGATTTGCTGCAAGGAAAAGTTAACATCCCGGGATGCATGCTGACGCAGCAAGCCCAGAAAATTGCCATGCTAGCAGTAATCAACGGTGCTAAGCTCATTAACTCCTTGGCCCCCAACCTAACAATCCCCAACATTGTGAAAAGAGACCCTAACACCCAAGGACGCCCAGAAGAATTCCTAAAGCAACAACTAAGAATACTCAATGAAGCGCTCAAGAAAGTCCAGTGCGCCATGAGCCAATGGCTCAAAGAATTCAGCAACAAAGAAACCAGAATCAAACTAACGGCACATATCCTCCAAAGTACAGAAGTGTCCCTGCTGGCAGACCTCAAGAAGGTTCAAACAAACGACCAACATGACGGAGCACTTATACCGCTAGGAGAAGAGCTCCCCCCGATAAACACAGGGTACATCAAGGTAACCCCCAAACCCATATCCAAGCCGGACGAGAGATACGCCCAGGAGATATGCGGGAAGACCATAGAGATAATCCCATTCTCCCAAACAGGGCCCAAGAACATGGTGGACATCATCATGGCAGCAGGAACCCGCCACATAGCAGAGCAAGAAGCAGCCAACAACCAAGGACAGGCCCCTAAGAATACATTAAATGACTACAATAAGCTGCCTGATGGCTTTATTGGTTTTGGTTTTAGTCCTAGTTTTTAAGCTATTCGCAGGATACGTGTGTCTAAATGCGTGGTGTTGGCAGCTCCGCCATAATCGCTTCGTAGATACTCGCGGATACTGTTCTGTGCGCTGAGTCGAACATGGGCTAAGATTGTATTGATTGTATTCCTATCCCCAGCTTAGGTCTAAAGGTAATTATCTCTACACCTCCTCTAGTTAAATACCTAAGCTTTTTATTCCCAGACAATTAAAAAGAAAGAGCCTCCCCATGGAGCCTCTCCCCTAACAATACAACCTAGAGCGTAGCAACGATACCGTCAAACTCAGCCTGGTCTTTGGCATTAGCCAAATAGTATTCAATCAACTCAGTGCGCTCGGTATTCTCTTTATCAGAGCGGCGCTGTAACTCCTCATAAGAGGTTAAATTCTCCTCGAAATACCGCTTCTCAAATCCCTTAAGGTTAGGGCGCTTAAACGGTAACCCCTGAGCTTTACGGCGCCCGGCTTCCTCAGCTTGTGCTTCCAGGAACCCTAGTAACCTTTCGTCTTCCTGTTTGAGCCACTGCTCATAGCGGTCCACTTTATGTGGAGTTTTATTGTTTTGCTTTTGGTAGAAATCAACATTGGGGCGGGCTAGTGCTTTGTTCATAAGAGTTTATTAGGGGGTAAAAAGGAAGTGAGACGGGAGTTGAACCCGCAAGAGACTATAGGCCCAGCTACAGTCTTATTATTCAAAGAGTCTTGTCCACCCAATGTGAACTTTCTCTCTTTATACTCGTTGCTGAGTATAACTTTGACGTCAGGTTACCAATCTGCACCGTCTTGATAATAGTAATGTACCGCCCTACCTTTAGGCGTACTCACTAGGATGGGTGGGGAAGGATCGATGCCTCCCCGCTACTACTAACTGTTTTTCATGCCCAGTAGCTTAATCATGGCATTATCTACCCTTTAAGGCGGTAGAAGTCCTCATGTTTATACTTGGACCTTAACATCGTGCAGTGTTTGCTACAAGTGTTAACAGAGGTCGAGCCGATTTAAGCTCTGTTAGGTTGGGTGCCTAAGCACCGGGGTATTATTCAATTTAGGCTGTGGTTAGGCTTCATATTCGCATGGGATTACTCCGTAGTTTATAGAAAACCTAGTTTTACCCACTAGGTATAGCCGCAGACTTACTGCGAATCGTGCAGGGCTCTATATTATCCATCCACAGTCAGGTCATAGAGAACCTGAGCTGTTTTGCCTTTCCTTAGTTTTTATAACCCCTCGAGCAGCGAGCCAGGGTAAGGAGCTTTAAGACTCCATTTAATTATCTTTTTACCTTATGGTGGACGAATGACCGGCCTCTGGGGGGAGTTCATCTTCGTTCATACCTCAAACTGTTGTAGCGCGGTGGTTTTAGGGTGGGGGGCGTAGTATCTTGGTTAAACGAGTCGTCTTTGTCCCCAGACGAGAAGCTTTCTTATTTAGCTAAACTGATATAGATAGACAAATAAAAAGAAAGGCTGTCTGGTCCCCTAGGAGGAGACGCAGGCAATCTTTACCAGGGAACTTCTGCCAATCCTTCTTCAGAGTGACGGTACTCTAATTCCGCCCTGAATAACGTGACCCAGTCCTCCCAGGTTCGCCCGAAGTACTTTGGCACGAACTTCAGATTGAGTCGGGCAATGTCATCAGCTTTTCGCTGAGCATATATAGCCGAGTTAATCAAATGGTCCTCATCCATTGTCCCAATGGGGAGGATGCCTGTGGAAGACTGCCATTTGGTGTGTCCTACGGCTGTACGGAGACTCTGTTCTTTCTCGTTAAGCGCGGCACGGATTTGTTCGGTGTTCATTTTTTTACCAAATTATTTCCACCTAATTGTCTTTTTACCGGTAGATGGTAAATAAAAAGAAAGACTGTCTAGCCCCCTAGGAGGAGACCATGACAATCTTGATTAACCTACTTCTAAGGCACAGCAGCCCACAGGTGTGGGGCAATCAACGCGGAAAACAGTTTCAGCCACACAGAGTAGTCGACTGGTGTCGCCACCACAGTCAACCACAGCGGACTTAAACAGTTGGCTGACGATAACGAAGTCATCACCTTCAGGCAATGCATCGAAGCTGATGAACTTTGCCCGGCTTTTCACCGGCACTCCATCAATCATGTCCACAATGTCAGAGTCCCCACGTTGTGCATTAAGCACTGTGCCAGACGGCTCAATGGTGCGGATACACTCAGCCCCTTCAGCCAACATCAGTCGGCGGGGATTGGAGCTGTCTGCGTCATTTCTGTCGAAAATATTAATAGGGTGGGGTGTGCAATTAATAATTGCCATAGGTTTTTACCTTATACATTCCAATTAATTGTCTTTTTACCTGTAGGTGGATAAATAAAAAGCCCGCCGCTAGGCATTAAAAAAGAAGACTACTAAATCCCCGATGATGGGGACCTAGTAGTCAACTATATTATTGATTATTTGGTCATGGCAGCGAAGCGTTCTAGAGCTTCATTTACTGCATCCATGGTCAAACTAGAACCAGAGGTCCCTTTCCCACCTAACTTGCCATGAGTAAATCCGGCTGAATAAGTAAGAATAGGTTGAGGCTCAGATAGTTGGTAAACAGGAGACCCATCAGTTTTTACACCGACTTGGATTTTATTGCCGTTACTATCTAATACATAGGGACGAACTTCTTCAATACAAAGACATAGGACGATAGGATGCCCATTGAAATTGATGAATAAGTTCTCTTTCTCGTCTTTAGCCGCAGTCAGCCAAGTTTCTAACACCGTGGCCTCCTTATCGGTCAAGGGCATAACACCACTATTCTCATCGGCAGACAGACTCATATTGAGCCAGCCTTTCAATGAGAAATTATAGTTACCTTTCTCTCCGGGCACCAATTGACCTTCGCGGCACGTCCCAGTTAAGGATACCAAAACACCATATTCGCCATCTGCATGACGAGTGATGCTAAATACTTTACTGTTAACGAACTTAGTTGGTAATACTACTAAACCCCCCAGCATTTTGATGATATCCATGGGGATACCTTGTTCAGCAATGCATTTAGCTAGTACCTCTTGGTTAGCGGCAATAGCTTCTGGAGTGGTCAGATAGATTTTAGACATTGGGATTACCTCATTAATTTTCCAATTAGTAGTCTTTTTCATACACCTCTCGGCGCAGTCAAACACTACTAAGCAGCTGTCCCCCATAACTCTCGCTATGACAGACAGCTCGCCGGATAATCCTCTTTTTCAGACACTCCTCGTTCCCACTATTACTCCCCTGGCTTTGCCTTGTAACTAGCCTTAGGGACTGTGCCACCCCATTGCGGTGCCGCCTCATTACTGACTAATCATTACACGACTATTCTATTGCTTAGCTTTAGAAGCAAGCCACTCACGGTAGCTCAAATCTTTATTACCTTGTGCTTGGAATAGCCAATGCAAATCTTCGGGACCATCATACTGGAAGTAAATGTCCGAAGCCTTAGTGAACCGTGAACACGCAACCAATAACCACTGGGCGTCATTCAAAGCAACCTTATAAACCTTATGCTCGCCATCTTCTTCAAAGATAAATTGCTTATGGTTATCTTTGCACTTCCATTCCTGACTAACAGAGATGACACCCTCGTTAGTGATAGTCATACCTTGGACACTATGCCCCGTGGTAGCGAAGTCAGGATGGATAGGTAATTGGTAGAAAGCGCCGACGCTATTACCGTTTACATGGGGTCCTTCGAATCGTTCGAAGTTAATCTTTAACTCCTTACCATCTTCAAATTCAACCCATACATGCTCCTTACCTAGCTTGGTAATGAACCCACGGCTACCATTAGAAGCTTCTAACACACCATCTTTTTTACGATTCTTGCGGAGCTTAACAGGCATACCTACCGCAAACTCCATCACAGGAGCAATAGGGCTAAAGGCGTATACCCAACCAGGATAACGGTCATTATTAACAGTGACGGGACCATTATTGCCCACTACTTGTGCTTTATATACACGGGTTTCTGTACCCATGGCGCGGGTCATACGACGGTTAATCCGCTCAACAGATACGTTGTTATAACGAATATAAGTCGTATTTAAGTCGTCGCTGGGCTTTAGACCTTCTTCTGCACATAAACGGAATCGTTCAAGTAACACCCCAGTAATCTCATTGGTTTCAGAAAGGTGTTTCAACGCAGCAGCCAACTCAGGGTCATCAGCTTGCCTTACGTTGGTCTTCAGGTTAATGCAGCGAAACTTGTCGATGATAGTCTCTAAAGTTCCGTTACATCCTTCAAGGTAAGGACGTTGCCAGAAGTCCCGAGCACCTTTACCGATTACCTTGAGTTGGTCACCGTCGCCAGCTAGGATAACTTGAATGCAGGGGTTGTGGTAATAAAGGATATTCCAAATAACCCAAAGCATGCGGGCATCCAACATAGATACCTCGTCTAAGACGAAGTGGACTCGTTGGTCTTGGTTACTTCCTTTAAGCATCACTTCTAGCTCATCGTTGCTCTGACCACGACTAATCATGCGTTGGCTCCAAGCGTAGGGAGTCATGGCTTCAGCATCTTTCTCACCAAAACCGATGCCCAGACCCAACACAGAGTTAAAGGTACCGTAGCCAGCTAAGTCTTCGATATCAAAGCGGGCGCCCATGTTCATAGCAGCGCGACCAGTGGTGGCGGTAACGATGACTTTATCTCCCAGTTCTAACCAATGGTTAATCATTGACTCTAGGGCGTAGGTTTTCCCTGTGCCAGCTTCCCCAGATAAGAAGATGTTATCACCGGTGCAGGCGGCTTCGAAGAAGCGTTTCTGGCAGTCGGTGGCACCTTCATCGTCTATAGGTGGACATGGAAGGGAGCGAGCTTTAGTCTTAGCCTCAATAAGGTTTTTGGGCTGAGACTTTTTTGCGTAACTTTCTATTAGTGTAGCCACGATGTCATCCGGTGATTTTACTTCACTAGTTTCCTTTTTAGCTTCTGGGGTGGTAGTAATAGTTCCTCCTACATACCCAGTAACGTACCGAATGTCATCACATAGGTCTAGTTCCCATCCTTGAACGTCGGGTACGTCATTGATGGTCAAGCCATCTTCAATAAAGAGAACGTTGGGCTTCTCATGGTAGAACCACAAGCGACCATCTACATAATCAGAGCTGACTATGTTAGGGATAACCTCTTGGCCTAACATCCAACCGATGGTGCCGTCTTCGTATTCGACTTCACATACGTCACCACGCTCCCATTTGATGCTTTGGACAAAGTCAGCCCAGGTGGGCTCCGTTACTACTTCGTTAGTAGTGGCAGTAACGGAAGTGGCAGCGGCGGCGGCAAAGGCCGCCATATTCTCCGCAGGATTACCTTCTTCAGGGATATACATATCCTCATCAGAAGGCGCAGGCTCAGGGCTAGGACGACCAATCACCTCACCATCCCGAGCACGGGCAGCCAACTGTTCTAAATCATGGCGTACCTTCTGAACTTCTGCATCGATGCTTAGATTCTGACCATGGTCATCAGAAGGAGGTTTGGGGGCATCAGGCTCAGGCTTAACATTGCCACCGCCATTATCCTCGTCTTCTTCTGGTTGGGTATTATCTTCTAACATGGCGAGGTACTCAGGGCTGAGTTTAGCAACAACGTCAGCTAGTTTAGCCGATAATTTAGCCTTTTTGTCTTCTAGCTTCCGCAGGGCTTTTGCCTGAGCTTCTTGTTTAGCTAATAGCTCTTGGGCTTTAACCAAACGGGTTTCTAGGTCACTAATCTCAGCTTCTACAGCAGCCTGTTTGGCTAAGAAGATTTGGTCTTCAGTAGGAGCAGGCATTACTACAGGAGCAGGGGCAGCCTGAGGTTTAGTCATCAGCTGAGCCATAACTTGTTGAGTAGCCAACCGGTCTTCTTCAGTCTGTTCCTCGGGGATATACATATCCTCATCAACACAGTGAGGAGTTGGAGTATTATCCGTGGGTTCAATTACGGCAGTGGGGGCAGCCAACATTTGAGCCAACATCGCCTGGTTAGCGAGCATTTCCATATATTCCTCCTCGTCATAAGTCGGTTGATAATCGTCATATATATCTGCATCAGGGTCAACTAAGTCGAACTCCTCGTCTTCGTCAGTGACAAAGATATCAAGACATACTTCCACATCAACCACGGTTTCTTTAATCTCGACCATGTTGACATCACCAACACGAGCAGCCAACTGAGACTCATAATGGGCAACCAAGTCTGCATTGACAAAGTAATCAATAGCAGTGTTAGCCGGGGGACCAACTACCAAGTCACCTAAAGTCTCAGGGTCAGCCATATCCATAAGCAACTGCAAACAATGGCTTTCAGATACAGCGTTAACCCATACATCATGGGCGGCTACACCTTTAGTCAGGTAGTCTAAGGTCACTGTAGTCATCTTCTTATGGTTAGCTACCTTCTCGTCACTAGCCAAAGCAGTGCTATTGAGAGGACCATGATTGAAGCCATGCCATTTAGCACGACCTGCTTCGGTGACCAACATGGCGGCAGCAATAATGAACTGTGCAAGCCGACGGTCACTACGTTGAACGTCAAACATGAACATAGACTGTTGCTTAACAGTTCCGTTAGCATAAGATGCCAACCAGAAAGCAGTAGCCATGGCGTCGGCTTGACTGGTATTTACACCAGCCTTACCGAGGATTCCAGTCAGCTCAGCTACTTTACTCTGACGAAACAGAACTGCTTTGGCTTCAGCCTCAGCATTATGGTCCACTGTATTGCCGTCTGTCTTGTCTATGTGGATTAACGGAGCGTGCCACATAGGAGCAAACTTGGCTTCCATTACGGATTTAAGCATACCCCAGAGTTGCCAACCCAACGCATCAACAGCACCCAATACATACTCATAGATATCTGCACAGGCAGTTACTGCATAGTAGGATTGAGGACCGACGAAGGGCTTGAACATCTCAGGTACTTCTAAACCAGCTGCTTTAAACACACCACCTTTGACAAGACCATTGAGAATATCCGTGATAGCCTCGGTCAAACGGTAAACTTTATAGCTCACCCCGACCTGCATAGTTTGCAGAATCAAAGAGCGAACGTTGGTTGTGTTATAGGTCTCGGCTAATACTAAATGCTTACCACTAACACCACCGTCTTTGAAGGACACAGCTAACATACCTTTACGGAAGAAGATATTAGCTTTCTTAGCCAAACTAGGGGCACTCAAGTGGTCACCTAGATATACTTCCAGGCGAGCTTGTGCCCCGGGTAACCCGGCACATTTATCACAACTTTCCCACGCTTTATCTTCAGCAGTAACCAAACCACGAAGGCCGGGTACATTGCTAACTAAGAACGTAGCACTCACACCATCACCGTCAGAGTCACCCTTAGTAACACCAGTCATGGCGATAACAGATACGCCAATGGTATAGGGATATGGATTAGCCAAGACGTTCTTGCTACTCAATGGGTTATATACCCAAGGATTGCTGAAGCAATAGAACGTATCCTTGTAGGCTTCAACGGACTTGGGCATGCGAAGTACTCGTTGAACCGGACCGTCTTTAATAGGACTACGAGTGAGATGGTTAAACGCCTCGGTACGCTCAGGCATATCCCATACCGCCTCACCAAAGGCTTTATAGTCAGCCCAAGTGGGTACATTGCGTAGGTCTAAGCCATAATGTTTAGCCACGCGGCGGGCATTAGCCCATTGGTCATCACCCTCATAGAGTAACATCACCCCAGTAGGTAGATTAGGCATAGCGATAACCTTACCGCCGAATACCTCACCACCAGAGATAAACTTACGGACACCTTCAGAAGATGCCCAGGAGTCCATACGACCACATAGTTGATTGGCAATGATGCCAAGACTACGGGCGTCAGGGTTAATGGATAATGCTTTGGCCAAGTAAGCCTGGAATAGACCACTGGCGGTGCTATGGCTATTATCTTCAGCACTACGTCCGTTGAGGTAATACAAGAACGGAGTCCATACCTCAATAGACTTAGACACGGCATAGACTTCACCGCTCTCCTCGTCTACTTTATACTCTTTACGAGACGCATCAACAGTGAAGATATAACCTTTAAGGGCTTCACATAGCCCACCAAAGTTAGACACGTTAGACACATCAGCATTGCCCAAGATGGACTTGATGGTAGCCACTACTTCAGAGTTAGGTACCCAGGTGGCTTGCCCTTTATCTGCCTCTTTCCATTCGCCTAGTTTGATGACTTGACGACCATCAATGGCTTTGCTGAGACCACAATGGGCGCTAAGGTGTAGCATTTTGGCACGCCACATAGCGTTAGTCTTACCAGAAATACCTTGGCGACGGATAAGGTCTTTAGCCAACCCATCATTACCAATACCCCAAGCATCAGTCATAGCACGCAAGGAACGCATGCAGACATCCATCTGACCCGAGGTATTATTGTTGATACCCTGGCGAGTAGTAGCCGCTTCATAGAGCACCACATCATAGATGGGGCAATTATTGCGACCAACCAGCATAGTGGACCGTTGAGCTACTTTAGCTACACGCCCGGCTTCATTAATGAACAAGACAAAGACATTGTCTTTATCATTGGTGAAGCATTTGTAGGTATACTCATCAGTTACATCGGCCGCTAGGTTCATTACCAACTCACGTGCTTCTAAGGCATCAGTAACAGCACGCCAAGAGTCCAACCCTTCATTGGACATATCGGTGTATAGGCGGTCAATGGCATAGCCAAAGTCACCATGCTCTAGTTCTTCCCACATTGTCCAAACGTTTTCACGCTTGAAGTAGTTGTAGAACCGAGTTTGCAGTTCGGTGTACTTAGGTTGAGCAACCATAGACACGTGGTCTTCTACCAAGTAATCCAAGTGGCGGCGCCCTTCAACCATCTCGTTGATATCCTTAGCCAATTCAACCATGGCTAAGAACTCAGGGTCATTACAGTCAGGGTTAAGCACCAACGTGACACCAATAACACTGATAAGACACCCATCAACGTCAATTTTCATGGCGTCTTGCAGATATACAGCGTCAACCAGTTTCCCAGCCACACCGTTCAACTTCAAGAACGAAGACTTAACGGGCATTAGGTTAGCCTTAGCCACAGAGCTACGAATCTTAGCCTGCCGTTCCATAGTGGTGACTTTGAATTCCACCTCTAGGTTCTTACCGGTAATCTCTGGTGCTACGTGGACACGTACCCATTCCAAGATGCCGTCGCCGTTATTACTCTCATAGGCAAACGGTTTGCTAGGAGCAAGTTCATCATTGGTGAATACATTACACACCACAGACCCACCATTGCCATGTACATACACAGCAGTTTGAGGTTTGAAGTAGTAATATTCAATACCCCGCACCCGATGAACTTCAGTCACCAATTCAACATCAGCCAACACGCATTCAGGCTGACGGAAGTCTACAGCCAGTTCAGGGCGGACTAGCTGGATATCATCGGCGCCAAAGCCAACACCAGGCTGAACTTCGATAGCCCGTTGGGGAATCTCAAAGTTAGACTGCTCAATATTAGAACCAAAGCCATGGGGCATTTGATTAGGCCCACCAATCCAAGCAACTACACCAGCAGGACCAACAGCCGTTAGACCAAGAGCTACACGGATAGCTGTGCCAGTGATAGGCTCAGGTTGAGTGCTGAATTTGTGTCCGGCACCTACAGCGTAGAAGTTCTCCGGTAACATACCAGCCCACAAGGTATCAACTGGTTTGACACCACGACCAGCCGCTAGCATCTTAGCCAATTTAGGTTTGCGATCACAGTTGATATAGCTACCAGACTGCACTGAGTTAGGTGCCCGCAATAGCTGACGCTTAGTTCCTTTAGCAACTTTACCGTTACTATTCACTACGCATCCGCGCAAGAACAAATCTAACGATTCGAACTTGGAGGCGGCTAGGAACTCATCTACCGCTTTACTACCGCCCATATCTATGACGAACTGGGCTTTAACTAGTTCGTAAATAGCGGGGGCATGCTCAGCTAATACAAGACAGTTAATAGCAAAGTTAGGCATAGAATACCCAACGTTCTTGTTGAACGACCAGGTAATACCCAATTGACTCATAGCTTCGGGCAACAAGTTCTCGGCAAACTCAGCGTTGGTTAACTTCGCCTGCTTATAGTTAGTTGCGTATGCCTTGATGAGTTTGTCAGCGTAGATACCCCAGCAGTTAATTAAGGCGAATTTCTTATCTACGTTGACTACAGGAGTAGGCATTGTAGAGCCTACGTCTAGACCCATGGGAGCCCAGCTATTGGACTCAGCCCAACGGAAGTTAGCATTCTCTGACAGGATATTGTCAGAGGACATGGGGAACATGACTCCCGCATCTTTATTGAGATACTGGTTAAGGTTCGCACCCACGGCAGACCAGTCGTCCGAAGCGGGTAGATGAGCCATCACAGGCAATACCACCATGTATAGGTAACGCATGAAGCTACCCATAGAGGACATAGCTTGAGCCCCACGGTAGATTTTGACTAGTTGGTCATTCTCTGTGAGCTCTTCTGAGTAGCACGCCATAACGACGTTCTTGAACATCCGACCACGGGGTAGGTCGATGACACCGTTGAGTTCAGGAATCCAGGCGAATTCTTTACCAAGGAAACTGAAGATATACCCACCAGCTTCAGGTTTGAAGTAGCACAAATCATCCTGGTGATTGGTAGACTCATAGCTACGGAGAATGGCAATCACGTTCATAACGTGTTCGGGCTGCCAATCAAAGCCATAGAAACTGAGGTTAGGCTTACAATCACCTTCAGTCTTGGTGACATCAGCTAGATAACGAATAACGCCAAAAGCACCAGATACACCATTGGTGCGGGCTTGTACACCTTCAGCGTTGAATCCTGTAGTCTTGTCAAGGTTAGCCCACGCTTGGACGTGTTCCTGGCAATACACACTGATATCAGTGATATTTGCTAACTCGCGGTTAACCCACATACCTTCCATGTGGTTAAGGTATTGGCTGAGCGCACCGGCGTAACCTTGTAGGTTAGGTTCTACGGTAGGCACTACAGGGCGCTCAGGGAGTTTCGTTGCTACCACCTCTACTTTGGGTGGCGAAGTAGGTTCTTTAACCTCTACTTCTGGTTCTACTATGGCTACTTGTTGAGCCGGGGCAGGGGCAGGTGCGGCGGTCACTGCTTCCAAGAGGCTAGCAATAACAGGGGCTACATCTACAGGTTTGGTGGGCTCAGTAGTTACAGTGGGCGCTGCTTTTGCTTTGACCACCGGTGCGGCTGGTTTGGTAACTACCCGTGAACCACTGGGTAGTCCACGTTGATTCAGTAGATTCTCCCGACAGCACTGAATCATGACGTAAGCCTCATAGGACCAGTCAAGTAAGTCACATAGCCGAACCCGTTTGGGGTCTGCTATGCCCTTAGACGCAGCGGCATACTTGAACTTACCGCTCTTGGTGTCTACAGCTAACTCAGGTAAATCACCGTAGAAACCACGGGCTAAGCCTTCAGAGATGCTGGGGTGCCAAGGACCCAACACTTTCTCAGCATAAATATCACTGAGGTTAGGCACATAGAGCACCTCAATGGACTGGGCTGCCATGCGCTCATAGGCAAAGTCCCGACCATGACCGTATAGGTCTTCTTTGGCTAGGGAGCCCTCAACGGATACCACACCATCAGGACGGGTAACGTTGAACAACATGTCAAAGCCGCCTTTCTCTTTAGAGGCACCGTTGATCGCAGTGACATCAGCAACAACTACCACCCAGTTACGACCGGGTTGTAATTTGGCACCGAGTCCGCCTTTAACGGTACAGCCACCGGCTTTGACCTCAGTGGTGGCGCCCATGATGGCGTTCCATACCTCTAGACGGGCGTCGACGATAGCCCGTTGAAGGGTGATATTGTCTTTGCCTTCAGCAGGTTTGGCTAGGTTAGCTACCGTCATTTTGCCATCCAGCATAACCGAAATCTCGGGGGAGATTTCAGGGTATTTCTTCCTCAATGGATATGGTCGCTCCCAGGCTTTAGATAGCCACATACCACAAGGAGTGTAATTCCCTGTGTTGTAGGCCGCACTGGTGCGGAACTTGAGCACAGGTTGCTCGGCGCTCACTTTAAGCAGAGAAGACTCATTAAGGCTAGCGTCTTCGGAGGTCATAGGTTCACCGATGACAGGCCATTGCTTCTTGCTGAAGTGAGCTTGGATAGGCAAATTGATATTGCCTTTGATAGTCTGACGACCGGAACCGTCGACGTATACGCAGCAGAGGCTGACGTAATAGCCGAGGGAGCGGTCATTAGAGGCGTGGTCAGCGTGGATAGATGCTACGGGTTGAGCCGTGGGCATAAGGTCACTGACGAGTTTTACGATATTATCCATGGAGTCTCCTACCGGTAGAGCTTCTAGTCCGCTTTTTATATCGCGGTCGCTAGAATTACTATTTAACGACATCTGGAGGTCACCAGCGCCGTATTTGACTTTAGCCTCAGCCATAATGGCTTTAGCCTTGGCTTCAAAGTCTGCCACTGTTACCTCAGGTGCTGGGGCAGTGGGCACCATACGCCATACAGGCATAACAGGGACTTCTACAATGTGCCGACTCAAGGCGCGCCGTGCGCCGAACTCAGCATCCCGGTGGAACCGGGTTCCGTTTTCCGCCGCTAGACGGCGGTTACGTACCGCTAAGGGTAGAGCATTACGCTCTTTACGCAGAATTGCCTGACGGTGGGCAACTACTGTTTTAACCACCGGCACCTCAGTGCCGTTAACGTAATATACACCGTCATGTGCCCCACGGAGGGCACTGGACTTAGCCGACCGGGTGGTGGGTATTGGGGTGGTGCTCACCCGTACACCACGGACCATAGCTGGGGCTTTATGCCCTTTGGGAGTTACCCCAAGAGCCATAACTGCCGCCTTGCGTTGAGCATCCAGGAAGGCCTGGGCAGCCCGACGACGGGCTAATTTTGCCCCCTGTTTGGCAGCACGGGCTGCACGGTCAGCACCACGTTGCTGACTTGTTTTACTAACTTGGGAGCGCCGACCATTACGGCGCTGACGAGATACCCGCTGGGCACGGGCAATCTGTTGGTTGATTTTACGGTTGTTCACGGTTTTACCGGCAGAGGTGCCGGAAGATACGATAGTAACAGTACCAAATCCTTTGGTAGAGTTACGAGTAACTTTGCCGTGACGGCGGGTTACCAAGCCCAGGATATTAATCAAAGTGAAAGCCTCACGATTAGCCACCCGACGGGTAGCTTTGTAAATGGTGCGGGCAGCACAATAAGCAACGGAAGCATCACGGCCTTCCTGGTTAATGACAACGCCAGCAACAGGAGTGTTACTGAATGTGATACTTAAACCAGCCCGGACGGGAGCTGCCCGACGAAAAGCGCGGGCTTTATCGATCAGTTTTTGGCTTTCCGAGTTTGGATTGCCTTTTTGATTTAAATGGACAACATAATCAAGGCATTCTTTATTTAGAGACATACCTAATTCAAAGCGTCGATTAACTTTCATAATTACCTCGTTTTTGTTTGTAAGGACCGGCTGTGAACTTTTGCCCGTCGAGAGCTGAGCCATAGGCGCTCCACCCTCAACGGACACGATTTGACCAGGGTTTTGATGGGACCCTGCCTGGAACCCACTGGGACTAATTTGAGTCCTCCCAGCTGGACTACCAGCGACTATTTGTAAGGCGCCGCCGCTAGGCGCCGTGTTGGGATTAGTCATTCAACCCTCCGAAGTAATTGTGTTGTTGGGTAGCTTGGGGGGCTACCTGATCAAGCAGGTTGTAAAACCACAGGGGGTTCTGAATCCCCCATACGAGAATGTCTTGGGCTGTCACCCCATAAACGGAATAAATTGCCCGGGCTGTGGCAGATACCACAGCGTTCAGGCAGAATACGACAAAAAGTCCGTAGACCCACAAAGTCAAGACAACGAAAATGTCCATACGAAAACACGACGCCTTGTAGACGCCGGATATAGTGATGACTACCGGTAAAGACAGTCAATAAAATAGGGCTCAAATTAGAGCCTTCTATGTAGTTTGCTTCTTTAATGCTGTTCGAGTGAGCACTTAATCAAAACCTTAGAACCCTTGCCGGGTCAGGAATGCAGCCCTCTGCTTTTATGTAACTATGCAAAATAGATGACAGTAAAAAACCACCTATACCGAGGGGCATAAGTGGTTAGTTGATCTATGCGGGAGTCACCTCCCACCAAAGTTTTTTATCTTTCGCGTATACCCGTCCACGGACAGGACCTATATGGTCTGGGAAGGGGTGTTTTTCCCTTAGTCGTGGCTCCAATCGCTCTGGATGGCAGCAGACATAGTAATCTACTGTTTTCTCCCTACCTGGACGAATCCAAGTCCCAGAGTGGGAGAGAAGCACTTTTACCTCTCTCCCTTCGGCCAATACCAACATAACTACTGGGACACCAGGATTAGTCTGGAATCTCTCGTATGTCTGATGTGCGCCTACAGTCATTTCAAATAACATAAATTTAACTCCTGCCGAGCTTATCGGCTGTTAGGGTGTTAAAAATATGCCCAGGTAGGGGTAAGGGTATCGAGGTGCGGTTGTCTGACTCCGGCTGTGGCGGGCTGACAGTATTGAATACTGTCGTGTGGGTAATGCGCTACTTCCAACCCTGGCTCGATACACGAGTCTGCCCATAGGGTCTCAGAGATAGGAAGTAGCGGTTGTCACCCACATAAAAAGAGGGGGCTTACACCCCTCTATTTAATTAAAGTCTATACGACTTTTTTGGCTTCAGCCGCCTTTTTAGCCCGTTCTGCGCGAGCAGCTTTAAGCACGGTGGCTGCATCAAGTTTAGCTAACGTATCTAATACGTCTTTCGACGCGTCCTTAGCAATAGCGGCAGCCTCTTGGTCTGCCAAAATAGCATCCTCTAGGGTTAAAACTTCTTCGGCAACCACACCAATTTGTTTTACAACACTATCTAAAGCAAACACGAGACGCTCTTTGGCCTTACGGTCCTCAGAGATTTGTTTTGCTTTAGCAGATGCACGGTCTTTTATTACTTCAATACCGTGTAACTTTTGCGCCGCTACAGAAAGTTCGGGTTTGTGGTGGTCAGCCACGTCCGAAAACTCTTTCACGAAAGTTTGGGTACGAGTCAATGCATTGTCTTGAACCTCAGCCTTGGGGGCTTCGGTTGTTAAAACAGACTTGATAGCATTTAGAAAAGACATGATTCTAGCCGGTCGTACCGGTGAAATAGATCAAGAAAAAAACCCGGGAAGTAATATTCCCGGGAATTCTTAATCTCGACTCAAAACTGATTTAGTCCCGAGTCTGATAGTTGTTGCTATAGCATTCAGGCACTTACGCACCTCCTGAGCTTGCTCCAGGGTTGGGTTACGGGTCAACTCCCGTGTCAAGTAGTTTTGACAGTATGTTAGGGAATGAATCACCTGATTACATACTGCATAGCCCGCCGACCCATTACTGAAGTCGACATGTCCAATAGGGGCTGAGGGGCACCCCAAGGACTGGGCATACTTGACAGTAGCCCGAGCTTTGCGGATAAACCGCTGTTGGTGGTTGGAGAAACTCACCTTGACCTCCCCGGTTGTACCGGCTGTAAACGTCAATAAAACAGGGGAGAATCCTGGTGGAAACTCCCCTTGTTTATTTAGACGACGTTCACTTTAGGCGCTGGTTGCCCATTGCCTTTAGTGGTAGTAGTTTGTTTTACTACAGGCTCTTGCTTTTTGTTAGCTTTTTTAGCTCGTTCTGCACGGGCAGCAGCTAACACAGTAGCAGGGTCCATTTTGGACATAGCGTCTAACACATCTTTCGATGCGTCTTCGGCTACCTTAATAGCCTCTTGATCAGCCAGAATGGCGTCCTCAAGACACAGAATTTCTTCGGCTACCACACCGATTTGTTCTATGACAGAGTCTACCGCAAACACCAAACGTTCTTTAGCTTTGCGAGCTTCAGCAATTTGGGCAGCCTTCTCTGTGGCTTTGTCTTTAATAACTTCAATACCATGCAGTTTTTGGGCTGCATCAAGTAGTTCAGCGGGATGGGTTTGAGCCACCTCCTTGAACTCACCTACGAACTTTTGGGTCCGGGTTTTAGCAGTCTCCTTTTCCTCTACTTTTACGGTTTTGGTGGAAAGAGCTTCTTTAATCGCGTTTAAGAAAGACATTCTGTTTTGCCCAGTCGTACTGGGACGATGTTTATAACCTTGACAGTCCATTTGATAAAGGCGTATGGAGTCGCACCATATACTTACCAGCCGTCTTGCACTCAGTACCTAGCGGTTGTCTTGGTCATAAAAATAGGGCTCAAATAGCCATAAAAAGAACACTCCTTGTATACATAGGAGTGCCCGCTGGTGCTGCTTATAACGTTATAATTAGCTTGTTGTATATCTAAGGTCTATCATGGCACAAATAACACCATGTCCACCAGAAGTGTCCTATGCGGAATTAGGACAGCTTCTTAATGCAGAGCTAGAAGTAAGAGATAACAACTATTTCTGCTCTATACGCGGAGCCAGCCGTCTACTTAATATGCACCATTCATCTCTTATAGATGGGCGCAAACAAGCAAACGGGCTAGCAAAAGGTTTGCTGCGGCGGTTACCTGACTGGCGGCCTGAAGATTTACCTGATTCGTTAAAACCTATAGCTGGCTTTGATTATAAGAACCAACCACAACTTACGACGGCCGCCACTACACGAACCCATCAGAATTATATGCTGCCTGAGGTAGTAGTTTCTTCTTTAGTTAAGTACTACGCCTACGATGCAAGAGAGACAAGTGAGCGTGCCAAGAGGCTTGATGCCTTATTTAGTTCTATAGGAGTCCGCTCTGTATTTAGTAAGATTAAACAAGCTCCAGAGTGTTTAGCTGTCTCAGAGGTACGGTCTGTCCCAATACCCTCAGTAGATAACCTTTTATATGCTGAAACAGAAGTAGATAAAGCACTACGATTATTTCAACGATTAGACAGCGCACGGTTATCTACTCAGCAGATAAACAATTTTATACGTACTAATCTGCTTAGTGTAGATGACGAGCCTGTCAATACTACTTATAGAGGCGTCGTTAAGCATAAATCAGGTTGGAGAGCACAGATTAGCGTCAATGGAGTCTCACGCCCTATAGGTACTTATCCTACTCCTGAAGAAGCTGCAAGAGTGTATGACTCCTACGCCATAATCGTGTATGGAGACAAAGCCAAACTTAATTTTTAACTGCGGTATTCTAATCGGTAAAAAACCCCCAACTCGGGGGCGCGCTATTCCTTACTGGCTTTCAATCCAGGTTTGATTAGCTTGCCTCCTCTTGTTGAGGGTTATTTAGTTAATTACCAGCGGGAAGATTTCCCACTAGTGGGAAATTCGTCTTCTTTATCCCCACCCCGAAGGGCAGGTTCTTCTACTCGAATAAACTCCGCGTATAACCACTGAGTGACTACCTCAGGTGTTACGCCCAAGGTGATAGATAGCTTAGAAATACGAATGCTGATGACTTGCATAATCTTCACCGGTCGTACCGGTCAGATAGAACAAGAAAAAAGCCCCCATTAATTTGGGGGCTTTTTGTTTTACTTAATTGGGGTGGATTAGAGCTTATACAGCTCTTTTTCCACGAAGTAGGGGACATCACCCCCTAATAACCAGTCAAAGGTCTGCCCGGCGTCTAACCAGGCGTATGCGGCCTCTTGATCGTCTCCAGTCATCTCTGACAAGATGTTTTGGAGAACTTTAACCGGCTCTCCGGTTAACTCAGATAGAACTTCCCAATCTGTCACGCCCACTTCCCAGCGATACCCTAAATCTAGGGGAATTTCACCCTCTAGTTCTAGGTTTACGCTTTTAGAAGCAGAGACTAAATACTTAACACAACCTTCCATGTTGTCTCCTGGCGGTTGTACCGCCGGTAATTTCACGGAGAAAAAAGCCCCCAAGCTTATGCGAGGGGGTCTGTAGCGTTCATTCATCTACATAAACGGGGGCTTTTATTTGTTAATGATTTCGTCATATCATTAACGGGTGGGACGCACCACGTAGCCTTGTTTGGTAGGCTTAGCCAATCCCAGCACAACCAGGTCTTTCATACCCGGTATGCCTTCTGGCCAAGTTTCTCCACCCAAGTTACGGGCTAGTTCCAAAGCATCGAAGAACCGCTTATTCGGCTTCCTCCGCAATAACCTGACTAATTGGGAAACCATATTGGTACCCATAGCCAAAGTTAAGCATTCTGGAAACCCGAATTCCCAATCTCTTGAGAACCGCAGGTCTTCGTGCTTTAGCGCCCCGAACGCAGAAGACTTGACTTGTAAGCCTAGAGCTCTTTTGTTTAGGACTTTGATGGTTTTACCCTCTTCATCCTTCACTTTTTGCTCATAGAACTTGACAACTAGGTCAACTTTGAAGCTGACGTCAAGTACATAGCCTTTCCTTGCGAGAAAAGCCTGTTCTACACCGTCGAAGAAAGTTTCTACTAGTAGTAGAGCTTTTTCTTCAGCGGGGCGTCCTTTATCAGGACCCAAGGTATACTTGAGTTTCAGCCCATCACTAATGAACAAGCTGGAATCAAGGTCCCTTGCGGTCCTTAAAAAGCACTTGAAGGTCATGTAAATCACCTCCTTGGAGCAGACTTCTCCTTTACCTCGGTTGACTAGACCTTGTTAGGGAGCGTGGATTACTAAAGAGATATGCGCGCCTGCTAGCTTTACATACCGGTTGTTACACCCATGAAATAACCCACCATGAAGCGGTGGGGCGGGTTATTTCAGAGCTTTATCTATGCTTCCGCGTGCGGATAAAGACGCACCGCTAGTCTTTCCTAGCAGTCAGTACCCTCGAAGACCATCTTCTGTTTATCTTCAGAAGAGGAGTTAAAGCCCACAGAGCTAAATACTTTAACTCTGTAGTCTTCGAGCCCATCATTGCCATAAGGCACAGCATAAAGCTGTAGATGGGTTGGCTTACTGCCTAAGAACTCTTTAAATATCCGTTTTAGTTTACGGATAATAGAGAATCCTTTAGCAGGGGGCAAGTGAGCATAGTCATAACTCCCATTAACGAGAATTAAAACCTGCCCATCCTGCATTACCACAAAATCTACTTGGTCTTCACCAGAGTAGAAATATTTGCGGCAATACAAGTCCCAAACCCAGTCAGAATGTTCCTGGGTCTGGAACCATACCCCCGAAAGCAGCACGACAAAACTAGACACATCATACCTTTCAGGTATGTCGTGTCCAGGACAGTAATCTTTGCCGATTACTATCTCCCCAAAAGGGGATGCGTGACTGCCTATAGCCATAGGCACACAGAAAGTTTCTGTATAATCCATAGTCTGGTAATACCCAGACGGATCATCATCGAATTTCTGTTTCCTCCGTTTGGCTATATAGCCTCCTGCCGGTAGTACCGGCTATAGTTTACATGAAATAACCCCCTCTATACACCAAGGGGGCATATAGAGGGGGTTACGTTTTACTTGATTTGGATGGTGTAGGGCTTACCTACACCAGTGCTGGTTATGCACCGCCCCAGGTTAGGGGGCAGCATTCTTAGCTTATACAAGGTATTAACCTTATATAGCCTGCTGCATATCTTAGGGTCTAACTCCCAAGATTCGAAGTCATACAAGTCATATCCAGTACCATCTGGATAACATGTATAACCTCCTACAGCATTAACGTAGGCTCCGGGCGCTATAACACCCCACTTGTACCCTTTGTCCCATGTCCTGGGGGCAGAGGTACAGTGCTCAGTAAGAGCATCGTTATGCAGGGTCACTGCATCTCCACTACCACCCAGGTAGTGGATAAACAGCCTAGCTGTCACCCTCTCACCCTCTCCCACACGGGAGCCTGCTAGGAGCAGGATACTTACAGCTTGCTTAACTACGGACATAATGATCTCCTGCTAGTGGTCCTAGCGGTAAAGTTGATCATGAAATAACCCCCCTATATGGGGGCATATAGGGGGTTAAAGATTAGTTATTCACGGGGGCTTATTACCCCCGCCACTGCCATGGCAGCAGTGGCAGTGCCTCCTACGAGGCACATTTTTCGCTGCCACTAGGGCGGATTCAGCCCCTCCGGTCAAGCCGGAGAGAAGTATGAAAGCTAAGCAACCTTTTAGTAAGATTTTCATAATTAAACACCGGTCGAACCGGTTAGGAAGGTCATGAAATAACCTCCCAAGCCATAAGCAAGGGAGGTTAAGGTAACGGGCTTAAGTGACCCTAGTGCCAGGAATTTCTCACTCAGGCGTAGGGGGCTTAGGCACACTAGACATATACCATTCCATTTTCTGGCGCGTATATTTTTGCACCCATATGCGAATTGAATTTCCGGCTATATACCATTTCCCGCCTGTTCCGTCACTCTACAGCGACTAGTATTATTACGACTTAAATTCCCAGCTATTGCCTTATTAATGATTACAGCCGTTGTTAGTCCCCTTTATTCCTATACTCTTCAGCTTTATCTAGTAGTCTCCTTCCTAAACTCTGTGCCTCGTCTAAGGTAAGCAATAAGACAATGGGGGAAACAAAGGTAAGGATAATGGGCGCTAGCCGAAGGTTGGCTCTAGGTTACTGGTTACAGCGGTTTTCTCTGTGATTGATTCGACTATGCCTATGTCGTGAACTACTCTGTTTTGGTAGTCCATGTAGAGGAGGGCGCAGATGCCAAGGGTAAGATATCCGAGTATGAATAGCATGAGTAGTTAAGTTAAGGAATCTATGCTTAGTATAATAGAGGCAGTAATGCCTTCCCAAAAGTGATGGATATTGATATAAGCTTTTACGTAGAGCAATCTGAGCATCAATTAAATATGAAAAAGCGGCTGATAGCAGCCCACGAGAAGGTAGACTCCCTTTATTACGATGAATGGTGTCAATTATTAGATTTAATGTCTATCTTCGCCCGTCTAGGGTTAAAGACAGCTATGAACGAAGCGTTTGGATTAGAAACTCCGAAGATAGAATTTGACAAGATCAAATTAGAGTTAGACTTTAATGGATTTAAGTACCCTACTTTAGAAGACCGAGATAAAATCTTAGGGCGTTTTGACTTAATCCGCGACATTAAGGATAAACATGGTCGTACCTTACACCGCATTCAGGAACATCATCAAGTCACAGGCTTAGTAGTAACTGAGTATAAGTTTGTTGGTGGCGAGTCGGTACACGCGCCGGGGCACGGTGATGGAGCAGAGTTGCCTTTGATTAAAGAAGACTTAGAAATCTTATCGCGTCACAAAGACCGCTTGGTAAATGCTTGGAAACGTAGTCTAGGAGATACCCACAAAATTTATCGTTGGACAGACGATAACAAAGACCATCCATGTAAACTTTGTACAATGGCTGAGTTTAATGCTTATGTGGCGACTTGTAAGTGGGTGGAACCTTGGATTCGAGACAGGTTCCCTTCTATTAATATGGGAAGAACAACGGACATGACTGGATATGGCAAAGTGCAGAGCTTTACAGCTATCCCATTAGGCTATAGTGTGAACGAAATTCACCTTTAAACGCATGGACAAGTATTTAGTAGATTTCAACATGGACGGTGAAACTTATAGTCACATCATAGAAGCTGAGTCTTTAGAGGATGCAGAGAGAAGGCTTCGGTGTATTAAAGCTAATGGGCGACTTATTGGAGGTCCAGCCTTTACCATTCCTGTGCCCAACCGATTTGAGTCAGTGGTTTTAGCCGTGATGAAGTTTTTAGGGCGGGCTTAACCCTGTGGTCTAAAATAATAGTGGATGAGGAAGCCCAAGCCATATAAGACCACTTAAACGAAGTAAGTGGTCTTATTCACTTAAGGTCTCTACTTCTGAAGGACGGGGTATGTAATAGCCAACCAGTTTGAATGTAGATTTAACCGTTATATGTGTTGATAACAGGGAGTTATCTATCTGTATACTTGGGTCTAATTCGTTTTCAATATCCTCTAATTCGTTTTCAATATCCTCTAATTCATTTACTGGTGAGTCTTGGTAATGTTTAGTCATGTTAAGTCCCAAAAGTTGTCATCAAGTATCTTCGAATATTCACTAGGCATACGTTCTTGCATCTGCATTTTCTGTAAGAAGCTTTCAATCATACACCGCCGCAAATCCACTTGAAGCATTAATCTATCCTCATACTCATGTGGTTCTGTTATTACTCCATAGCGGCGCTCCAATATAGCTTTGTACAGTTCTAGCCGTCGTTGGTTGGTGGCTTCTATTAATAAGTAACTATAGCCGGCGCGGAGTAAAGTAGGGATGCTTTGAGATACGCATTGCGCCGCCCAAACCATTACTTCCATCCCCTGCCCTGTATTCGTGTCATCAATAGTCTTACTGCGCCAAGAACGATTAGGCTTACGAAGCCAGTCATTAGCAAAGCGTCTATGGTGGTGAGCTACCAGGGAAACGGCGGCGAACTCGCCGGTGTTGCGGTAATAGTGGGATATGCGTAACCGGGCATGGCGCCCGTCTTTTAGTCTTTTTCGGAAGGTTAAGGATTTCACTATGTTAGCTTGGTTATTGTTTATGGTTTGTAATCATGACTCCAGCAGAACTGACTAAGTACCACGTCGAACTTGTGGAAGGACTTTGTCTAGACAGAGATACATTATCGAAGGTGTATGCCGTCACCACAGAGCTTATTAGGAAAACCATGGTTGTATATTGTCCTGAGGCTCTTACAGGTGAATTACGTTTAACCAAGGAAGATATGCTTTGTTTATTTCCTACGGCAGAGCTACGAGCTAAGCATTTGGAGTCTGTGACTGGTAGATTAGCCCACCATGCTATGTTTGGTGCCAAAGCGTTCGACATTAGTTACACTTCAGGGCAGGTAAGTATAAAGACCAAGGACATTAATAATGTAGTTTTAGACATCACGCAACAAGAGTCAGACTACTTTAGTGACTACTTGTTTGATTTAGCCGGCGGCGCGCGGTCTTTACAGATCAATATAGACGGCAAGGTGACGGTTAATCTTCCACCTCCCAATTAGTCCAAGTGGTGTTTTCTAGGTCTGGGACTTGATTAGTGAGTATTAGCCAGAGTCTTAGTAGTAGCTTATCTAGTGGAAGCCGGCGCCAATGCTTTTCAAAGACTTCTCGGTGGTCATAGGAGTTGTGTACGAGGTGTTGGTCGTGTATATAGAAGGGGTTGCATTGGCACCGTGGTGTCAGGTAATGTTGAAGCCCGGCGCGGTCATTATCAGGGACAGTATGAATTACTTTCATCTAAGGGCGGCGGTAAGATTAATACTTTACTTACGATATTAGTCGGTTATGGATGAGGCTTTGTTAGAGTCGGTGTGCTTTACGGTGTTGATGGAGTTGATTCCTTTAATGGAGCCGCCCGGCGATTATTGTTGCTCTATCCGAGGATTAGCCCGCATGTTGGGTGTATCTACGTCTACGTTTACGGATAAGCGTTTGGTGGGAGTTGCTGGGCGGCGCCCCCGGGGAATATTTTGGCGTATATATATGTGTGAGCCTGAGGAATTACCGCCGTCATTACGGGAAATAGCGGGGTTTAATTATAAGGATGTAGAGTATTTACCGTCAGCGGTAATAAATGCAGTGGTCCGGTATTATGCAGAGGATGTCTTGCCGGAGCCTAGTGAACGTGCGTCGGTGTTGAGGGAAGTAATTAAGGCGTGGGTCGCCGGCGGAGGTGAGTTCTAACCGTTCGAAAACCTATGATATAATTAGCTTATCGTCTTTTTTCTAATCTTCTTTGGAAGTCCGCATTCACGCCAAGTTAGCCATTAAAGTTCTAGAGGTGCCAGCTTTAAAGTTATGGTATCTAGCTAGGGCTTTAGACCTAAATGGGTCTGGACGAGCTGTAGTGAGTGCAAAGGAAGTGAAGGAGTTATGTCGTCGTGGTAATACTACCACCTGGCGGTACCTAAACGACCGTAGACTTTTCCATACTTATCGGTATGACCGTAAGCTAAAGTCCTATGTGATTATGTATAGGAGTTTGCCTGCGGTATGTGCTGAATTAAGAGTAAGAGGATTAGGAGGGATTGGGTGGTCTGACACAGTAGATAACTTAGCTGTGCAAGCGGCCCATATTGAGGCGATAAAGATTCAACAGCAGTCAATGTATTTGGCCGAGCTGAGTGACCCTAACGCTCTGATTATTAAACCAGAGTTATATTTTGATTCTGAAGGTAACCCGCTGTCTGATATATTCCCAGGGAGTCGGGCTGCTAGAAAGAACAAGATTAAGGGCTACTTTGAGTTTAATGGCCAGAAAGTTGCGTTGTTGAGTTCTACCCCCGCCACTTATGGTGCTTCGATTAATGGCGTGGCCAAATCTTTAAACATCTCATGGTCTTGTGCCCAAGGTTTACTGAGTAATGTTAAAGAAAAACTCCAAGTAGCCCAGCGGGTTAGTTGGAAGTATTGGCATCGCGCTGTGTTTGAAGCGTCAGAGAATTTTGGCAGCCCACTTGAATCAGGCTTCTTTGCCCCAAAGCAGATTAAGTTGCCTGATGGTGAGCGGTGTGGTCGTCTTCCTTTGAAGATGCTGCCGTACCGTTACTACCCGGCGTATGTCCTGTGCTCTCAGCGCCATTTGAGGGCTAGGGCTGCGCTGCCGGAGGGTGTAAGCTGTTAGGTCTCCGGTGGGAGGAATATTATGTATATTCCAAACTGAAAGCAAAGCCCCATTCTATTCTTTTACCATGGTTAACATATCGGAAGTTCAAGGCCTCTATGAATTGGCTACGAAGGACTACGTCTGGGTACTACGACATGTCCGCTTGGCACCTACACACGTATGGTTATCTAAAGATGAAACTCGTATAGGCGACGCTTACGAAGCTGTAAGAGCTCGCCGGCCATGGAAACATTCTTATTCTCTGAATAACGTCATTTCTTACGTTAAGGCTGCACCAACACTAAGCAAAGATTTCTTAGACGTATTTGTCACGTTAAATAAGGCTAAAGCTACTGACGCCAACTATCTCCTAAAGCTGTCTCTACAATTTAGAAATCCATGCCGAGAGTAAATAGAAGGAAGCCGCCAAAGCGCCCAGACCCCATAGACTTTAGAAAGCCCAAGGCTCATTACCAAAACAGACTCAAAGAAATAGCCGCCGAATTAAACTTAGAGAAAACAACCGACGTTATTCAATACCTCGTAGACTTCCATGACATGAAGCATATAGATGACGTCACTAAACAAATACGTCGGCTAGAGGTATATGGACCGAGTCTTGTGCAAATGGCTCAGCTATCCGTGTTGTACACAATATTGACAAGGATAGCCGAGTCATTACCCAATATTGGGTTACACTGGCGCGGCGGCGAGATAGACCTTTAACCGCTCGCCTTTTCTAACTCGTCGGTCACCGCCCAAATGTACACCACCCCAATCACTTACCCGAGCCCAGTGATTAACTGAAATAGGATTGGGTCCCACTCCAGGGACTTCAGGTAATACTTCTAAAGGTATGACCTCGCCAGTGGCGGCGTTAGTCATAACTACCCAGGCATCTTGACCTAATGGCACTCTTACATAACTAGGAGAGCCGGACTTATATTTATTGACGAAACGTTGTTGTCCTTTAGCTTTAAAGAATTCTTCCGCCGTTTTAACAGCGCCGGCCCCTGTATCCATCAAGACGTAAGTCCAATAGTCTCCTTGTGTATATCCGTCTATAAATGCTTCATGAGCTAAGACTAGAGAACCGCCTAATCTAACGCGTAGACCTTCGATATATTTGGCACGGGCTTGAGCCATACCAGGACCCATACTTTTGTCTATAAAGAACTGACTAAGAACATCATTACAAGTGAGAAACCAACGACTACCGTGGACAGCATTTTCTACTAATTCCCGCTCTGCTTGGCTAAAACCCCACCAATATCCTTCAACGTTGTCTATAGAACGGTTACTGATCGGCTCAATGGTCAGAGCATGACGCCAACGGTAGTCAAATACCTTACATTTTGTGCCGGGAGTATAACCGCCTAAATTGGGGTCGCCAAGGTCTACTAAGTAATAAGGAACGCCGCCTTTAAGATAAGTGGAAGAAGCAAACCAAGTGGGTCCATACCAACCTATAGTGGCGTCTGCCAGAGTTTCTGGGTCTTCCAAGACCTCACCGAAGTTATTACGGATGGGCCATTCGGCGGTCATTAATCTAATAGTGTCTGCAATAGTATTCAGAGCCATTATGGTTAGCCTCCAGAGCCTTGTATGGGATAACGAGTTAAGAGTAGGTCGATGACGTAGTAAACCCGGTTTTCCCTGGCGTAATAGTCTTTAAAGCGGATAATAACGCCGTAATAAGTTAATTTAGTTACGCCTTCATTCCCGTTAGATACCTGTACATAAACTTTTACTTCAGTCATTGGGGATACTACCTCACGGTAGAAGGCGTCCGCTGTGCCAGGAGCTTTACTAGGTGGTTCTGGTTTATAAACGCCGTTCGGACCAGACTCTGCCAAAAATACATCGTTCTCTTGAGATCGACCAGGTATAGCTGGGGACGTTCCTACAGTGGAGGTTTCTAGCCCACTAAACATACCTACCAAGTTAATAATGGTGGACTTCAGACCTATAGATTGTTGAACTGGTGCCGCGCCAGGCACGATTATATTCTTATGGCGAGTTTCTACAACCCGTAACAAACCAGGTTTTACTTCAGGAACATCTGAGCCTCCTGGGATACCAGAACCTCGTGCCTCTACAGCAGGCAACAAGTCAAAGGTAAATGTCTTCTGAACGTTTTTATGGTCTCGGTAAGTGATTGTAAATATGTCTTTAGGGTTATAGCGGAAGTCTTCGTTAGTAGGTTGGGTACCTATACGTCGGTCTGCTTCTGTTATTTCTACTGTTAGAGCTTCTCTGACATCTTCCCATTTAAAATCAGTGTTAGTTATTGGTTGGGCCGGCGGCGCTGGGGTGACCATAATAGATTGTATTTGCTCTATAGAGTCCACACCACTTAACTGACCAGAACTGACTAACGCAGCTATGATAGCCGAGACCATACCTTGTTCTTGCTGAGCCTCATCTATATCACCAGAGTCCATCATCTGACCGATTATCTCAGCTACCACTTGTGGCTGCTCTGTTGTAGATATGGACCCAGAACGAGTCAAACTTAGAACCACAGCAGAAATAGCCGCGCCAATAGAACCAGCTATAAGTAAAGAGCCTATGGATTGATTGCCGCCGCCCTGACCAGGACCAACATATTCTACTGGAGTAAGATTCTCCGTGACTGCTTGCACTAAAGCCTGTTCTTGCGCCGGTGTTAATTCTAAGTTTTCCGATTCCCAGGACTCTATAACTTCATTTACTACTTGTTCAGCTACTTGCTCAGCTTTTTGGTCGTTTACTAGTTTTTGTTCATCAATAAGGGATATGACAGAGCCTGCAATATCACTAACTACTTCGTCAGTTATTTCAGATAATTCCCAAGCTGTCAGTAGGTTTTGTATGACTTCTTTTGTCTGAGCTATTTGCTGTTCAGTAGACTGAGCCCAAATGTCTACATAGTCAACGACGTTATCTATTACAGCTAACTGTTGAGCTTCGTTTAAAGCAATAGTGTCAGGCACATACTCGTCGAGAGCAGTTTGAATAATACTGCCTACTTTACTTTCTGTTAGACTCCACTCGTCTAAAAGGTCAGCAAGAGTATTAGCCGCCTTGGTCTCTAGTGTCCTACGGTCTAAAGAGCCACTACTGTTTAGAGTGGCAACTAGGGCGGCGGCTAATTCATCTGGATTCATATTACTGGAGCCTTCTTAAACCTTAGTAAAACGTTGATATCCACTTCTAACCTAGGGGTGATATATCTCGGCGGGTCTAAGTGCTGTAACCATACCAAATTACCTGACAACTCATGGGTCATAAACCAAGGGTTAGTCCTGGTATCATAACCAGCCGCTAACTTAACAGGGTCAGTGACTTTATACTTAACGCTCTCGTAAAGTCCTATAGACCTATACGCTATAGGAGCACTAGCCGCTTTAATATCATCATGTTTGAGCTTACCATTTACCATGACTAACCAATAATCGCCGGGCTCATCATACTCTTCATCAACTAAATCCGTAGTGCCTGGTACCAACGGCACTCGCTCATATTCACCATTTTCTAAGGCAGTCACTACATAACCACGGGCCTTTATATAACCAAAACATTCTTGTTGTTGTTTAGTCCAAGGTAATACCGGCTCAGACCAAATGTCTAATGGCCAAGGACTAGTGTGCCCAAAACCCCAGGCCAGGCTGTTAGGCTTAGCCATCAGGTCTAACACTTCTTGTAGAGTCCAGGTTTGGTCAAGCCAGTCGTTTAAAAAACAAGAACGTTTGGGCGCGTCATTTCTGGGTAACCAATCTTCCTCTAGTAAGTCTTGGTTGTGAAGTAAGTGAGAATTTACGACGGGTATTTTAGCCATGACTAAATAATTAAGGTTCTAAGTTAAGCTAGCTCTTCGTAGGTAGAAACGGCTCCTTGGTCACCATGGATGATTTGAAGGTATTCATCTTCATCCAAAGCAGAAGCGACGTTAATTTTATCTGGATTAGCCACGGTGAAAGTTAGAGCTTCCCCAGTATCGGTGTCTATCATGCTGACATGGTTGCCGTCATCTAGACTAACTTCACCCGGGTCGCCTTCCCATAGGTCTTCCATAGTGTCACCAACGTAGTTCACCACTTGGGCCGCTGCTGATGCGGCGGCTGACACTAACTCGTTAGCAAAGTCATCTTCGGTAGCACTGTAAAAACCATGGTTAACTGGTCTACCACTAAGCACACCACCTACTACACGACCTAAAAGTCCTGCACCTACTTCTGTAATAATCCTACTTAAACTAGAATCTCCTACAGTTAAAGCTTCGCCAACAATAGCATTGCCATGTTTATCTAGACCATGACCTCTGACTACATCCATGGCCGTGCCTGCACCAGCAGCTATACGACCCATACCTTGATAAATGGTCTCATTAAGGACACCACGGGCTAAAGCTTCAGTAGGAGAATCATAGTAACGGAAGTAGTCGCGCATACGAGCAGTCTGTAGGTTATCAGATGCCCTACGTACTTGAGCCAGTCTGGCCGCCCGCTCTTCTTCTGACTTACCATCAGCCAACATTAAAGACGTAGCGGACTGCTCAAAGGTACCTGAGGTCAGAGTAGAGGTCACAACATCCTGAACTAAACCGCCCACTTGTTCTGTGACCGGAATATCACCTTGCATAGCTGCAAACAAGGCGGGTATAGCTAAGATACTTAACGCTTCAGTGAAACCGTAGTTACGTCTTAAAGCAGACTCTGCTTTACTTTGCTCCGCTTCTTTTTCTCTTACATGTCTTGTACGATGTACATCTGCAAGAGTTTGTCGTACCATTTCCTGCTCTTTATCTATAGATAACATTTGCATATCTTGGGGTCTACTAGAACCCAAGCCGGTATTACCGCCAGATAAGTCTTCGACGGCAGGAGTAGACATCGAGGGCGCTACTCCTGGATTACGTACAGTGTCAGGTGTTTGTAAGACTGATTCTGTCCGCTGCTCAGACCTAAACTCTTCTAGTTGAGCGCCTAACTGTGTAGCCACTTTAGTATCTTTATTTAGACCTAGTTCTTCTAGAACAGTCATAGTATTATCGCTGTTTGCTAACCGAGAGAGTTGGTTGGCATTGATCCGTTGTTTTACACCGCGCTTTTCTAAGCCAGAGTTAAACCTATCTACCATTTCTTGACTGGCCTCTAGGCGCTGACCCCATTGATATTCAGGTGTAGGCATCTGGCGAGCAGTGTCTAAAATACTTTGCTGTGACTCTGATAAATTTGCTGGGTCCATATTGCCTAACTCAATAGTGTCTTGCATCAAGTCAGACCACTTAGACATATGTCCAGTAAAGCCAGAACCAGAAGCAATAGCATCTATAACGCCGGCCCGCATCAAGTTTTTAAGGACGCCAGTTTGAAGCTCATCTGTTTGTCCTCTAACTATACGGTTAGCTGCTTCTACTTGACCTTCAGCAGTAGTGATATCTAGGTCACTACCGCCGTACTTAGCTAGCTTATTAGCCAAGGCTGTTCTACCTTGTTCTGTTTGCATCTGCTCAACATAGTCTTTTGTCGTGCCTACCTGTTGAGCTACATTCTGGTTTACTATCTGGCTTATTTCATCAGGAAGTACGCCACCCATAGACAGGAAAGACATGATAGCGCCGCCCAATTTGTTATCAAACTGACTACCATCACTAAGACTGTCAGAATAAGTCCTGACAGCTTCTAACACATTAGTTAGACCGGTAGACATCGCTTGGGCTAAAGATGCCTGATTGAGCTTGGCTGAGTCTATACCTTGGGCGTGGGCTGTAACCTCACCTCCCAATATTTCCATAGACTCTAATAAGGTCAATGAAGTTAAGTTGTTGGCTGAGATAAGAGAGTCTTTAACAGCGGCAAACTGTTCTGATTGACCTTCAGTAACTACTCCTTGGACCGCTTGGTTTAGCTTTTTAGTCTTCACTAAGACATCCATAAGGTCGTCAGCCTGATTACGGGTAGTTATCTCTTGTAGAGTTCTAAACGTGGTGGCAGCGACTTCATCGACGCTCATATTGCGACCTTCGGCCTCCGTCTCAATGGCATCACGGTTAGAGGTCAACTCAGAGACTCTATTCTCCATGTTCTGCCGCATAGTAGCCTCGAAAGAGTCTACTTGAGCATCAATGGTATCTGAAGTAGTCTGCCAAGATTTAAATGCGTCTGCGGACTGATTAACTGTAGAATCTACTCGTTGAACTCTTTTACGGCGAGACTCTATAGTCTGTAACTCTTGTTGAGTGGCAGACTTAGCCTCATTTATTGAATTTAAGTCGGCTAGTAATCTGTTTTCATTTTCTAAGACTTTAGTAGACCAGGCTCGCGCTTGGTCTACTGAAGTAAATGCATCTTCAGTAGCTCTACCCTCATTTATCTGTTTGAGCGCCGCTTTACCTGCTTTTGATTCAGACTGTTTATTACCTAGAATTTCAAGGTAAGACTTAGCATTAGACTCGGTTTCAGTGGCAAGTCTATCTAGATTAGACACGCCTTTGACCCCATCAAGTCTAGTGCGTAAGTCAGCTTGCGCCATGCCTATATCACCAGAAGATAGTCTAGTAGCTTCTTCAGCAGAGAGTTGTAATTCTGCTGAGTGTTCAAGCCCTAAAGTTTTATTTAGTTTACGGAGGGCTTCTTGTTTAGCCCTTTCTTTAATCTTGCTAGATGCCGTTTCTAAATCCCAGTCTATAAAATTGCCTTTATCATCTGTCTTTACTAAGTCGGTTACTTGTAAAGCATCTTGACCAGACAGATTAAACTTGCGATTATAAGCGTCTACTTTATCCTGCATTTGATATGCAGCATTCCGACGGATAGTTTTATCAGAGTCTTCTCTCCTTACTATTTTGTAGGTCGGACTATCACCAGACTCGTCAACCTCTACTTCTAAACCGTGGGTGTAGAGAGTGCGCTCAGTAGAGAGTGGATCTACAGACTTAAAGTCATCTGCCACAGAGTTGCCGCCTAAGAACTGAGACTGAAACTTGCCTATGAGGTTAGCTATGGTATTTTGGACAAAAGCGTCATCGTCTATGTACCAACTATTGCTCTGGCCTTTTACTACACGGTCCACCATTTCAGGTTTTACGCCGACGTTTCTCAGTTCTTGTTTAGCGGCTTCTATGCGAGTATTGTCGGTGCCTTTTTTACTTTCTAAGTACTCTGTAACCTGCTGACTATGAGTAGTTAGTTTAGAAGACAGTTCATCCCTAGAAGCCTTAAGAGAAGCGCTGTAATGCCCTTTCTCCATCATCTCTGATGCAGTCATAGCGCGGCTACCAGTGTAATCAGTCAATAACTTCAACATGGCGAAAGCTGTCATGTCTGCGTCCACATCTGCGCTAGTATTAGCCTTTGACTTGTCATAGCTATAACTAAGTACTTCACCTGCTTTGGCACCTAAAAAGTCCTGGCTGATTATATCTAGGAACTGTCTAGATACTTCCTCTTCTGCTGCTTGTGGTTGAAGTTTTAGCAGACTGTCATAGCCTACAGTCTTACTCAGAACATCTTCGTCTATGCCTTGTATACCTAAGTCTGTTATTTGACTAATGGCGCTAGCACTTAGGCGGAATTTACGCGCCATCTCTACCAGACCAACTTTACCTTTAGGTTTCAAAGCAGCATCTCGGAGGTACTGTTGAGTCGTCAGCATAAACCTATAAGCAGTAGAAGCCTTGGCTTCCTTATCTGCCATGCTGAGTTCCCAAGGCACGCCGCCAACATTGGTCATAGATCCTAAGCTTTCAGCTATTTTTCCTAAAGTATTACCCAAGACAGAAACAGAGGTATATCCACTTGCTGACTCTTGTAGGTTACTAACTGACCGTAAGAAATCTGCCCGCACGGAGTCATTGCTCATCATACGGTTCATCAGCGAGTCTGTTAATTGAGTGGCGGCGCTGGGCACTACAGTGTTATAGACTTTACCTAGTAGCCCGCCACCAGTCGTTCCCATAATTGACTGGATAGAGTTAAGGTCCGCAGGACTAATCTGGCTCCCAGCTACATTAGTAAATATCTTGCCTGATGTAGACATAGACATGAATATAGCCTCAGACCTGTTCTGAAACTCAGTAACCTCCTTCATATAACTATCTACTGACATCTTTTGTATATCTTCTATTACTGACTGCCGAGCTTTGGCCTCATCTAAAGCGCTATTCTTCGCTATCTTCTCGTGTATTTTTTCTTTGATAAGGGCTTGATTCCACTGTTCGGCGGCAGCGACCATCTTATTAATGGTCATAGTGCTAGCAGTAGAACCACGGCTTTTACGTATACCATCAACGTCAAAGTCTAGTTTTCCAGACTTATCAATGGCTACAGCACCGCCTTTTGCTGTCTTCAACCAAGCAAAAGCACCAACAGAGTTAGTAGAGTCCGTAGACCGGTCACTATACCCACTAATTGTGTCTCTGTATTGCTTAACTGTGCCCGCCAACTCGTCGTCTTGAAGGCCAAACTCATAGATAGACGTGTCATCAGAACCAGTTACTGAATCCCCAAATAGGTAAGAAGGTAAAGCTAGATAGGAAGACACATAAGAACGCAATCCTTTATAAGCCTTCCCTGATTTAACAGACTGAGTCTCGCGTGCCTCACGGTTAATATCCCGTAGGTCTCTAGTAGCCCTGTAATTAGAGTCTTTAACTTGTCTGCGCTTGGCTTCAGTAATCCTAATCTGCTGGTTTAACTCCTCTATTCTTTTATTTACTCTGCTACGCTCTTCAGTGTCGGCGCTAGTTTTTACTATTGCTCTGCGTTCTTCTTGCTGTTTCCTATCTTTTTTAAGACGATTAAGCCTTTCTTCTAAGGTAGTTAACTCTTCATTAGTTCGCGCTATGGTACTTTGTGCTTTAGTTACGCTGCTTAAAGCAGCTTGATAAGAGTCACCGTCGTAGTCACCTAATCCCATGAATTGGAACCCGAAGGCGCTTATCATCATTAAAGTATTGTCGGCGCTTTCATCTGGTGTGAAAAGACTATTAACGAGTTGACCTCGTTTACGCATTTCTTCCATAGTGACGCCTTGTAGGGAGCTAATGGCAGCGGCGACACCTCTTGGACCAGCTGCGGCATAAGAAGGCATACCTTGACGGTTAGCCAGGATATCAGAACGTAGGAAGTGGGAGTCCACTTTAGCCATCACTTCGTTACGATTTTGGCTAGTTACCGTCTGACCTGTTATAAGTTCTAGTTCGATAAGAGTGCGGGACTTACCGCTAGACTCATAAGCTTCTAAGAGTTCAGCTTGGGTAAAAGTGCGGGCCTTACCTGAGTCTCCTTCACCTTCTGCGTAGGCCAAAGCGTAATCAGAGAGTAAGTCATGCCATTTACCTAGTTTTTGATAAGCACGGTCTGCGGCAAAGGACTCCTTTTTAGCCTTTGTTAAGAGTTTACTTAGAAAACTGTTATAAACTCCTTGGTCATAGATATTCCTATATTTTTCCCCTTCTACTTCAAATAACTTATAAACATCGCCGGCTAGAGACGGGTCTTTTTTCGTTTTAGTTAGTACTTTATCTAAAAAGTCTTTGAATGCCTTTTTGTGGTTTTTATCTTCTGAATCTAGTAACTGGTTAGCTTCATCAGCCGTAAAAGTACCTTGTTCGGACATGGTAAGTATCTTACCTAAGAATCCATCAAAGGCTTTCCTATGGTCTCCACCATCTAAATTAAAAAGTCTGTAAGTGTCGATATCTAATGACTCGCCTTTGTTTAGCCTGTCAAAACTGGAGAATATAGTTGAGATAACACTGTCTGTAACAGTAAGCCCACCATCTGTGATTTGGTCGCCGCTATAACGAAGAACTTGAAGCACTTTACTGAGGGTTTTACGGTCATACTGTTTAGACTCCTTGACTTTAGATAGGTCAGAGTAAAGGTCTTTCATCTTGGCGGCTTCAGCTACCTTATTGACCTGAGACACTCTAGCTGTCTTAGTAGCGTCTTGACCCATAGATTGTTGTTTGATGCTTAGGTCTATATCAGAAAATTCTTTTATTATGTTGTCGGTGGTTTGCTTAACCGCATCACTTCTCTGTTTTGTCGTTACTAGAGGCTGGTCACTATTAGAGCCTTCATAGCTGGTTATATCTACAACAGAGGAAACAATACTCTTAAGTGCGTTTTGCCCTCTGCCTACATACGAAAATATATCTTCTGACTTAAATAGTCTATAAGAAGCTATATCCATACCTTCATCAGACTCTGCTCCAGCAATAAGGCTTTCTAGTCTAGAAAGCATAGATAATAACTTATCTTTACTCTCATCTTCAGACCCACCAAAGGTAGCCTGACTTTCACCGTGAGCCTCTATAGTTTTTAGATGACCATATAGTTCTTCGAAAGTGCTAAGCTGGGATTCGCTTATTTTAGTCTTTTGTATAGGTGCTACATAACTCCCCACTCTCTTAGTAATAGCTGACGCAGTATCACTAATCATGCCTCTTTTTTTCTGTAATGCATTTAGGCGCTCTTCTGCATCACGCTTTGAAGCAGGGTCAACTAAGCTTTTAAATTCGACTGTATTTTTCTGCCGTGCAATCTGCTCATCTATAGATAATAACTTCTCGTTTAGAGATGTAACCTGATTTTCAGGGTCCATACTGAGTAAGTCTTGCCACCTACGAAGTTCATTAGTCAACGCTTGGACTTTATCTGCAGCGCCTATTTCTTCAGCTGCAGCTATTTGTTTTTGTAGGTCATGCTCTTCTTTGTAATGCCCAATGAGGAATTTACGTTGGTCTGGGTCTACCAAAAGGTATTTATCCATATCTCTGGTGCGCGGCGCTACGTTAGCCATAAACCGCATATACCCACCGGCTGTAGTTACACCAGCAGCGGAATCAAACCGTGCCCCTAATGCCACTTCAGTAGCGCCTACTAAGAAGCTATTCATGGCAATGAAAGAAGAGCCCATCATATTAAGACGGTTGCCAGTGGCTTGTCTAATACTGTTCTCATTCTGCAAAATACTGACAGCGGTTATTTTGGACGCCATCATGGCCTGTTGAAGGTCGCGTAACTGCTGCCATTCTTCTTGAGTGACACCAGTGGCCTTAACATCTACCTCTTCGCCTAGATAACCTTTAACTAAACCAGTTTCTACGCGGTCAATGATGTTTTTAGCAGCAGCTAACTTAGTCACCAAATCCTGTTGAGCTACCAAGGCCTCGTGACTGCTGTTTTGGAATAGTAGAGACATCTTCTCTAAGACATCTAACCCTAAGATTAAACCGGTCTCACTGTACTTCTCGCCGCGCATGTTAGTGCGGTGCTGTAGTCTTAGTAGCCCACCTTCAGTAGAAGCTATTTCATAGGAGTAGAGCGATATAAACTGTGTTTTTTCAATGCTTCGTTTTAGTGCATTTATACGTCTGCCTCGTGTGCTAACAGACTTCCTGCCTGTAGGCATACCTTGAAGGGTCTTATATATACTTTTCATTCCTTCTAAATACGCAGCGCCTTGGTCTTGTGCCTGGGCGTGTTGTATTTTCTGGTGTATGTTACCACCAGGCGCCGCCAGTCGTTCTATCTCGTCTTGACGCAGTTTGGCGTTAGCTCTTGCAGAATCACCACTTAAAACAGTAGACAGCCAAGTCTTAGATTCGCTTTCCTTCAATGGCGTTAGTGACTCTTCTAAGAAGTTGAAGTAACCTAATATCCCTCTATCTCCAGGAATAAATGGTTTAATACGCTGCACTTCTGCGTCATCTATACCTTGTCTGAATATATCATCGCCAAGAATTTCATCTTTAGACCTTTTCCCTTTAATACTCTCTGCGACAAAGTAGTTTATTTGAGACTTATATAGCCCTCTTTCTTTAGCTAGTATCTCACTTACTGCCTTTTTATCTGATTCAGGTAAATCGGTACTGTCTATATATGCTAGATACTGGTCTAAACCAGAAGAAGCCAATTTAACGAGTTTATCCGTAGTGCGTTTACGTGAAATACCTTCACTGAGCTCATCAAAAGTAAACGTGGCTGAATTAGTGGCACGGCGTTGTAATTCTTCAGCAGGGTCATCAGACTTACCAGCTGGACCGTAGGCGATGATATTAATACGCTCCATTGTGCTCATAACATCTGTTTGAGCCCTACCCGTATTAATAAAATTGTCTATGCTTATGCGAGAGAAGCCGACTTCACTGTCTTCTCCAGGTAGTGCATTACGATAAAGACTGTTGTAATTAGCCAAGTAATCCCATAGGAACTGTTTAGAGTGAGCGTCCTGTGTTTGACCTTTAGCCTCACCTTGAGACCTAACCAATTTGCCCTGTTTATTACGTTCTAAGTCATTCCAACGCCAAGAATTGATGTTAGACAAGTCCATACTGATTAAAGACTGTCGCTGTTTAGCGTTTGGTATAGAGCCGTAGTAAGCCTTAGTAAGACTCATCAGAGCGTTTTGTACGGAGGTTAAATCAGCAAACTCTTCCAGCGCATAAGTATACTGTTTTAGCTGCCGCTCAGTCATAGAACGACTAAGATGACCTTCTAGGGCCGTAGAGTCTTTACTACCCGCCGGCGTGCTAATTTTGCTGAAGTTAGTCTCCATTGGTAGAGTAATGGTGCGGGCCTGCTGAATAGCCGCCGTAATACCTTCAAACACCAACTCCACTTCTTTTAACGCCCGGTACTCACCTTCTGTAATGTCAGAATCTTGGGTGCTCTTACTGATTTTATCTAGTATGCTTCTGATTAGTTTTTGACTAGGCAAAGAGTATCCCATACGTTGAGCTTGTGTCAGCATAGCCTTCTGTATAGTCTCATCAGCTAAACCGGCGTAGGCTTCTGTAGAACTATAAAAGCCCATCAATGCGTCTACTGTAGATACCTTAGATACCTCATAGGTGTCTATAGACTCCACTATTCCTTCTTGATAAGAACCTAGTAGCTTGCCAAATTCAGAATTAGCAGAAAAGTCGGTAATACCCAGTTTCTCCAATCTTTCCTGCACTTCAAGGAGTTGTGGACCCATAGCACTACGTCGAACAACTAATTTGCGGAGGGTGTCTTCGAAATTAGACCGCAACGTCTTTTGAGAATCTGTAGCGGTACTTCCTGTAGAAGCAATAAGGTCATCTAAGACAGACCTTTGAGTTTGACCTTTGCCTACTAATTGATTGATGGCTTCTAAGTAAGGATTAAACTCTCTGACACCCAGCTGTTTTAGACTTGGTTCCGACCCTGATTTAGCATACATACTCTGCATGGAGCTCCAGAGGTCTACAGTAGCAAAGCGGGATTCTAACCCTGTGCGGGGCTTCATACCTTCAGGTAGAATCCTACGTTGCTGTGCTATACCTGCTCTAGTTAAGAATTCGTCTACGCTTAGGGTCGGATTAAGTATTCGCTGTGCCGCATCTATATCACCCCCTGATATCTTATGGATTTCTCCTGCTAACAAGTAAGCCTTACGGCGCTGCATCTCTACTTGTATTTGCTTCCTACGAGAAGTAGATTCTCCTACAGAGAATAGATTACTCAGGGCTACCAGAACGGAATCCCTGGATTTTTTATAAGTCTCATCTAAACCATCAACATCAACTATTAGACTCTCTGGCGAGGTAAATAGGCTTTTGCTGCTGAGAATAACTTCGCCCAAGGCGCGGGTTTTCCTCAACTGTTCTTTATCTAAGTCTCTATAAATATCAGCACTAGCTTTAGTTAAGAACGACAATAGCCCTAAAGGCTTAGTCTCAAAGTCTTCTATAATGACACCACCCCGAGACTTTTCAGCAAAGGCATAGTCCATCAGACCTTTAGCTGCGTCAGATAGTCTCTTTTGAGCAGCTTCAGCCTCTTTCTTATCAGTACCTAAGGCTGTAATGATTTGATTTAGAAGTGCTGATTCTATACTTTCAGAGTCACTAGTCCATTTACCAAAGCCCGCCAAAGCACTGAACATAGCTAAAGATGCAGAGCCTGGCGCACTACTAAAAGAAGTAAAGGCTGTAGTTGAGTCTGTCTGCCCTAACTTTAATAGAGACTTTTTAGCCCGTAGGGCGGCGGCATATTGCTTACCATAAGCACTTTTACCATCTCTTTGCTCACTAGATAAAGTGTTACTGAGACGGTCATATAACATAGCCAGATTATCTTTACCTCCAATATCATCTGCTTTGGAGTTAAGGAATAGCATAGACAGCGCCATGGCCACGTTAACGCCGCCCGTATCAGCGTCAGTCAGACGTTTATAGATGCCACTCTCTTGTTTATCGGCAAGCATCATCAAACCAATCTCAAAGTTAAAGGCTTTGACTTGAGAAGGGCTGATCATAGAGTAAACATCTTCGGCTTTGATACTAGTCTCGCCAGGTCCTTTTACCGTAGACGGAAGTAAGTTAATAGACTCTTGACCTATTAGACCAACAGCGGCTTCGAATAACTCTCTCTTACCGCCCTTCATAGGTCCTTTAGGAATGATAGAGCCGGCCCGCATACCACTCATAAAATCTTCTACGTTGTAGAACTGGGTATCTATAGTGGCAGTATTACCTGTCATAGCTATAACGGTAGTCTCACCTAAAACACTTATGGAGTTAAGTTCATCCCCAGTAATAGCAGGCACTCTAATTTGTAGAGGTTGAGCATGTCCGCCGTCATAAGACATAAAACCCCACATCTTAAATGCGGCGTCCCCAGGGTCTAAATCCCCTATTTTGACGTTAGTGGTATTTAGTGAAGATACTTCCCCTACTTGGCGTCCGCTTTGGTAAGCCCCACGACCCAAAACATACCCAACTTGCCCGGTCTTGTAGTCAGTTATTACACGAATACCTTGGTTTTCGCCCCTTAGTTTAGCTACGGCACCTTTGTATATAGCATCTATCTCAGTGTTGTCTATATTTGCGCTCCCTAAAGCCGTTACTATACTCTGCCTAATGCTTTGTCTAGTAAGACTACTACTGGTGTCTACACTAAACTTCACTGCCTCCAGACCTTTAGTGACACCTACTTCTTTAACTGAAACCTCTAAAGCATCCTTAAGTTGCTCATTAAAGGCTTGAATTACTTGCGTGTGTTGTATGGTGGTATCTCTAGCGATGAAGACAGTACCAGGTTGTAGATATTTCTGAACTGCGCTCTGTAAAGACGCCGGACCTATCTGCCCCCCACTCAAAGTGATATTCGTTTGAACTGGGTGAGGTTTTAACAACTTCATCCCATATTTATAGGTGTCTTTACGGTAACTAGTGTTATATATCCCGTAGTCTGCTAATTGAGTAGCTCCGGCCACAAGGATATTAAGTCGTGGGCGCTCACTACCCATATACCCTTTGCCAACTGCATAGACATCAATAGCATTGTCTTTAGCCAGTTGGAGCATTATAGGCTGGTCTATTTCCTGTAATGCTCGACCGGCAGCTATCTTTTGTTCACGACTAGCCTTTGGGTCACTAAGTATCTTTTTATATTCAGTTGCTGCTTCTCTTTGCTTGTCTGTGTATTTAGCCTCAGTTCTGGCTACTATGGATTCAAATTGTTGGATTGGCATGCTATCTAAGAGCCGACCACCGATCAGGTCAGATGGAGAGGTTAAGAAGTCTTTCTTATCACCCCCTTCCATTTGGTAATTAGAATAACGACCTAAAAGCCCTAGAGAATAAGAGTAGTCTATGAATTCCCTAGAAGCGTCAAACATAGGACGGGTGGAGAGTAGGTTCTTCATCCGTTGCATGATTTGCTCTGTCTTGGCATAAGGGAAGTAGTAGAGCAGGTCGTACTCTTTAGCTTCTTCGTCTTCTTCTTTACTTTTCCCACCAAATACAGGGTCAAAGGTTTGAGATTCTAAGCTCTTAACTATGTTAGTTGCCTCCGCGTCCTTGAGTCCCATTTTTGACAAGACTTGGGCAGACCTCTCCTTATACCCTTGGCGGTCTATAGCTTGGAGTGTGGGCATAGAGCTGGCCACGCCAAGCATGTTATAGACGACTGGGGCGCCGCCTTGAATCTTAGTGAGGCCACCTATTTGTTGTGTAAATGGTTGGACCTGGGCACGCCCTACTGACTTACTTACTGTGCGTAGATATTGTCCGCCGGTGCTATTACCTAACTGTTCTCCATGACTTAAAGGATAAGGATTAAGGATTAAACCACCAACTTTACCGCCCACAGCATCAGGGTTAGCTCCTAACATAGGGGAAACTAAGCGGAATAGGTCCATATTCTCTGGAGTGATACCTACCACTGGTTTAGAGTGCAAGGACTGACCGTGGCTATAGTTTTCGGTGTGTGGTTGAGAATAAGCGTCTACTTGTCTGGAGTAAGATTCGCTATAACCGGCGCTAACAGCATCCTTATAAATCTGCATGCCTACTGGAGTGGCAGCAAATATCTGCATGATGATGTCGTTATATTGCCCAGTGAAGCCGGAAGTATAGTCTCGTATGTCGTCAGGTAGAAGTCCGACGGATTTCTGTAGGGCGGCATTAAAGTTGTTGACTAGTTTTTTTGCTAAGTCTTGAGTGTTAGCAGAGTTGGCGTCGCGAATAACATCTTTAAATATGTTTTGTAAACCTACTCTCCTTTCACGTCTGACTGCGGAAGAGTCACCCCAGTTATTAGGTATGATGTCCGATTTAGTGATATTGCCAGAGAAGTCGTATTGTGTATTTTGAAGTACGTCGCCTAATCGTCCACTCTTTTGGACCAACGACAACAAAGCACCTAGCCCTTGTCGTCTGGCGTCGAGTACAGTCCTTATTTGGGTTTCTGTAGGTGTTTCACCAGCAGAAGAGTATAGGTATAAAGCAGTTACTTTTTCTGCAATTACCCTCTCGGCGGACTTTTTCATTATGTCTGCGCCTAATGCTTCATAGGTATAAGCAATACCACGGACTTTAGCTTCGTAATTCATGCTGGTTTGCATGGTAGTTAGGAAGCCACCCAACACATCTAAAGAGTTAGCTTCATAACTTTCTTGTGGTTTGAGCGCCGCCAAACCTATTTTTCCATCCAGTTCGTTGTAGCGCATGAAATGGAAGGTAGTATCCGTGGCGTTTTTAAAGACTGCACCAGTCATAAAGCGCTGGGTCTTATTGATGTAGACCATAGGCGACTCTACAGTCTTATACCCTCCACCACGACCAGTTTGTATAGATTTGAACTCTGAACCTATGGTTAGACTAATAGAGTAGTCTTTGCCACTTGAAATTGGCTGGGCTATGTTTAATTTCAGCCCTACTAATCTGTACCCAGAGTCAGACTGGGAGTCGAGGATATATTCTTTTTTATACCTGAACAGTGCATCTGAAGACCCTTCAGCAGAATATTCTTTGCCGCCCATACCTTCTATCATTTCTATGGCAGACTTAACGAATTTAGCGCTGCCTTTTTGCTGTACTTGGGCACCTTGATAGCGGTGGCGTAAATCACGACCATACCTGTTAATTAATCGACCGTTAGGGTCGTCTATCTCTTCCTCTGACTCTTTTCCTTCTTGGTATCTACCTATGCCGTAGAAGTAATTGTCTTTTATACGCTGTTGGTCAGCTTTGGATAGCAGACTCAGACTATTGTTTTTAGTCCTAAAGAAACCAGCTACTTCTATGTTGTCTGTAGTCTTTAACCCAAATTCATCTGATGGCTCTTGCCTCGACGCTGGCACCAGAGCTTTTTCACTGAAGTTGGCAGAGCCCAACGCGTACTCCAATAGTCTTCCAGAGCCACTAAACATAGCCATAGACTTACTATGTAGATATTGGCTCGGCATTAAGGTGAAGGCACTTTCCTGACCAGGCTGACCACTAATTAATGTTTTAAGCAGGTTATACCGCTTTAGCTGAGACCCAGTCAGCTTTCCAGGTTTTGCAGCTTCGAACTTATCTAACAAACTAAAAAGACCTTGGGAGTCGCCGCCCATACTAGAGCCGGTCACACCAATTTTGATGCCGCCTCTAGACGCCAAACTTTGTAAATAACCAACATCAGAGTCAGATAGTAATGTTGAGCCAAAATCTCCTTCTCTGCCTATTAAGGACTGCTCAAAGTACTGTTGTGTAATGATAAGCTTGTTAGACTTAGACTCAGCAGCTTCCTTAAACATACGGCTAAACTGACCTTTAATCTCTTGGTTAGCGAAGATAGTCCGGTTTTCTTTGTTAACCTCTGTACCCGCTGCTGCCGTTATATTGTCTGTAAAACGTCTGAAGAAGCTCCTAGAGGCTGATATATCAGAAAGGCTAGTTATAGCAGTATTATTCTGAGCTTGGTCTCTGGCGACACTAATCAGAGCATCGGCGGCTATCTTTAATTCTTTAGCTACAGAATTAAAAGTAGACAGCCCTGCTTCGTCAGACGGTCTATTAATCAACAGCATGTCTTCTACTGTGTTAGACCGAGATAAAGTATGGGTTAAGTTCTGAGAGCTGATGAAGAAAGACTGCACATCGTTTACATCGCCGGCTGTACCTTCTTTATACCAGTAACCCAATTTAGCGTGTACAGACCCTCCGGGCATTTCTATGCCCATCATTTTTAATGGTCTTTTGTGACGCTCGGCTAAGACTTCAGAAGCATATATGCTGACATCGTTAGATCCATATAAGTTCATAGGGCTGGAAGCTTCTTCCTCTTTGTCATATGCAGCTGATATGACTTGTACAGAAGATAATCTTTGGGTGACTAACTCAGTACTGCCAGTGCGCTGTGTTATACCCGACATAAAGCCCGCCTCTTGAACTTGGAAGATAGAGCCTCTAAAGCCCATACCAGACCGCTCTTTATCGGCAAATAGGTTGTAATAATCTTGGGTAGCTGGTCTACTGATATACCCTTGCGGGGTAGCGTAACTATCAGAAGTAAGTTTTAGTTGCCTACTAAACCTACCGTCACTATCTATAGACTCAGCTAGTCTATTACCCTGGAATCTGGCATTGTCGTCATAGTAAGTAAACGTCCGCTCAGAACTTTGGTCTACGTTTAGTCCACGGGCTCCGATGCTAGAAGCAAACCCCTTAGTCTCTACATTGCCTTTGAACTTATCTGAGAAGTCCTTTATGGCTTTGTAAGGGTCTAAATGCTTAGTGTGTACATCTTCTACAAAGTCGGCGGTTATAGAATGTCCAGCTACGTTGGATCTAAGCCGCGCCCATTGTGCCTGTTGTTCTGGAAAAACATCTCTTTCTCTGTTCTCCGATTTTAAATAGGCGTCTACCAGCTCTACTGTGATACTATATTCAGCTTGAAGTCCTTTATCACTTACTACTTCATTTAAGGCTTGTGCTAACTGTCTTGAGAAGATAGTGGCTGTCATAGCCGGTCCACTAGCAGCAAGCTTCTCCTTAACTGCCTGGACTATTTCTTGGTTTTTTAGAAGCTCTATAAGTTTTTGTAGAGCCGGGTCTGAAGTGTAAGTAAAATCTGACACGGTAAGGGCGCTTCAAATAGAGGGGGCTATAGTCTTACTCTACTTCTAAAAAAGAAGCCCGGCTCTAGTTGAGTCGGGCTCGGCAAACTTAACGGAAGACTTTAGATAGCGGGTCACCGTGTTTTCCTCCTAGGGCAGACAAGGTAGGATTATGGACGGCTTCTTTTAGTCTTTGTTCTTGTTCAGCTTGCTTTTGCTTAATCTTGCGGCTTAGGTTCTCTACTTCCATTTTGACTGCTTCTATAATCAACATGGGATAGCCATATTGTCTTATAAAAGGGTCTTCACTAACGCCTAACCATTCTGCTAACGATACTGGGGCTAACTGACTAACTGAGAGCCAATTGGCTATTTGGTATCTCTGGCTAAGAATTTTAGCTGCGTCTTCATTTACCCGGGACCTAACAATAGATAGATTCTTTAGTTGGTCTTCGGTGATATCCCAGCGTCGATGTGGGTAGCCTGTGGGTAAAATCCAGAATCTACCTGCAGTAGGTATTTCTGGGTCGTATGAGGCTACACCACACTCGAATAAACCGGGGTTAATTAGAAGAGCGGAGTTTACAATTCTTGAACATTGTTGGCCGGCGGCTTGGAGGTTTGCTTGGGTTTGGGTGCGGGCGTTGAAGCGAGCTTGCTCAAACCAAGTTTTTCCAAGTAGCGCTTTCCCGCTTCCTTTGCCCGGTCTTCTCCGGCTTCATCTAAAGTAAATTGGTTAACAAAGACCAACTTAGCAAACTGAACATCAGAGATAGTCCATTCATCTAACAGACTGATACTGTCTTTAGGTTGCTCTACTGGGTCACCATCTACTGCTGCCACACAAGTAGCAAATAGAAGTTCTTCTAGGGTGCAACCTTGTTCTTGCACTCCGATATAACGGCGGTCTGCCGCCATTTGAGTACCAGTGTTAACAGCATTATAGGTAACGCTGACCCCAGCCATGGGCATTTTATCTGCTTCGATAGTGTAAGTAAGAGCAGCAGTCACCATGAATTCATTGGCTAAATCGCGGGCTTGTTTAGCCTGGTCTGCACCTACCCAGAACAATTCCAAAAAGATGGTTAGAAGAGCTTGACGGTCTGGGATAGTGAATAACTTAAGACGGTCAATAACATCTTTAGGGCGGCGACCCATAGCAGAGCGATTATCTTTGTCTACAACATCAACAATCTGCTGACAGAGCAGGAGTTCTTCGGCGGCATAACCAGGGCTTTTGCGACGACCTTGGGAGTCCATATCGTTGGGGTAAAGTTTACGAGCTTTACGCCAATCTCCAAAGTACGGGCATTTAAGGATCACATCATACTCGCCGGAGGGAAGGTCTTCACGGCTGATAGTGATAGTTTCTGGTAGACGATTCATTGAGGAGAAATCCTAATTATCAAAAGAATGGGTTTAAAACCCCGTCCTTTAGGACGGCTTTAATTGGTTTTCTATGTACAGTCTAATGGTTTTAATGGGTGCGCCGCCAACACTAGAAGCAAAATAAGACGGACTCCAGAGGGCATCCTTACCGTATGGCTTTGGTAAATTAGCTTGTCCATAGCGACGACTAGAGACACCCTTGAGGGCATTTACTATTTGCGATACAGACAACTTGGGCGGAAACTCAATCTTTATCTATATCAAGAGTATCAAGCCAATCTTCTATTATCTGTGTCATTGTCTTTTTCTTCTTAGACGCAAGCTTCCTTAACTTATCTAAACGCCCTACTTCTATTCGCAGGTTTAATCTTTCTTTTGCCATGGGTAGCCAATGTACGTACAGATTGTTATAATAACATAATCACGACTTAAACTATTAATTATGGAAATAGAATTTAGACCGATAGCAGGTTATGAGGGACTCTATGAGTGCGGGTCTGATGGGTCAATTTACGCTACGGACAAGATGGTTAAGGCTAAAGGAGGCTCTTACAGACATGCTCCACGCAAAAAGTTAAGTCCTACTCTTAGAAAAGGTTATCCTTGCGTAGCTTTAAGTAAGAATGCTGTCAAAAAGCATATATGTGTCCATACGCTAGTAGCCACAACGTTTATCGGCAGACCGATAAGCTCTAATTTACAGGTGAATCATATAGACTCAAACCCATTAAACAACTGCGTCTCTAACCTGGAATGGGTAACGCCCCAAGCAAACACAGACCATAAGTTAAAGAATGGTCGAGCTAAATATGTAACGGGGGAAAAACACGGTAAATGTAAATATAGAGACTCCACCATCACTACTGTGTTAAGTCTCTTAAACGAAGGCGTTACGCAAAGTGATATATCAAGAAATTTAGATATTCCTTTGAGTACAATTAACGGTTGGTCCCGCCACAAAAGTCGATGTCAGGGGTCAAATATTGTATCTGTAAGTTCATAGGACGTTCGGAGACTGAAAACGGACGTGGAGGAAAGCGTAAGACTACTTCGGTAGCGGCATCCTGTGAAGCGTCAACCCACCGAAAAGCTATTCAGTTAAATCTGTTTGCTTCGTAGGAATCCCTTCCCTTTAGGGAAGTGGAGGATGTCAAGTTAAGTGGTCCTTAGCAAGGAGCTTAACAGACTCGGTACTACTATTTATAGGTTAGCCCAGCTTATCGTTAGTCTGGGCTAGCCAATAAACTAATATTAACAGTAGAGCTTAGTAAACAAACTCCTATTCTTGTGCCTACTCAACCTACTAATCCGTTCCCGGCCGGTGATATACGCTACGCAGATAGACGCAGCGCACGGTACAAACTACAACAACAAGGCCAGTTTAACCAACTATTATTAAACCGACCGCTACAAGCTAAGCTCCGTACCTATGAAAAGATGGTGCGACAAGACTTAACCATTCACTCAGCAGAACAGACAAGAGTTAACTCTATTGTTGGGTCTATTGGGCTTCCAGTTCATCCAGATGAAGAAATTCAAGAGTTCCACCGTAATAGTCTATTAGCCTTAGAAGACCACTCTGGAAAAGCATGGGAACAAGTTTTACGGGAAATACAGTTTACTAAGGACTGGGCGGGCTTCTCTGTATCTGAGGTTTGCTATAACTTAACCTTTGGGGCGCTCACCTTAAAAGATGTTTTAACTTATCATCCAACCACTATTACTATTTACCCGGATAAAGATGGGCTCTTAACTGAAGGCTCTAAGACGTTAAGCGGTCATAAGTCTGGCATCTTCCAACATCATACTTTAGACCCTAGGGGTGAACGTCAATTACAGATGTGGAAGCATATCTATCTGGCGTCTAACTCTGAGTATGGGAATTACTATGGTCATTCTTTAGTGGCGCCCTCGTATAAGTGGTTCCGGTTAAAAGAGGTGCTGGTCGAAATGATGGTCAGCGCTATGAATGACGTAGGGAAACGTGTTACCTGGATTAGGTCTCCCTCTACTTCTTTAGGAGATGAGATGATATTAGACCCAGCCACTGGTAATGAAAGACCAAAGACTACTCTGGAGTATATCCAAGAGCAGCTAGAAATTAACCAAGAAGACTTACGGCATATACTACTGCCGCAACTTCAGGCTGGTAACGACTTTAAGCCGGAAATTGGTTCTATTCCTTCTAGTGACAACTTTGGTGATGTGTTTCTAAACACCCTCCGGTTTGTAGATGCTGAGTCTATCCGGCATATAGTGCCATACTTTCTGATTATGGACACTAACTCCTTAGAGGCTGCTCGTGAGCGTCGTATGGAGGTTTACTTTAAGACCATTTATAATGAGCGGCGGGCTTTAATCAACCATGTTGTACAGAAGTGTCTAATGACTGTACAGCAATGGAATTTTAATAGGGCTTCGGCTAAGATACCGCCTACTTTTGCTAATCAATATAGTGACCGACCTGAAGACCGGGTAGCTACTATGCAAGTAGTAACTGGTCTAACTGAGAAGGCTTATCTTAACCCATTGGATAGTATGGACTGGGCCATGGTGCGTCAAATGGCTGGTCTTAGCGAGCGTGAACAAACTTCTGCTGACGTTAAGTTCATTAAACAGATATTAATTGAGCCACTACAAAAGCCCACAGGTGAAGCGGTTAAGAAAGCAGAGCCTGGTAGACCTACTGGTAATGTCAAGCCTCAACAACAAGACCGACAGCCAGCTAAGCCGGCCGCCGGCAACCCCAAAAAGAACCTAAAAGAAGGAGGCTAAACCAGTATTAACCAGCAAAGCTCTATTATCACAATAGACTTTACCTAAAGCAGAATGCTCGCAGAATCCATTGGGTCCTATTGAGTATCTACTACAAGAGCAATGATTTTCTGCCCCACGAAGGAAGTGTTCTTTCCCCTCTGGTGTTTTGACTGTGTAGTGGGAGCCTATATATTCATTTATGGACAGCCCGTATAATATTGCTGCTGCACCTACTACGGTTTTACGGTCTAACAATTCTGATTCTTCTCGCATATAAGGGGTACCATATATGCGGTACCGTAGCTTTCCTGAGACAAAATTAGCCCAACCCACAGAGTCAAGGATAAGACTGTGGCAGTAATAAAAGCAGGCGGCACTAGCCAAGTCTTTTGACTCCGGTAAGTCGGTTAATGTTTGATATACGTTGACTCTAGTCTTTAGTTGGTCCCACTCATAGGTTAATTTCTTCGCTAATTCAAGGGCTTGAAATTTAAGAGGTGCTACTTTAGTGTTGCGGGTTATTAGAGAGCAGTTGAAAGCTCCTTCACTGAAAGAGGACTCTGTAATTGTTAGATATGAGCGTAGTTGGTCTAAAGTGGCTAATAGGTACGTAGGATTGTTACTTTCCATGGTTGATAATCGTTTTGGTTGCCTTGTCTAATTTCTTTTTGTACCACTCCCCCAAGCTAGGAACAAATGAGCAGTAATGAACTTAATGTGCTCCGAGAGTTGTCTACGACAAACGTTAAGCCTCCGAAGGATGTGATTAGTAACTTAGGAGTAGCTAACTCTACTAATTACGATACTCGTAGGGCTACTACTCTAGCACCCGCACAAACTCAGAAGTTTAGTAATGTAGAGCCAGAATCACAACCTCCCGCTCCAACGACTGAAGTAAAATCTCAACCAAAGGTAACAGTCACTACACCTGCTAAAGAGGTAGAGAAATTTGGCTATAACCTGGTCGGAGCTATTCCTAATGGTTACGGTCCAGCACAGGCTTGTGGAAATTGTGCTTACGACGACTATGGCGGATGTAAGTTACATTCTTTTCCCAATCACCATCTTTATTCTTGCGGGGACTTTGAGCTTAAGCCTGTAAAGACTACTGAGTATTTTGAGAAACCTAAGGAAGCTCAGAGTTTAGAACCGTTAGAAACCGGCAGTAAAGACAGTAGTATTTCTAAGGCAGCGGAGGCTTACGAGCCTATTTTAGAAAAGTTTAGTGATGGGGACTTGGCTTCTGAGGCTTTGGATGTAGTAGTCCAAAGGTTTAGTACTCGGAGTGCGTATGCCGATGAGTTTCTAAAGCTGCGTTACCGTCGGGCGTATGAGTCCAAACACGGTAATTTAGACAACGCCTTTTTGGAATAGGTGGTAATCAGTTATGCCTAATAGTGTGGAATCACCCATGGAAAATTTAGAAGTGCTTAGCCCGGCTCCTGCTGCTGAGGTGGTTGAGTCTAAGGGCAAGAAATTAATCAAGGTGCCTATCAGTCGTATTGGCTCGTGGGAACACCCTAAATACGGTCAGGTAGTAGAAGACCAGAAAGACTTTGACCAGATTATCAGTAATTGGGAATCTGGGGTCTTAGGTTATGAACCGCCTTTGTATCTTGGTCACCCTAATAATGTTTTTAGTTCTGGGGGAACGCCCGCAGTAGCCTTTTTAGATAACATTGTGCAGGAAGGCGAAGCGTTATTTGGGTTATATGACCCTGTAGATGAGCAAGCATTAAATGACGTGGAATCTGGGAAGTATAGATATGCCAGTCCTGAGTTAGCCCGTAATGCTGTTAATCGTGAGAATGGAGAGAAAGTAGGCACTGTACTAGAGCGTCACGCTTTGACAAATGAGCCTTTTTTTACCAAATTACCTAGGGTAGAAGTAGTTGAAGTTGAAGCGTTTACACAGCCTACTGAAACAGTGCGTTTTGTATTTACTCAACAATCTACTATATCTAAAGAAGAAGAAGTATTTTCTCAACCCTCTATTATGACTACGACGTCTACTACGCCTACTACTACGCCGGCGGCCGAGCAAAGCTCTACAGCCCCGATTACTAATACTGAAGTCAACGAGCAAGGTTCCGTCCAAGCGTTTAGTGGCGCTGTAGCCGACCCTGCTGCTGATGTTGAAACTCTTAAAGAAGAGAACTTAGTTCTCCGCCAAGAGCTCGCAGACCGTGACCGTAAGTATTCCGAATTGTTAGAAAAGTTCTCCAACTTAGAAACCACTCTTAACGAGCATACGGAAACCTTCCGTCGTCAAGAGACCAACGCTAAGCTGCAACGTCTTAATAAGTTGAACATCTCCGCTGAGACTAAAGAGCTGTACACCAATAAGCTAAATGCTGGTATGAGCCCTGAGTCTGAAGAAATGATGTGGCAACTGTTAAATCAGCTGTCTACCTCTGAAGCCCACAAGTTCACCAATGTAAATGGTGCTCCTACCGCTAAATCTACCACGGTAGAAATGACTCCCTACTTGAGCACTCTTGAGCGACTCAAGCAGCGTGCTACTGACTTAGGTAGAGAGTTTAATCTCCCTGTTTAGTAGTTTAATCCTATCCTTTCTTCCTAATCAGTTAAAGCAATGCCAGTCCAAGAGTTTCATCCTGAGATTACAGATTACAGTTACGTTGGAGACCTACATTCTTTAGGTAGTCTCCAGCTGACTATGCTAGCGCGGGGCTTTGACATTGTAGAGCAGGGTCAATTTGACGACCTATTCCCTTCTACGATGATCAACGAACGCACCATCGTCATCGAGCAAATCGTAGAAGGACTGGGTATTATGCCCATCGTCCGCTTCGGTGTGCCCGGCGGCGGCTTCATCGAAGACGACCGGATTCAACGTCGGTTGATTACTCCTGTAGTTGTACGTGAAGAAGACTTCATCGAACAGTCTTTCATTAACCAACTCCGTCAACCTGGCACCATGAATAGCCAGTGGAGTCCTCAACAAATTATTGAACGTCGGATTCAAAAACTTGTTAACCGTCACCGTCGTACCGTTGACTTATTCCGTGCCAAAATCCTCTTAGGCGGAGTAAGCTACACTGACCCTCGGACTAACTACTCCATTGATGTCAGCACCCAGATTCCCGCGCACAACTTTTTCTCCTATAAAGGGTTTAGCGGTGATATCGCTTCCGGTGGTCTATTCCATGGTTACACTGCTAACCAAACTATGACCAACGATAAAGGACGCCCTGAAGCGTTTTTATTCCGGTCTACTGATGAGCGCTTTGGTGTGCCCTGGACTGATGATAGAGCTGACCTCGCTTACACTATCCGTCAGTTGAAGCAGTGGTTGCTCAACACCAACAAAAACATGGTGACTGAGATCATCATGCACTCTGACTTGTTGACCATTCTCCAAGAGAATAACCTCGTCAAGTCTTACATGGGTATTCCGGCTGCTTTGTTTATGAACAATGGCAGTGCTGATTTTGCTACTGCTAATCAACAACCCCCCAGCTCTTTTGTAACCTTGGGTCCTGGCGGCGACCTTTATTCCTTAGGTGGTCTCCGGATTCGGGTAGTTAACGGTCTGTATCGTGACCCTGTAGACAACACTATTAAGCATTGGTGGCCTGCTCATAAGGTTGCTTTAGTTGCTGCTCAGCACATGAATGACCCCAGTGCGAAGTTGGGTATGACTCAACATTGTGTGGGTGAAGCTGAAGATGGTAACCCCGGCGTATACGTTCGGATTAGTGGAACCCAAGAGCCTCCCGCACCTCCTGGACGGGTTATGCAAATGGGTGACGCGTTCTTACCGTTTGCTGTATATCCTGAGTGGATTTGCATCTTGGATGTGTGCGAGCCCGATGATATCCGTGCTAATCAGATTCTCCAGTCTGACCTCAGCTTCGGTACCTTCTAAACTCGTTCTCCTGTTTCTTATTCTTCGACTAACTGATAATTAATCATGCCTACTATTCCACTCAATGGCACGCCCGGGTACCGCTTTCTATGGCAGCTATGGCCCTCTGGTCGGACTGGAGGTCTCAGCTACTACTCTCAGTACACTGAGATCCTCTCTGGTCTCGGCTTAAGCTGGTCTAAACCCGCCGCCGCTGGACCCGTAGCCACTCCTAGCTACACAGTTGCCGTAGCCGCCGGCAAAGCGTATTTAGACGGTGAGCTAGCAGTATTAGCCTCTAGCGCTAACGTCACTGTTGCTCCTCTGTCTGTTATGCCCCCGGTTAACGGTGTTAACGACTATTACATCTATCTAAACCCCACTCGGGTACTTCAACCTGTTCCTATGGGCGACTCTGCTCCCACTACTTATCTCAATGGTGCTTCTGTGGGTAAAGGCGCTCAATACGCTGAGTGCATTGACTTCGGTGACTACCTCAGTGCCACCAAATTCTACGAGTATGACGGGGCTAATTGGGAACAATTCAACCCCATTTTCAGTGCTCCTTCTCTGCCTGCTCAAAAAGGTAAGAACCGTAGTTTCGGCAATGACATGTTGCCTACTGTGGCTGCTACTAACTTTACTGTTGGCGCCTTAGAGAAACGGGTTTACATCGAGCCCAACTATCCTCCTTACACCAACTCTGCTTCTAAAGCACTGCTCCGTGCGGGCGCTTCTTTAGAGTTAGGTCGGTTAAGCCTCTACTATTACACCTTGCCCCTTAGCGTTGTAGCTACTGGTGTATCTGGTGATAATGACTTGCTGGTAGATGATGATACCGCCGCCATCTTGGCCGATATGGTCGCTGCTGCCGGCAACGTAAGTAATTTGGCTGTTAAGCTCACCCACACCACCGCTGCTTTTGCAGGTAGTCCCGCTACTGTATCTAGTAACGTTACTGGCATTACTGGCAACACCGTAACGGTGGCTGCCAACCTGACTGGTAATATGACTGATGCTGTGTTTGTGATCGAGCCTCAAACTGCTGGTCGTTTCTACTTGTTCGACCGGAATAAGAGTGACTTACTTGATGTTCACGGAGTATTAGCTGTATAAGCTAATAACTTAGAATAGCCTTGGGAGTTTGCCCAGCTCTATTGAATAGGGCTGGGCATTCTCTTATAACCACTTAGACTAGAAAGTATTATGGCGTATCGACTTATTATCACCGCCCCGACTAAGGTCACTGTAGCGGGCAAAACTTATCAATTTACCAACGAAAATGTGGGGGAATCCTTGCTATTACCAGATAACGAAGCCCGAGCCATTTTAGGGTCAGAAGCTGGCGGTAACTTCCGTCTAGTATCCTCTTCTGCTCAAGGCACTCCTTTAACTATTCATAAACGCAATATTAGTCCAGTAGTAAAACCTAAGGTAGAAGTACCTAAGATTACTAAACATGCTGAATGGGCTACTCCTTACGCTCCTGGGACTTTAGCTGACCCTAACTCTCAGTATTCTGCTCCTGCTGAACCGGAACCCCAGCCCGAACCCGAACCTGTTATTGAAGCAGAAGAAGCAGAGTTAATAGCTGGTCTAGATCCTAAAGCTCATTGGTCTAAGGTTCGCTCTCGTGTTCTAGAGCTAGAAGACGAGACTCCTATTGACTATGACGCCATTCGGGAAATCAAAGAAGGGTTTGATACCATGCAGGCCGTAGTGCGTGAATGTGACCGCATCCTTAAAACAGAAGGGGCTGAAGTTGAGCCTACTGTTGAAGAATAATAATCCAACAACATAGATAACCAGACCCTGTATGAGCACTAACTACTCCTTTGGAAATAGATTTAGCTACCCCGAGGCAGACGGTGTAGGGTCTGGTATCTCTTTTTCTACTGCCCAAGAGCTAGAGGACGCAGATTTAGAAGCAGTCTCTCCAGAACTGGCCACCATGGCCCAGATGGTCAGGGATTATTCAGTCTTGCTTAATAGAACCCGTACCTTAGAAATATTTAACGTAATCACTAAGCAGTCAGACCCTAAGATTGCTTTGAAGTTAGCAGGGGCTAAAGATAAAAACACCAACAACAATGTATTTTCAGGGTTAGATGAAATTCAAACTCTGATGTTTGGCGACCCAAATAGAGCAGCAGGGGCCATCAACCAGAACAAGTTGAATATGACCTTGTTTTCTGATGGTATTCGTAGGGCTAGCGCCGCTTTAACTGCCGCTACTTTACTGGCTAAGTTACCGGAAGTACAACGAGAATATGCATCAGAACTAAGAGCTGACGCCATTGCGGATATAGACCGTATTGTAGTCACCTATCAAAGGTCTGAAGCGTCTACAGGCGGTGGGTCTACAGCTAAAGACGAAGACAAACCGCCAGTAGCGTTTTATTTTGTACCTGCCGACTTTGAATTGCCTAACGATAGAGAATTAGTCCTTGAGTGGTACTGCCCTTCGTTTACCACTGCTTGGTCTGTTGTCCAAACTTATAGAGGTAGTGTATCTACTTGGCATTTAGTGTCTGATTTAGCTGATTGCATAAACCAATATACGATTCAGAGTGTTGATGGCGCGCTATTAGCTATAGCTGAGTTAGGAGGTAGGGACGTAGTTAATGAAGGTAAATGCCACGCTCTATCTTTCTATCCCCGGAGGCCTATCAATGGTGTAGTGGGTCATTCTATTAATGTCAGGATACAGACTAAACCTATAACCACTCCTGACACTGAGCAATTAGTAATTGGCGCTACCAAGACTGATCCTAGCGGGTCTGTTTTTGGTAAACCTCCTTTTAGATGGGGCACCTCTCCTGAGTCTTTACAGGACTATCCAGTAAATGGCTCTATAATCATCCTTTACTTTAACCGTGCGTCTTCCCTCAACGCTAAGCAGTTAAATGAAGCCTATACACCTATAGTCTTGTATTTCCGTAATAAGAAGGTGTACGAAGAAGGAGATGCGCCGCCCTTACAGATGACTGAGTTTGCTTATAGACTGCAACCTTGGCAGCCTAATCTATCTGAAGTAGATGAAGAACCAGTTCTGCTAGAAGAGACCTTTGACAGGATTATGGATGGCAGTGGAGACGCTACAGAACAATTAAACTTAGACAACTCTAGGTTCTCACAGATAGCATTGCAATTGTTAGAAGGGTTAGCGCGCATAAATCTTAAGACTAAAGCTACGGGGGCCATCATACGGAATGACCCAACAGAAGTAGCTCAACCTATGTCTGCTGTAGAGTTAGTTGGTTGGTCTTTGACCAAAAGTATGTCTCACATCACCATGGATATTATCAAAGTGCCGCCGGACATAGAAATAGCTACTGGTGACTACGTTGGACCTAGAACGCCGTTTAGTAGTAAACCCAGGAGTTTAGTGATTTCTGTTAAATCCCGCAGTTACTTCCAAGAATTAGGTGCTATGGCTGCTAATGAGACAGTTAAATTAGTAAGTCGTAAGCCAAATAACTTATGGCGGGCCATTGTGGACGAACACGAATCTGTACAGGACTTTAGGCTCTAATAATTATGGGATACCCTAGAATCAAATCTTTATACCCCACTGAGGGGCAAATAGTAAGAGCCTTAATTAACGCCATAGCTAACCATAGAGACATAGCCAACGCTGATGTTTATTACCCGTATATCACAGGTGACCGTAATATAGCGCGTAAGATACCGTTAGCCTCATATCGTACTTTTGCAGGTACTGAGTATATAGAAGATGGGCTAACGCTATCTGTATATTTGCCTGGAACTAACCAAGGATTAGGGCGGGCAATAACCTATGAGAACCATAATCTGGGTAATGCATCTATGAAGGAGTGGTCTGTTAAGGCCACCGTGCGCTTAGTCGTCCACTTATATTATCGGGAGTCTAGCTACAACGCTCCAAGTATTATCTATTCTGAACAGTCTAATCCTATCAATGATATAGTCAACGCTTTACCTCATGGTAGGATACTGCAGTATAAAGAAGGGTTTGACACTCCTGTAGATCTACCAGGAGATACATTACAAGAGCATTTACCTGAGACGCATTTTGTAGAGCAAAAGATGTTACAGGTTAACATCTTACCCGGGGAGGAGATATTAAGGAATTGGATGGCTATATTGCGCGGCGTCATACGAGACATCAACGTATTAAAACCTTTTACAGTCCGCAATCCTAACATTATGTCTGTGAATTACGAGACTCCTAACTGGGAAGGTAATGATAAGTTGAACTTAGTATTCCACTCTGCGTATATGTTGGTATCGTATGATTTATACGAGCCGCCCCGCGCCGAAGACTATGTCTTACCGAAGCCGAATTTTGTATTGCAGTCTGGTAACCCAGAAATAGACAATGTGGAATCCTTTGTGCCGTAAGGATTTTAGGCTCACGGACTGATATTCAGTGAAAATCAACTAATTATATGAATAGGGGTTACACAACGTAATTCCATTAACATCACACTAAAAGTATTCAGCGACGAGATTATCTCCGAGTTGATAGAGGCCCAGCCGTTGTGCCCTAAATTGGTTAATCCAATCTAAAAGCATTACCTCGTATTTCTACAGGTTTTGTGAACGGTTAATAACCCTTTGTAGTGTAATAAACATCACGCTAGTAGCACTCTCATGGCTGATTATACTTTCCCACATATTTCTTTTGATTCTCGGATCTTAGGCCCCGTTCCTTCTACTGCTCCCTGGCGTGATGGTTACGCTATCATCGGGGAATTTAACCGTGGTCCTTTGCGCCCTGTAACTTCTAAACAACGTTCTGTTTTAGCCTCTCTTTTTGGTGAAGATAGTAGCTCTGGTTCTATTGCGTTACAGCAAGCCTTACAACAGGGCGCTGCCAACGCTACTGCTATTCGTGTTGTACCCAGCACCCAGCCTGGCTATCTCCGGTTTTATTTGGCCGGTGAAGACCCCAACGTAGTTCCTAAGACTGGTTTTGAGTCTGGCGTCAGCACTACTAACGTATTAGACGTATTCAACCGCACTACAGGTCTTAGACTGACTTTTGATTATATTGGCAGCCCGGTAAGTGCTGTGACTCATTACGGAGAGTTGCGTACTGAAACTGGTCATGTGACCCACCCCAATTTCTTTGGGCGCGGTCAATTTAACTTTAATGCTCAATATATTCAAAAGGGTAACTTTGCTGAGCCTGTAGTGTATGAAGACTCTGTACAGGCTCTACAAATGACTGTTCGTAATACAGCACCTGAAGAGTACCAGATTGTTTCTTACACTGAAGGCAACAACGCCTACGTTGAGAATTTCCTTAATCCTGGTTTCTCACTACTATCTAGCGAAAATGGGCAGCAAGAAGGACTGACTATTGCCTCACAGCCCTTTTACATTAACGAAGACGCTGGACTAAAAGGCATCGTAGTAACTGGTCATTTTAGCCCCAGTACCACTGTTAACGGTGTTGTAACTTCCATTTCTGGACTACGTGAGATTACCTTTGACGCCACTTTTGGTGCGTTAGGAGCAGATTGGGAACCTACTGCTGATCAGCTGACTATCTTAGAAGACTCGGCATTGTTAATTAACGAGTCTGTATATCTAATTGAAAGCGCTGCTAACACCGATGCATCGGTAACTTTGGAACTTGGTAACAACTTAAGCTCCACAGTGGAGGAAGACTCTAGGGTTACTATCGCACCACGAGTTGCTTCAATTACTCCTGGAGCCACGACTTCTACGGTTGCTATTAAAGGTTTAACTAGCTCAACTATTGTAGTAGGAACTAAATTAACCTTTGGTCACTCTAAAGAAACCTTTGTAGTTGATTCCGTTACTACTCCTTATGTAGCCACTACTGGGTTGGTTACCGTTACTGTAGCAGGCAACGTCGCAGAAAAAACCAAAGTAAATGATTACATTGTGTTAACTGCGCCCAACACCGCCGCTGTAACTAAACCTTTCCGTGTACATTTTCCTTCTAAGAGTAAAATCTTAGTTTCCTATGGATATGTACAGACTGATACTTTCGCCAACTTGTCTGCACAACAGGATGGCTACAACTACTTCAAAGTGCCTAACCTGACCGGTGCTGACGCTTACTATGTGTTAACTGAAGGTAACGGCAATAAAGCTATCGAGTTCAAATACTTAGTAGCGCCTTTATCTTATTCCACTGCTACTGTCTTAGGTCAGGAATCTGTCGGCATTAAAATCCTTTATGGACTTCCTAATGATAGTCGCCTGAACTTAACTCAGGGCACGCAATGGACCGTACCTTTTGTGCGGACTCAAGTTGTTGTAGGTGGTCGAGCCGGTACCCCAGAAGCGTATGCAAAAGGCACTCCACTGGCTAACATTATGCGGGACTTAGAGTATGCCATTTACGCTGACCCGGCATTCTCTTCTATGACTAGTGCGGTAGAAAATGTCATTGGTATGACGCCGTACATGTTCCAAGTGCGACCCAGCATCACTGGATTGGAATCTAACCGGTGCTTGTGGAATTTAGTTCGTTATGTTGCTGGACCTGAGCTAGTGTTTTCAGCAATGGACGATGACAAGTTCATGGTCGAGTCTGTGTCTAATGTTGTTATTAACAACTACGAGGACTACGGCGTAACCTTTAACGGTACTTACTACCCCATTAGTGCAGCTAGCACCAATTATGTAGAGTTTGACATGCCCTCTGAAGTTCAGAGCGCATTCTCTGACGAGTTATACGTTGGAGCTCTTATTAGTTTAGAAAGTCAAGACCAAACTCGTGATGTGTTGATGTCTCTAACTAAAGACGGCATTTACACTCAGGATAACTATGGTCCTGATAAGTATTATGCTTATACGGGTGGACGGGACAGCGGCTCCTTTGCATACCGTGACTTCTACGCTTTAGACGGGCGCCCTTTAGTCCGTATACAAGCTTTAAGCCCTGGTGATTATGGTAATAACATCCGCGTGACCATTATCCCAGATGAAGTAAGCGAAGGCAGTGCTCGGTTTTACTTACAAGTAGAAGATACCTCTGCTGAAGTAAGCTTAGGCGGACCCAAAGTAGAGTCTTTCTACCTGGATAACAAAGCTGTCAACACTGACACTGGTGTTTATGTAGAGACCGAAACTTCTAACTTGGTTCGAGTTTACTTGATTCCTGCTATTGAGCCTAGTAATCCTATAGTGCGTGCTGCACGGTTAACACCTGACATTTACACTCAGCTACCTCTACGCTTAGCTCCTGCGCTAGAAGCTCAGGACAATTCCTACTCCACTGGGTTTACTCGATTTGGAGCTCAAGGGTCTTCTACTATTTCAGATGTGTTCCTTCGTAAAGGAACTAACTTCTCGGCAGCTGGAGATGCAACGTCTGCTATTGAAGCCCGTAAGGCCGGCTATTTAGAAGCGTTAGAATTAGTCCGCTCTATTGACGTTACTTGGATTGGTGTCGTAGGTATTTACTACGGCGACAATGACTACAAAGAAGTCTTTGAGAAGCTCAAAGAGATTGTAGATTCTAGCGGACCTTCTACTGGTGGTTTCCGTCGGGCGGTAGTCCAGTTATCTCCTACGGTTACTCCTCGTTCTGCCGGTACCATGCGTACCCAAGTTAACTCTCCTCGGTTCATCCAAATTGCAGGGATGGCTCAAGGTCGGAGCATGAGCGGTATTGCTTATCGTAGTGAGCCCGTAGTTGGTGCATACATCGGACTAGGTGCTAGCCGTGGACCTCACTTGAGCCCCGCGTCTACCTACGGTGAACGTTCTGTAATCGGCTTTACTTATAGCTCTATCAATCCTACTCCGTCTAACTTAGAAGCTTACACTCAGTCCGGCACTGAAGTCTTTTACTTAGACCCCGGATTGAATGTGTTTAAGTTCTTGAACGGTATTAGCTCTACCACCAATAACTTGTTACGTCATGTGTCTGTAGTCCACTCTTGGGACCAAGCACGTGACCGCATCTACAAGTCTTTGTTGAGCTACCGCTCTCAGAACATCAGCCCTCAGTTACTAAGTCGTATTGCAAGTGCTTGTGACGCTGTGCTGGCTGAGTTTGTACGGAATGAAATGTTGTCTGCTTACCAGCCAACCATTTGTGATGCGCGAAACAACTCTGAAGACGATGCCCGCCGGGGTATCATCAACATTTTGATTCAAGCTCGTCCTATCTTCCCTGGAGATTATCTGAAGGTTACGGACATTTTAGACTTCCGTTCTTCCCTAACTATTAATGCACTGCCTGGACCTCGTGTCGACCAGTTCTAAATAGAGTATCTGTTGTTCTAGTTATGGGGTAGGTATCTTGCGGTGCCTGCCCCATTTACTTTTTCGGATTAAAATTATATGGCTACTGGCAATATTATTTCTCGGGCGGCAATTAACAACGCCATCCTAGACCCTTTTCAAGGGTTTGACATTGACGTATTTGTACAAGACCAAGCTACTGGTGTTCAGGTTCTGGCAGGCTCCTTTACCTCGTTCCAATTCACCATGCGGAATGCCACTGAACCCTATCTAGAATTAAATCAACGTGTGCCCCGCCTATTAGACGGTGTATTCCAATTTGGTTGGGTATTAGAACGTGGTTGCTTAGATGTTCGGTTTGTTGAACAAACCTTTGGGTTCCGTTCTATTGGTAGGGAACTTCGTGTTAACCGAAGCCCTCGTTTCCAAATCACTTTGGAAATGAATGCGCCGGAACTGGATGGTAACCCCATTGATGGAAGCGTGGCGTATGTAAAAGCTGGCACTGATAATGACGCAGGTGCTAGTGGTTCTACTCGGATGGCCAAGGGTCGTATCCGCTTAGTTTATGCTAAGACTGACGCGTTAACATTCGGTGCTATGGCTGGTGGTTCTGTCGTAGCTAACCGTTGGGAAGGATTATGTGAAGGTATTTACCGGTCTGACGAAGTCAGTGGTTGGGCTGGTATCCAAACAGGTCAAACTGACCTTGGTGATCGTGACACTAATTACGCTTATGACCGTAATCAAATTGAAGCTGATAACGTCATTCGCGCCACCGGTGATTTTGAGAATACAGCTCCTTCTTGGTTAAACGAATATCAAGACCTAATTGTGCCCACTGTAGGGCAATAGCTTATAAGCTAATATGTAATGTAAGACGCTGACTAGTAATAGCTCAGCGTTTTGCCGTATAAACATAACCTATGGCTACTCAACCTAATACTACTCCTCCAGCGCCGCCATCTACAGAAAAGAAGACGGAACAAGTAGCTAAACCTAATAAACTTGCGCCGTATTTTTATGGGTATACTACTGACGACAAAGGTAATTCTGCTCCGTCTTTTGGGGCGCTTTGTCATCAACAAAGGCCTGCGGCGGTACCAGTCTGTGCCATTACAGACTTAGAGAACAAGATTATAATGAGCAACACCAATAAAGCTGGTGAATGGGTTGTGCTTAAGGCTAGAACGAATATCAACAATTATTGGGACGCATCAACCGCCTTCTTTCAATGTACGCTGTCTGCCACAGATACAACCACTGATATCCCTCCTAGTCCTGGTGGCATAGCTAGACATATGCTGAATAGACAGAATTTTAGTGGTGGTGTTAAATTCTCAGACGCTAGTCAAGCAGGAGAGACGTTAGCTAAAAGGTATGGCCCGAAAAGAGCGGAAGAGCTCAAGTTAGAACTATTAAATGACAGCCTTTACAGGGAATACACCGAACCTGGAAACCAAGGCGGGAAGATAGTAGGTATTCCTATAAGCCGTATCCAAGACTTGTTTATAAACAGACTGCCTGGGATAGAAGAAGGTACTTCTCAAGATGGATTGGACGAGGAAGGAAAGAAACAATATACGCCGGTAATACGAGACCTGGTAAAAGAATTACAGGAGTTGGGAACATCTGTTAATGGAGAGGTTAGTAAAGTCGTCTCTAAAGAGAATATACAGACGGTTTTAGGTGACAAAAATTCTAGCTTGTCGCAATTCTTCAGCGCAGCTAGCGAAGTAGAACAAAGTGCGGAGCAGGCCGAAGTACAAAAAGTAGCCACCCAAGATGAAATAGAGGCTCCCCCTTTAGACATATTAGACGAGGTATGTATCTTCTTCGGTTATTTAGACACCATGCGTCCTGTTACTCAGAAGGATATAGCTGAGAATAGATTATTACGGCGCGGGGTTTGGGTAGTTGACACTGTAACTAAAAGTGGTGGGGCATCAGCTGGCATAGTATGGACTGTACAGTGTAGAGACCGCTTAAAGTATTTAATGGATACTCTTGGGTCCTTTAACACTGCTGCCAATAATGACTTGTTAATAGGGGATATCTTAGCTCAAAAGCCGGGTATACCAGCAGAAGGTGGTGCTGGTAGTGCTGGTGATGATACCGGCGGCGGCGGCGCTGGTGATAACAATGCAAAGAATGGAGCGCCAAAAGTAGAGCCGACACAATTAAAGAATAGTAGGTCGCTGGCCATCATTTATATAGCGCGGACGGGTATAGGAGATTTAGGGGACTACAATGTTGGCGGTAGGTTTATAGAAAAAGGTTTTATCTTAGATATCTCTGATTATGTACCAGAGCAAAAAAGTGAGACCGAAGAAAATACTAGTGCTAGTGACGAAGATAAAGCTGATAGCTCTGGCTAATTACAAAATGTATGAGGTATTTTTTAAACATGGCAGAACAACCAACTACTACCGAAACACCAGCAGTAACCCCGGCAAAGAAACTAGAGGCCGGCGGCTTTGACCCTTTTATACCTTGGAAGGCAGGCGGCTCAAGCACTAAGTCTACCAACGTCACAATAGACTCTAATAATGAGTCTGTGATGACTAACGAAACAGAGAACGCCGTCATTCTAAACCCTAACGCTGGTAACTTCGAGGAATACTACGAAGATGTAATGGATGACCAGGTTACCCAAAAGGCACAAGGAAAGAACAATGTTTTACTAGAAAATATTGCTGAGTTTTACAACAAGGATATAGCTGCCATCACTAAAGAGGACTTTAGCAACTACATATTGTCCAATCAAAACTCGTCAGTACCGCTAACAACAGCTGATAAGAATAACAATTTTACTCAGCTGAGCTATTCTGCATTTTTACAGGGTAGCACTAGAAATAAAGCGGTGAGTAAAGAGCTGAAGTTTAATATTGTCACAGGGCGTACTGCGTATGAAAGCCAGGTAGAATCCTATTTTGGTACCAACTTTGTAGTGACTGAGCGCGGACCATTAGAGTTTATCAAGTTCTTAAGTCAACAAGAGCCATGGCCGACCATAGTATTTGCTGATAGTCGCACCGGAGAGTATTGGTATGTAGTGCGCGGACTAGACATTAGTGGGCTAACTGACTCGTCTAGATTTAACAGGACTTATTACTTTAGACAATACCCAGCTGGTAAGGCCCCACATATGGCTACTATGCTGCATTCTTTTAGGGAAGAGCGTTCAGCTATAAGCATGAGAACTAATATTATCGTTCAGAGTCATTCTATAAGTGACAACAATGGTGAGAAGAACAATTTAATCCACTTGTCCATAATTCCGCACGGTTGGAGAGACCGAGCCTTTGCGTGTAGCTATTTTACAGTTACTGATGATACTGCTGTAGACAGCCCAGGGGCGCTTATAGCTGTAGCTTTTGCTTATGCCAGGGTATTAAGCAAGGAAGTAAAAGCAGCTGCAGCAACTATGTTAGGGGACCCGAGCATCATCCCAGGGGAGGCTATACAGGTAATAGGCTCACCTATGCACCAGGGGTATACTGACCCAGATAAGATAGCTGCTGACCGTCAAGTATTCTTCAGTATGAATCAAGCTTATGAAGACACGTATAAGAGAATGGCTGATTTAGTGAGAACAGAGACTGCAGCTACAGCTAAAGCAGCTGCTCCAAGTGAAGGGGGCGACGGTGGCGGCGGCGGCGGTGGCGGGTGGTTAAATCAGTTAGGGTCAATGTTAGGGATAAAAGGAGAGGAAGTCGCCTCAGATAAAGGTGGGGCTAAGGAGTTGATAGATTTACTAGTTGCTGACGATGCTAATGGAGGACCAGTAAAACTAGAAACGACACCGAATGCGACTGATATGCCTGAAGTGTTAACTTTAGCGGCTCAAGAGCGCCAAGAGTTGTATAGAAACACTATTATGTTCAAACCTGAGCCTCCTACTATGTGGCGCGTGGAAGGAGTGGTAGACAGGTTTAATGATGGTACTGAAGGATATTACACCGAACTAACTTTATTAAGCTGTTTCTAAAACACCATGGCTATAGCAGACGAGATTTTCTTCGATAATAAGTTTACTGAGATGCAGCGTTGGCCACAGCAAGACCAGCGCAATAACGTCTTATACTCAGGTGTTGTACAGACTATATCGCCTTTAAATAGAGTTAATGGGACTGTAAATGTTAGGGTACCGGACTTACATAGCATCCTTAAATGTGATGCCTCTGGCCCTTATAGTTCTTACTTCGTAGGGGAGACTAGGGACTATTACGAAGGCGACCATGTATTAATAGCTTTTGTTAATGGCAAGTCGGAACGTCCTGTGGTGATAACTACCATACCGCACCATAACTGTGAAGCTGAGTTATTAAACGATATTATTCCTACTATAGGAGTAGAGTCTGACGTATCAGGCAATCCTAATTTACCCAGTACTGCACCACAAGGAACTATACCAGGTGCCATCAATAATAATTTTCAGGTTAGTGGCACGGTACATCGGATGCGGTTTGGTCCAGACGACCCGTTCCATTCTAATTACCATCCTATAGGAGCACATTGGGTAGATTCATTAGGTAATGAATTTCATTACCCATCACACACTTTTGCTATTAAATCTACAGAGATACAACACATAGTCAGAGCACCGGCTGAATCTACTGACCCTGTATTAAGTCCGTTTGCCGAGGCCAACGACAAGATTAAAGTCTTAAAGGTCAGCGAAGAGATGGAGTACCCTTTAAGACTACAACCAACATTTGATTATAAATGGGAGGAAGTGGATTACCCTGTAGGTCCTAAAGGGACACAGCTACACTTCGACTTTCTAATCCAAAAGTCTCAAGAAGTGTTTCCTGTTAAAACACCTGAGATGATTTTAGAAGAAGCTCAGGTTGAGTCAGACCATGCCAAGTTTTTATTAGCCTGTATAGGACAGAACGTAGATGAAAGTGTAAGTCCTTTTGGTCAAATACTAGGAAACTTATTCGGTCTAGATGGTCCTTTAGTAGACGCAGTGCTAGACATGCTTAATTCTGTGTTACCTGATTTCTTACAGGTAGGTGTAGAAGATGGCAATATACAAGTTGGTCCATTGGCTATAAACACTGAAACAGGACAAATAGGTTTTGACGGTAAGGTTTTTGGTGCCGCACTACAAAAACCATTAGCAGAGCTGAATAGCATGCTTCCTGACTTCCTAGGTGTAAATATAACACCAGATTCTATAGGTTTAGGAGATGACATAGTCTACTTTGATGAAATGCAGGGCTTAGGTCCTGGAGAGTCTAGAGGCGTAGGACCATTAGATATTGTAATGGGAGAAGATGGAGGTTTGAGAGTTATGATAGGAGACTCTGAAGTAGTCAATTTAACTGAAATAGCTGTAAATCAGATAGGTAACGTAGTAGATGGGCCTTTAAGTGAATTAAATAGTCAGTTACCGCCCGGTATGGGAATAAGCTATAGTTTTGGGGCTAATGGCGCTCCAGTTATTAAGGTAGGTCCGTTAACCTTAGACCTAAGTAACCCAGAACAGATGCTGTCCTTTAACCCTATGGACCTTATGGAAATGCTTACACAGCAGTTACAAAACTTTGTTGGTGGTTTACTTAACCAGCTACCAAAGCCACTTCAGATGCTGGCCCTCGCTCTATGGGAAGAGTTAAATATAGGTTCGCTATTCAGTGGGTTATTAGAGTCTTTAGGGCTACCATTAGAACCTAAGGTCATTACATCAACGTCTTACTTATCTTGTGCTGTTTCTACTGACGGCACTAAGCTACCTATATTTGACCCAACTAATGGAGGACCACCTCCTATAACTAATACGTCAGACTATACCGTGCCCACAGAAACCATTAGCCAGTTTGAATTCGAATAATATTATGTTTTTACCCACTGGGCAGCCTATAAATACAGTTACGAGACAATCTAACGACGAATTAAGGTTCTGTATGGCCATGCACACAGCAGGCATACCAGGAGGTTTTCAAACAGCGCTCGTATTAATTGACTATCACGCTACTCATTCACTATACGACCTAATTAATCTAGTTAAGTTGACTGGTAACTTTGGTCAACGTTATTGTTGCTCAGCTCTGATGGTATTACTTGGTAGAGAACCGCAAAAAGAGCTAGCTGACTTAGAGGCTTTACTTGAGCCAAGTTTACTGACTACCGCATACCAACAAGGATTGCCAAAAATAGAAAACCTTAAGCGGGCACATTTAACAAAACAACAAGACTTAGACCTTATATCAACTTGGTTTGGGTACACCCATTTTGTTGACCCTTTGTCAGTCATAGACAATCCTAGAATGTATATAGACTGGATGTCAGACACACTTGGGTATCAATATCAACTAAAGGGGTTGTACCCTTTTCATCATTATGGGTGTAGAGCTTTTATAGAGTCTATATTGTTGTCTATGGGTCAGGACAAGATACCTAAGACACTAGGAGCTACTATGCTAAGGTTATTTACGTCTACCGAAGGAAAGTAGTTCAATGCTTGAAATCACAAAAGTTAAGGAGCCTGAGTTATCTAAGCTAGCCGGGTTGGCTATAGACCCTAAAGCACAACGAGTAGGCTATGACTCTAACAACGCTTACAAGTTAGATAGAGACCGCACCTTAGATGTATTAAGGGGCATTGGGGTATTAAGTAAACTATCTACGCAATACGCTGAATCTTATAGACAGGGTATGGGACGACCAGCTCTTATACAATATAGGGATTACATCTTCTCACTAGTCTTATCTGAATCTTTACATAACACTCAATATTATATTAATGAGACGCTTACTGGACATGCCACTAAAGTATGGACAAGGTATGACTACAGAGAATTATGGCCAGGTTACGAACCACAACAAGAACCTAATTTAGCCAACGGCTGGGGACCTTTAGGGTCCATTGCGTTTTATTGCTATCATCTAGGGTCTAACAGTAGTAATGACTATGATTGGCTGTCATTAATTAAAGGGTGTTTGAAGATTATATGGGCTACCGTAGGACATCGTTATCCCAGTGAGATTAACGCTAATCAAAGACTCACAGACCTATTTGAATGGAAGATAAGGCTCACCAGCCAAACTTTAGATGTCTTTGAAGAGGCATTAACTGCGTATTGGGAATACCCTGAAATACAATCAAATTTACGACAAGCTGGGGTACTGACTAAGCCAGAGTTAATTAAGCAAAGATTTTTACTGGGCGAATATGACTCTTATAGCTGGGATTTAATCATGTCTGAAGCTCCCGATAAGATACGTCGTGAGTTCCATAGAGTCAGTAATAGTCTGTTAAGTTTAACTAAACCTGGCGGGCTAAGACAAATACTACAAGCAGTAATAGTAGAGACATTATTAGAGATAGGAGAGACCTTAACAGAAAACCTACAGCAAGACAAGTTAGATACCTTACCGGCAGCAGTCAAGTCACATATAGCCGGGTTATGGGCTTTAATTGCTGACGCGCGTTATATACAGAACTACTTTGACGTTGTTAAGGACAGTAAGCTATTTAAGCGTAATGAAAATCTTATTTTGTGGTTGAGATTAGCCGGACTCGACAAACCAGACTTAGATTTAGACTCTAGTCAATACAGACTTAACTTTTTTAACTAACCAATTTTATGGCAGTCTTACCCCAAACTTACGACTTAAACGAATTATTATTTCCTGGAGATAGTGGTGCGCCATTAACTTATGGCACAGTAGGTCCTGACACCGGAATTACAGTTAGCTCTTCTACTGACGTGCCGCTAGTAAAAGGTGCCACAGATAACACTATAAATGTAAGCATATTAGGCGACACTAGTGCCTTGCCAAACACTAACAATTTTACAGTCACTGCTATTAGTCCTGACCAGACTACTTCTGTAAGACTGCCTATAGATAATATACAACCCACTGATCAGCCAAATACATTCAGAATTAGCCCTGGACTACCCAGTGATTTCAAAGACGGCTCACAAGTGGTAGTAAATTACCTGGATGCTGAGAGTAATAGTTTGCCTGTCGGTGACGGAGCATACCCTAGTTTGCCTCCTTACCAAGCTAATCAGGCTTCTGAAGAACTTGTCGGTTTGTATACTCAAGCTGGTTCTGCTTTAAGTGCCGCAGGTGGTGGAGGTCAATCAAGTCCCGGTTCTTTATTAGGTGATTTAGCCGCTTCAGGCAAAGTACCTATTGAAGCTAAAGATGATATTTTACGCAAAGAGCCTTTAAGAGGGGCGGCTAAAGAAGCAGTATCTAGGTATAACGGATTAACTAATTTATTAAATGGCAGCCATAAAGCAGATGAGATGCTGAAGTTGAGACTATGGTTGACTGGACTTGGAGTAGGAGACTTAAGCGTAGCTAGTGAGATAGGCGAATATTCCACTACTTTGGCGTATTCTATGTCCCGACTCGGCTTCATTATGAAGAAGTATGACTTCACTAATAAAGGTAGCGTAGTCGTACAAAGTTCCAATGCTTATAACTCTTCAGCTCAGAGTCACAGATTTAACTCTGGTACAGTGTTTGACATTTATGCCCCAACTACGATGATTAACACTGAATATTTAATTCAACAATCATCGTCGGCCACGTTTAGACAAACAGGTATAGACCAACTCAGCTGTTTTTATCAATGGCATCGCGCAGAAGATGCCATGGTCAACCAAACTAAGAACTTATATAACTACGCCACTCACCAAGTAGTTAATGGTGGCAACGCGTTGAACGAAGTATATAACGTGGCTACCTACAAGTATTTAGACGGCGTGGATGTCCGTATAGGTGGGTTTAGTCTTTCTAGCCTAGGCTCGTCTATTGGAGGTGAGTCTGATGAAAGCGGTAACGAAGAAGAAGCACTTACAACAGATGACGGCATGAGTGGACCTGCTTCAGCCGGGGCAGCTGGCGGTGCTACTTCTGTAGATGATGGTATGAGCGGACCTGCTTCAGCAAGAGCAGGAGCAGGGGCTGTAGCAGGAGCAGGAGCAGGAGCGGTAGCAGGGGCGGTAGAGGATGGTATGAATGGACCAGCTAGTATGCAAGAAGGTTTGGAAGGTGAAGTGCCAGTCGATGGAGAAGAAACATTGGAGCCATTAGAGCCAGTTAAGGCCAATTACACACTTAGTGCCACAGGAAACGTAAACTTATTCAGTCTACTAGGGCGCTTATTGGTTAAAGCTAAAGAATCTGTGTTGGCTCTCGCTACAGATATAGTATTAGATGCCACCAAAGATATCTTTATTCGGGCGGCAGAAAAGTTAGCTTTAGAATCAACGGACAACTTAAATATCACTTGTAGAGATGGGCAGTTAATCTTAGATGCTAAAGAAATTATTTTCCGTAGCCCGCAACCTATCCAGTTTTACATTGGAGAAGGCCCTACCTATATGCAAGAAAGTATAGTTGGATTAACACAGGTAGAAAATCCTGACTTAATGCGCCTACCTGAGCTATTTGTTACTACAGTAGAAGACTTAGCTCCTATAGATGACATATCAGGAGAAGTAGGAGAAGCTATTGGAGTAGAAGGTCCGCCTGAAGACTTAGCAGGCATAGACGACGTATCAGCAGGAGGAGGTACACCTATCGGAGTAGAAGGTCCGCCTGAAGTTATGGGACCCGAGCCTTTAGGTTCAATAGATTCTATACCTGCTGAAGGAGCAATACCTATAGAAGTAGAAGAGCCCCCAACAGAAGAAATAGAAACTGAAGGACCATTAATTAAGTATGCTGTAGTAGTAGAGCAAAGCCCAGAACCAACCCCTGGTTTTATAACTACTCCTTACTCCCTGTTAGATTATCCTAAGTCTCCGTTACCTGCCCCTGTGGCACAGCCTAACAATGGTATTGTCACTAGTCCTATATACCCAGCCTCTTAATAACGATGGATAATATTTATTTGCCCGCTCATCTACAAGACGATACTGACCCGGGACTAAAGCCAACACCTACTTATTCAGTAAAAGAGCTGTCAGGACAATATGCGACTGTTAGTTTTGCTCTGGGGTTAGGAGAATTAGTGGACTTTTTTTATAACGGAGAGAAGGTATACCGTGGGATTATTATTAGAAACTCTGGTAAAACCAAAGACTCCTTAGCTTTATTGAGTAAAAGGTCTGAGGGCACCGAAGTGGTATCGCGCATGTACGCCGTTAAAGTGTTTTAGCTTTTGCGAGCGAGAAGCCCCACGCCGTAATCTTTGGTTCGGCGGTGGGATGATAGCAAGCTTAACTTTTGCTATGATAAACAAATCTTGACCACTAACTCCCTAAGCGAAAACCAAGCTAAACGGGACGTGTTGCAAGAGAAGAATTGGGTCTTGGGAACCAGGACTCCTGCCCTTGGAGGCAATGTAAGACCAAAAGAGCTACGGTGTTCTGGCGGCAATTGCCGATGAATTGGGAAGCCTACGCTGTACCCCAAGGTCAGCGCTGGGTAGTTCACCCACTAGGGTTTTAATAGGTCTTTAAATTAAATATTATGGCTAGCATCACTTTACCCATCTCTCAATTAGACCAGGCCTATGGCGTGGACTTGTTGTTAGACGGAACTAAAGACTTAACGTTAGATACGTATGAGCCTGATTTAGCGGCAGTCGTAGGTCCTAGAACTGTAGCCACTAGTCTTAGACGTCGCCTAACAACCACGCCTCAAGGTTTTACTAGGATGGTTAAGACTGTTAATGGTTATAGAGCCGTTGATACTAACTATGGGTCATATCTTATGACTTATTTATCAGCCCCTATAACCAGTGAATTCTTATCTGCTGTAGTCGAAGAAGCAGAAAAGACAGCGTTACAAGACCCCAGAATAGCTACTACCCAAGGAAACATCACTGGCGTAGAGATGAGTGAAGTTAAGCTTCAGTTATACAGCAGTGTAGAGCCTGAACCAAGCCAGACAGTTACTGTAGGTGAGTTTGATTTAAATGGGTTGCCTGTGGGCACTGTAAATACCAATTACCAGTTTGTTCTACCCTTAGGGGGTCTAAATTAATGGTGTTATATAATCCTAGGTCTGTAGAAGAATATCAAAGTGAGTACATACGAGCATTAGCCGACGCTGGTTCTGGTCTTGCATTCGATGTTACACAAGGGTCCGTGTTATATGCCCTGGCACGGAGTTCTGCCGCTGTAGCAGCCACCCAAGGTGTAGACCTAAAACGTTTAGCAGAATCAATCACTCTGTCTAAAGCCAAGGGGATAGACTTAGACGCCTATTCTTCATACGGCATAAGTCGTATAGCAGCAGCCAAAGCAACGGGCTCTATTCTGGCTATATCTAATACTACCCGTAGTGAGACTATAGCTCCTGATACAGTATTAACAGAACCTCAAACGGCTATACAATACCGCACCACTAACACTGCGCCGGTACGAGTCGGTTATTTAGAGTCTCTTATACCTGTTCAATCTATTGAAAGCACTACGGCAGCTAACTTAGCCGCCGGCACCAGATTATATAGCAGCAGACATTCGTCTATTCAGTTTATTATTGGTAACTCCCATACGCCTGATAACGCGTATTATGGAGACTTGACTGGAGGACGTGCTAGGGAGTCAGATGATTCATATAGACAAAGAATTGCTGATTGGCTTTCGTCTAGGTCTACTACTGCTAGAAATAATATTATGCAGCGTGTGCTTAGTTTTCCTGGTGTCACTAACGCTTATACCAGGACTAAAGCTGGCGGCGTGTTAGAGATTTGGGTGGACATGGGACTGCCAGTAGGACAAAGAATGAATACCCAGCAACAACTAGAGTTGACTCAGTGGCTACGTCCTGTAGTCTCTGAAGGTATCTTTATAACTATCGGAGATATAGTCCGCAAATATGTTGACTTGCGCTTTGATGTAAAGCCTTTCTTCAACGCCAATCTAGACCTTTTATCTACTAGGATTAGGGATTTGTGCGCTGCTTATTTTAACCAACAATACCTTAACCAAGACTTTCAGTCTGCACCACTGCTTACTTTATTGAAGCCGTTAGCCCCGCAAATTACTTTAGCTGACCCTAAGTCTGATGTATATGTAGGGGTAGAGGAGCGGGCTATGCTAGGCAACGTTGAAGTCAACTATCAAATTTATTAGAGATGAGCGTATCTAGCCCTCCTAAGTCAGGTTTTATTGATTATCTATTTACCCACTTGGGGATAGACGAGAATCTAGCGCCTACTTTATACATAGACTGGGAGTTAAGTTCATACTCTGCTGGTGTGAGGGCATTATGTTTAAACTACCGGCGCAATTTAGAACGATTTCAAAGACTAGAGTTCCAGCCTGTCACCAGCAAAGTAAAAGTAAGAGCCCCCTTAAGGGTAAATGGCGGTGCCAAAATCAGGTCGATTTTAACGTGTAGTAGATACACGATAGACTTTGAATCTTCAGAAGACCCAACACAGATAAGAACAGCTAGTTATACTCCGCCAGAACAATACGAGATATATGTTAATAGCCGGACAGTAGAAGTAGGGACTCCTGATAATCAACATATTGCTGTAGGTTCTGATGACACTAGTGAGTATTGTCAACGTATCATCGGGTCTATTCCCGACGTTCGTGGTGTGGCTCTAGAAGTAACTGAGACACTAACTGATGAAGAAGAACCAGAAGGCTTAACAAACCCAAGGCGTGTAGCAGTCAGATTAGACATACCATCTAGCAATGATGGGTTACTGGCGGCGCCCACAATAAGTCATGACACTACTGCTAGAACACCTATTAGTGTTGCTTGGGGGTTATTAACTGCCTGTTGCTTAGACAACAAACTGCTGGTCTTACACACACTTAAAGGATTAGTAGCTGAGAATAACCGCCGGTCACCAGGCTTTGAAGAGACTTTTGTGCCGGGTGCTACACAAGACGACCAAAGAAGGGAAATAAGGTCTAACGCCGTACTTGGTTGGGCTATTTGTCACGCTATACGATACCTGAATGATAAACGTCCGTTAAATCCATATTTACTAAGAGGCACATACGACACCTTCTTACTTGGTGTTAGACAGTTACTATTAAACCTTGGGGAGTTATGTGCTGGCGCTGTAGTAGACGGACTTGGTTGGTGTGCAGACACCGTAGAGTATGGTGTTTATAACTACGGAGTTTGTTCAAAGTCGGGCACCTATTGGTCGGCTATATTCTTTAACGAGCTATTACCCCTAGTCTATGACCAATACATTCACTTACAGGCGGCTAAAATACACCTTGCTTTATATGAGTATGACCCGGAGTCTAATGATTTAGACCCGTTCTTGTTTAAAGATACGGATGTTCAAGCAATAGCAGACAGAGCTTGGTGGTTATGGCAGATAGAAGGTAAGGCTAAGCAAGCTCACGAATACCTTCAGGATAATTATGGTGATGGAAGTGAACTAACTGGTTATGGTCGTTCACTATCTTCTTATCTGTGGTATATGACCAAACAGTATGCCTCAGAACCTGTGCCTAGTTGGGTATGGCTCGAAACACCTGAAGAATATGCTTTAGGGTTATCTGCTGGGTTGCATACTAAAGAATACTTACCATTAACGTGTTTAATCTATGACTACTCATTAAAAGCTCCAGCAAACTTTGACCTGAAGGCGCATGAAGCCGAGGCTTTAGTTCAATGGGTGTTAAGTCAATTAAGGAGAATGTGGCCCACTGGCTTGCGCTGGGGTACAGTCGAAGTCATTAACTCTACTACATCTCTTCTGGGTTCTTTATTTAAGGCTGAAGCGTGGCTATACTTTGACTACTATTTGACTAAGTGTTTAACAGATGACGCTAATTACCTGAGTCGTAGTCAAGGTCAATATAGCAAAGGTTGGTTAGACTTATATACCATTGCAGACTCTGAGCATTTAGTTACAGATAAGTTCGGTAATGATTATGTAGATGACTATATAAACGGCAATAAGGCTGACATTGAGTTATTTATTAGACAGTCTTTAGGATATTTAGGGGCAGAGGTCAACTATCTTAAGCCACGTCCATATAGTCTGCTCATAGATGACGAGCTAGTCAGCGATGGGCTGGACAACTATACAGTAGAAGTCAATCAATTACGTGGTGACCAAGCATTTAATGAGTTGGAGCGGCGGTGCATTGTATACCGTCCAGCGCCGAGGCAGTTAGTTAATAGAACTTCCACGCCTAATTCAGCTAGTGGTGTTTTGATTAATGACTGGGGAGGATTAGCTCCTAGAAGACGACCAGGGTTTCCTTACCGTAACCAACTGGTGTCAAGTACTGAATTAGCCGCTCCAGAAACTATCTTGAGCGTTGAATATGATGAATTGGCTACAGTGCCAAGGTTAATGTATCCACCTGGTACGTTAGCGTCTAACAATGAGATAGACTGCTCTTACCCAGAATGGACCAACCCTGACCTGTATGTTAAGGATGGGACAATGCTCATTAAACCCTTAGAGCAGTTTGTGCCTGTCTTAGAGATAGTATTAGACCGACCAGCTGGTCCTGACTTAAAGCCTATATTGAGCAAATTGATAACTGCTGGTGTATCTTACCGAGTTATACACAAAGACGTCTTTTTATATCACTTAAATAAATCGGTTTATTTAGGAGATTTCAGGATTACTACTCCTAGGACCTCGTTCTACTTAAACTTCTCTTCTCATTACACGTTGTTACGGCGAGCCTGGTAAGACCTAAGTTGTTTGTAGGTGACGTTATAAAGGCGGATAGTGATGATTAACTCAGACAATGTATTTCCAGTTGTAGCAGTAAGCTGTGGGGCATTAGTTATGGTTGCCGCCGGTCTAATTATTGCGTTTAAACCTAATCCCCCTGATCAAGTAAGAGACTTAATTTTAGGTGGTACTGGTTTAGCTGCACTTGGCGGCACTGCTTATAAATATACAGACCCTAGTTTGGCTATTAAAAGACGTGCTACACGTAAAGCTCCTTCTCCTCCCAAACCGTAACACTGCATCATGATTAGACCTAGTGTTGTCTCCATACAAATAATCAGACGTAGTGACTGGGATGAGGTCATTCGAGTTTACTCACACCTCGGTGCTGAGGAACCTATGGATTTGACTGGTAATACGTTCATGGCTCAACTATGGGACCGTCAAAGGTCGACCAAATATATGGATGTGACGGTAGATATATTGGACTTAAATATAGGAATTATAAGACTTAGTTTGACTAGTGATCAGACTGCTTTACTTCCCACAGTAGGCACTTATGACTTAAAGATGTTTACCCCATTAGGCAAAGAATATTATTTGATAGCTGGCACATTCACCACTAGCCAAGGATATACAGATGATTGATGTTTATTTATCCCCAGACCCAGGTTATACAACTAGGCTAGTCAATATCTATCTAGATGACCCTGCCGGTGTAAATACGATAAATCTACCTTTATATAAGAGCGAAGCGGAGGCTCTAGCTGCCGGCGCGCTTTTAAATAGTTTATTCGTTGATTACTCCGGTCAGACTAAGTTAGTAATGCAACGGACATCATTCATTATGAATTTCTCTGCGCGTAACAGTTTGTTAAGGAGGGTCTTCTAAGTGGCTAACATAAAGGCTATAGACGTTGATAATGTAAGCCTTGTCTATCTTAAAGCCCAAGGCACTGGTGTAGAAGAAGACCCGTATGTGTCTGTCTTCCAACAGGAGTTCCCGGGCATATTAAGTGCTCGTCAGACTAACTTGACTGCTACACCGGCACAAATTAAAGCCGGAGCCACAGAACTGTTTGCTTGGAATATTATCAACCCAAATACGACTTGCTCTTATATCAAGTTCTATGATGCACTGGCCGTCAACGTAGTAGTCGGCACTACGCTTCCTAAGCTGACATTAATGGTTCCGCCGGGCAACACTGTGGTGCCTGGTGCATTTTATATGGAACCCTCTGGTGTGCCTCACGAAGTATTTACTACAGGTTTGACTATAGCTGCTACTGCAGGATTAGCAGACAACAACACCACTGCGGTTGTTAATCCTGTCCATATTAGTTTGAGGTATAAATAAACGCCATGGGTCAGTATTACTCTCCAGTATCTAAAATGGACGTCGACAACTCTGGTGTTGTCGATAATTCAGAACGCTTAGGTGGTCAGTTACCCAGCTATTATCTCACTAAGCTTGAGTATGATATTCTGACTGCTAATCGGAGTTATTACGTTAATTCAGATTCGGGAGACGACTCTAACTCAGGCCGGGCTTCTGGCGAAGCTTTTGCTACTTTAGATAAAGCTTTTTCTATACTCTCTACTTTAGACGCCAACGGGTATCGAATAACCATAAATTTTGAAGGCACCTTCGACGTACCTGAAAATGGGTGGATTGTTGTACCTCCTTCGCGGTGCAGAGAGCTATCCATAAGAGGGGATGATTGGGACACTACAGTAGTTAGATTTGTAGAGGGCTCTTATGATTACGGTTTTATTATAAGGAACGCTACTGGAGTAGTCTCTTTCCAAAACTTTGTCATCACCCACGATAATGATGCAGTCGACCATTGGTATTGGACTTCAGCCTTTAGGTCCTACGGGCAGTATGAGTTAGATATAGAAGAAATCAAATTTGAGCTGCCTCAGTACGGTGAGTGTCGTTGTCTATATTTAAGCGGCGCCACAAGACTTGACATAGAAGACTGTACAGTTGTAGGCAATGAGCTGAATGTAAACTCTAACGGTGACTTTCTATACGCCCAAGATGACGTAATAGCCAAAGTCTACTATATAAACTTCGTAGAGGCTAATTTTTACTCTTTAATCAATTTAGAAGACAGCGCCAAAGTAGAGTTTGGTTCTTTTGAAGGAACTCTAAGAGATGGTACCAGGCGTTTTGTCGTATATGATGAGGCACAAATTGCTGGTTATACGACTGATTCGTTAAGTGGCGGAGTAGCCGGTGAGATACAAACCAGTCGCCATAACATTAAGTATCAATATAGGGAAACAGTCAACTGGGACTCTGAGTATACTTTAGAGCAGCGCCACGATAATTGGCTGTTGGTTAAAGATAACTCAGGTGATATAGAGTATATAGTCCCGACGGAAGAGGACAGCAATATCCATGATAGATATAAGGTCACTATCTTAAAGAAGGGTAGTGGAGAATGTAGAATTCACCCTGACACCGGTGTAAGTATTAACGGTTCTACAGACGACATTGTTCTATCTAACGTTGGTGACTACATAATCCTAAGTAAGATAGGGGGTAGTAGCTGGGAGACTATATATGGGCGGGCTAGTTCCAAAGTTAATTGGAGCGACGTAGTAGAAGTATCTGGGGCAGAAATAAAGAGCTTATATGAGTCCCAAGAAGATACTAACGTTTTTACAGATGCGGAAAAAACAAAGCTGTCTAACACTGAGACTACTACGCAGTTAAACAACAGAGATACTGCTAATCGAGCCAGGAGTAATCATACTGGTACTCAAACGTCTTCTACTATTTCTGACTTTCAGTCAGCTGTCACCACAAACACAAACGTAGCCGCTAATACTGCCGCTCGTCACTCTGCAGTCAGTGTCACAGACTCCAGCACTATCGACTTTACTCTGACCGGTCAAAATATAACTGGTATAGTCAAAGACGCTAGTATTGACACAGCTAAACTGTCTACTGGAGTCAATACTAGTTTAAGCAAAGCTGATAGCGCAGTCCAAACAGGGTCACAAATAAAATCACTGTATGAAGCTCAGCCTAATACTAATGCTTACGATGATACTGAGAAAGCTAAAGTAGCCTCGCTATACTTTTTGCCTGTTCCTACTGTTACTAGTAACCATACAGCAGTAACTAAGACTTTAGTCCCGTGTGATTCTAGCGGCGGCTCATTTACTATTACGCTGCCCACCACTGGGTCTTTGAAGATAGTAGACGTAGTAGGAACTGACATAAACACTGGGTTTGGGGTAAACCCGGTTACTTTGGTACCTCAAGGGGCACAGACCATTGCTGGTGGCGAGGATGATTTGGTGTTAGACGCTGGCGGCGCCAATGTAATTATTAGTCTTGTTGGCGATGATTGGAGGATTATAGATTTAACGGTGCCGGCGTTGCGTGTGGGGCCAGAGTGGGGAGACATATTAGATAAACCCAATTTCGGTAGTGCAGCATTAACTGACACCAGTAATTATGCTTTAGCGGCACAAGGCGCTAAAGCAGATAATGCAGTGCAGTTAACTGGGGACCAAAGTATTGGTGGGAAAAAGACCTTTACTTCTCCCCTTATCCTCCCCGATAATTCTCGCATCAATGGAGTGGAGCATTTTTATCGTTCTACTAAGCCAACAGTAAGGGGTGATAGTTCCGCTTTGGTGGCTGGTGATAGATGGTATAAAACTGATGATGGGACTGAGTGGTGGTGGAATGGCACTTATTGGTTGAGCGCAGAAAAAGTTATAACCTCTGACGCATCTGGTTCACTCTCTGATCTTAGAGTATATTTACCTTTACAAGAATCAGCACTAATTGTATCTACTGAATTTATTCTCTATAGCTATTCTTATTTTGATAATATTAATATTTCAAATCACCATTTTGTTAACGTGTCCTTTATTCAGAACACAGGAGGTTGGGTTGATTTTGGGACAATTCCTACTTATAACACCTTTACGGGCGTTGGTGATCTATACGGCAGATCTTACGCAGGACGAACGGCGATTGGGGATTTCAACGTTATTGTGCCTATAAACCAAGTAGTTTTGCTTGATTTAGGAACATTTCAATTCGCTCATTTTAAGGGACTGAGGTACACGCTTACTGCCGTAGGATTTCCTCCAGAAGGAACTCTTAGTATGACTAGAGCTAAATTAAAATATAGAACAATAATATGATTAGAAATTCAACTACTTTATTCCTCGTGTCCCCCGGTGCTACTACTCCCATTCCATGGGTAAATGGTGAACCTGATTTTTCTGGTTTTACGGAACCAACACTGTCAGTTCTGCAAAACAGTTGGCAACAGTTTCTTGATAGCGGCACTGAGTTGGAGATAGTACCTGACCCTGAACCAGTAGAGGAAATACCACCGCCACAGTGGGAAAATTTTAATTTTTATCTATTAACCCATCCTTCATTTGTTGCGTATGGACTGGGCGTTTCTAGTGCCAACCCATTTCTAGTTCCTGGCATTGTGGAACGGTACGGAAAAGTTGCTGATGTTGGTGTTAGCGGTAGTGGTTTTGGTGCTTATTGGAATTATTTTTGTCAAGCTTTAGAAGTTACGACAGAACACCGTAATGAATGGGCTAATCAAGCGCAAGAATTTAATCTGCCTGTTGATTTTGTCTCGGTAATCAGAGGACAACCTTAAGCTATGGACTACCTAAATCCACTGTCCACTACACCACAAATCATCATAGGCAACCCAGCTACAGGGCAAGGTGCCGATGATACGGCGCAGGCATTCCGTAAATACAATGCCCACACCCACCGCACCTATAGCCCCGACGATTTTAGAGCCTACCGCATATCACTAGGAGACAGAGTATACGTCTATGACGAAGACGACGTGTCAGTTTTTAACATAGTGGACGCGCCGGTTATTACTACTCTCAACAAGGACTATTTAATTGTCAGCGTTACCTCTACTACAAATCTAAGCAATACAAAGCTATACGTAGGGTCTCCTAAAAATTCTCCTGACACGCCGCCAATTATCATCTGGGGTGTTCAGTTAACATTAGGTTCTAATGTTATATCCTTTAACCCAGATATTGACCGCGCTGGCTTCTTAGACACTAGACAAGTAGAGTCTTTAAGTTCATTTCAAGCCAGCCAACTTTTCTATCTTAATAGCGCTCAATACCCAGAAGAGCCAGACGTTGAAGATTTGCCGGCTATTGTTGTACACACACCAAAAGTAATAGCGGTGCGGGTACTTAGTGTACAGCTACAGTTTAATGGCTTAGGCGAAGGCAATTTTACACTGGCTACTTATGACCCAGAACAAGAAACCACAAAGATATTAGACAACCAAGCTCTACTTGCTACCAGCGAATATACCAATAGAGTGTATTTAGATAACCCGTTAGACGTTATTACGCCGGAAGAAGACCTAAGACTGTTAGTTAATAGCCTGGTCTTACCAGAAAACGTCTACAGTGCTTATTTGAGTGTGACCTTTGAGTTTCAACGACTTATTACCTGATGGCTAGTGTAAAAGGCTTTGATAGTTTAACAGACGACTTCTTTGGTGACTTTTTAGAGGATTTAAGTCAGGAGTTTTCTGCTAACTACAGAGCTAGTAACATCATTGAGTTTTTAGAGACAGAGGTAGATATAGAAGCGTGGTTGGGTCCCGGCGGCGCTTTAAATGAAAGGCAGCTAACTTTACTAAAAGCTTATGATGGGATGCCTTTAGAGGATAACGAGATAGCTCTAATGCAAGCTTGGAAGGCGCTAGGCAGGACTACTTATGATTTAGATGTAGGGCCTAAAAAACGTCAGTCTTTTGTCTTGGAATGTGGCCGCAACGGTTCAAAGTGTTCCGATTTTCGCACTACTTTTATTCTGTCCGATGGAATTAAGCGAGGCTACGAGATACTTAACGAAGTTTTAGGTAGCCAGCTATTTACTATAACTCAGACTGCACAGGAAGCACAGAGCATAGCGCAGCAACTGGGTATTGTAGGTAAAGACTTTGAGTATATCAAAGGAGTAGCGTTAGAAGGCAAATCTAAACGAGCTAACACAGGACGTTTTTTTGTTAAAGGATTAAGCAAGACTAAAAAGATCACTACTAAGGCCGGTTATAACATAGAAGGCACACCGGAGCACAGAGTAAAAGTTCTTACTCAAGACGGGGTGATTGCTTGGAAGTACTTTAGCGATATTGAGGTCGGTGACTACATAGCTATCCATAAGAACACTAACTTGTTCCCTACAGAGTATGTAATCCCTAATGGGTGGACTCCTAAAGAAAGACATCAAGCTACAAACAATCAGAAGTCTTTTACACCGCCACCTGTAATAAACGAAGCTTGGGGATATCTAATAGGACTGCTAGTAGCTGATGGGTTATGGACGCAGCCTAATAGGCTACAGATATCCTGCCACGAAGAGGATGTGGAGAACGCTACCAAGGCATTTACAGATTGTGGATTATCTCCAACATATAGTGTTGATAAACGTTCTACCTTTGGGAGGGCTCTAACTTATTATGGTGTAGAGGTCAGAGATTTCTTAGACTATCTGGGCTACTCATTGCAGGCTAAACCGAAAACTAAGCTGACACCATGGGTTATACGTAGCTCACCTAAAAGCGTGCAAGCAGCTTATCTATCAGGATTGTTCGACGGTGATGGATTTGTTGATAAGAGAGGGCATAACTTAAGCTTGAGTTCAGCCTCTTTAGACCTCATTAGAGAGACCCAGTTAATTTTACTTAACTTTGGGGTGGTGTCTTCTATAACTACTTCTACTGTTAATAAAGAGGATTATTATCAGTTAACCATCATTGGTAAGGATAGCTTAAGAATCTTTATGGAAGAAGCCGGGCTGAGAGTACAGCGGCGCGCTACCAGAATAGCTAATTATTTTAGTTCTAGCAGTTCTAAGTCTTCTAGTGAAGTAAATGCTATTCCCTATCAGATACACTGGCTACAAAGATTAAGGGGTTCTCTACCAGACAATACTGGGCAGTATTTTGATAAAAAACCAGGAGACCCACCTAATGTCCGCTCTGAATATAGGGCTATAGTTGGCAATGCCATCAAAAAATCTACTGGGGAAAAGCTAAGCTCTAAGCGAGTTGAGAGATTTTTGCCTCTGGTAGAGCAGTATAGTTCTGACCAAGAAGCTGTAAAGCACTTTCAACACTTACTAGACTGTGATTATTTTTATACTCCTGTAGTTTCTGTAGAGGAGTCGACCGCATTCTGTGTGGACCTTTGGGTTCCAGGACATCAGCAGTACGTAGCTCAGGGTATGACCAATCACAATACCTTCCTAGGGGCAATCATTATAGGTTATGAGTGGTATAAGCTATGTATGCTGCCGAATCCCCAACAATTCTTCGGTGTAGCCAGCTCAACTCTTATTAGTATATATTGCTTGGCTCCAGCAGCCAGTCAGGTAAAAAAGACTATCTTTGGTCAAGCGCGGGCATTCCTTAACTATATCCCTAAAGTAAAACGTCTTATAGATAACAAAAGCATAATTATCGGTGAAGAAGAGATTAAATATCACGACAAACTACTCTACATATACGCAGGTAACTCTAAAGGCTCTAGTCAAGTAGGGTCTAGGGTAATACTTTTAGTCATGGATGAAGTCGCCCGTTTTGAAAATAAAGACGGTAAATCTAACGCACTAGAACTCTGGTCTAACATCGGTGTATCTGGTATTACTTTTGGAGAACATGCCCGCCGCGTGGCTATTAGTAGTGCCTGGCGTGATGGAGATGCCATACAGAGGTTATACACTGCTGCTATGGCAGAAGACTCTTGGATTGGCTTCAGATTCCGCACTTGGGATTTGAATCCTTTAATGAACCGCAACAATCCTATCGTCGCCTCTGAGTACACCCTCAACCCTGCCTCAGCCCGTCTTGAATTTGAAGGGGACCGCACCACTTCAGCCTTTACCTACTTCAGTGAAACTGAGGTGTTAGAAGCAACTACAGGACGGTCAGTAATCAAGTTAGAGCCTATGCAGTTAATGCCTGACAAAATGGTCAGGTTACAACTACACAGTCTAGAAAAGAATTATAGCCATCACACTTACATGCACTTAGACCCGGCATTCGTCAAAGATGCCTATGCTATGGCATTTGGTCACGGTGAGCGACGCGATGACCAAGACGTAGTAGTTATTGATGGATTAGCCGCTTGGGAACCAGAAGGAGGTTCTGTAGTTAGTATCCTTAATGTCTATGACATCATCACCACCATTCACGCCTCTAGACCTATATATAAGTTGACTACTGACCACGCTCAACAACATGAAACTATTCAACGGTTAAGGTTGCTTGGCATTAACGCTAGTAGCCGTTTCTGGAGTAATAGAGTCCAAGTAGAAATATATGACTTTACAAGGAAATTAGTCCACGAAGGTCGGCTGATATTACCTAAAGACTCCTATTGGACAGCGTTATTGAAGTCAGAAATGATGGGCATCATCCATGACACAGAACGCGGTAAGATTATGCACCCACCAGATGGTTGTTTTGTAGGGGAAACTCGAATACCTTTATTGGACGGAACTAGACCTATGATTTCTGAGCTAGAGGGCAAAGAGGTATGGGTGTATTCGGCCAAACCTGATGGTACAATTGTGCCTGGCAAAGCGCGAGGCAGAAAGACTAAACAAGTGACTGAGTTACTTGATGTAGTTCTAGATAGTGGAGCTGTAATCAGATGTACCCCTGAGCACCCATTTATGTTACGAAATGGAGATTATATAAAAGCTGAGGATATAGTGCCTGGGTTTACACGGTTGATGCCTATAAACTTTCAATGGCCAGTTCAGGGAGGATATGAAAAGGTATCTTCTATACAAGGCAGATACTTAACTCACCATATGTCCTTAAACTACCCAGATTTAAAAGGAGGTAAAATTGTCCATCATATTAACCATATTAAAACAGACAACAGACCCGAAAACCTAGAGGTGTTAGACCATAGTGAACACTGCTCATATCACTCCACTCTCGCACATAATAATGACTTAGAGTTCCGTAAAAAGCTCTCTGAAGGGACTATCGAATTTAATAAGCGTCCTGAGACGAGAGCAAAAAGGTCAGCGTATATGAAGAGCCAGCCTAAAGAGTTCTATGTGGAGAGGAACAGGAAAGCTAGTTTCTTCAGAGCAAATGTTACTTTAGACTCTCTACTACGTTCGTTAGAGCATGGTGCGTCTAATGCATACCAAGCTGCTATCTTTTTAGATGAGTCCAGAAATACTATCACTCGAGTCTTAAGAGACGAGGGCTTTTCTGATTGGCAGGAGTTTGAAAATAAATACATAGACAGAAAAGACACTAAAGCAGGCACTTTTTCCTTTAAAGGAAAAGTTATTATGGTTGATTCTGATAGAACCAGGTCGCCTAAGGTAAGTATCCAAGATATACACGGCGCAGTACAGTCTGGGCTCTCTATGATGAAGGATGTTGCCGCAGAGCTGCAGTGTTCTGTATCCACTCTAAGAATCATTCTTAAGAGAAATGGTTATGAGACTTGGAATGATTTTGTCAAGGGTGGGCTGGGCGAAAACCATAAGGTTCGCGAAATTATAAAAGTCACTCTTCTAGAACCTGTAGACGTATATGACTTAGAAGTAGATGAGTGGGATAACTTTGCGTTGGCTGCTGGGGTTATAGTACATAACTCTAAAGACCTAATTGACTCAGTATGTTCAGTAGCCTGGGAAATAGCTGGGGTTCCTATGACTACTAAAGCACTGCCTAAGATGGTAGGTAGACCGTCGGTTATGAGGAATAAAGTGCGCGACTGGGGCTCTGATTCCCAGCGACGTTCATTAGTAAGACAAGCTAGAACTAAGGGGCAAAGCTTCACCGATGACTTTGATGACGGCGGCTTTGGTTTCTAATCCTTCGAAACACCTATAGATAATAATATGCCTAACTTTAACCAAATGGATATATATGCCCGGTCGCTCAATGCCGGTCAACTAAAATATACACCTATAGTCATTCACTTCAGGCCACCGGCGTTAGCCCCAGACGGTTCCCAAGTCCAATCTCCGAGTCAGTACTACCTCAAAGTCCACCCACCTGCGGTGGTCCATAGAGGCGTACAAAACATAATCCCAGAGCCATTTGTTTTGGAAGTGCCGCCCGACGGTTTTATTAGGTTACAGTTGGCCTCCAGTTGTGCTGACTTACCTAATGGTCATTACATTGTTGATTATCATCGTAAGGGTGCCCGAGCGCCGTTATTGACCCAGCGGTGGCTGGTTCCTGAGTTTGATGGTATGGAATCGAGCCATGACTTTGTTTATACTGGGGCTAATCCTTATGAATTACCCACTAACGTTTGGTTAGTTAGGTCAGTAAAAGGTAATCAAGACCACTTATGGAGTGCTAACTATAATGTGTTGAGTTGGCCTGGACAAACCCCAGTGCCCGGAGAATATGTCAGGGTTGTATTTCAACCAGCATTGACTTTAGCAGATATAGTAGATGATGACGAATTAAGGTTTGATTCGATCAAGGACTTATCTAGGCGTCGCGCTTAGGTTAAATATTAGAGGTATACAAACGTCTATGGGGACTAAATGGCCGGGACTTTTGGGTTTAGCAGTGTCAGCAATGACCACCAGCTCCGCTTTAATGTGCCTGACCGGTTTAGTTCAGCTAGGACTGGTCAGACTAGTCCTGAGTCTGGAGATAATCCCTATGTAGTCTACAGTGAGACTCACACTGTATTTAACCTAGAAAGGTCATTATCTAGGTTTAGGCGAGGCACTGTAGAAACAGATAACTTTTTGATTACAGCTCCGCCTCAAGGGTGGTTCAATAAACTCTTCGGTAAAAATGAGGCTCAGGTTCTAGGTGATGCTGGCATTAAAAGAGCTACTCAAAGTGAGTTCTCCTTTAAGCAAGGTAAGAATCTTTTTGACGCACCAGCAGAAACCCTGAATATTCAAAAGTTAAATAGTTATTTTACTCAGCGACACGACCCTAGGTCAGGGATGCCAGCTCCACAAGTATCAAGCGCAGGTATAGACCCTAACTTACCTGAAGAAATACAACAGAAGTTAATGCACTTCAAACTTAGCATTGGGGAAATTAGTGCTGAAAGTGCAGCTCAATACGCTGATATACGGGACAGCGATAATAACTTAGTAGAGCAGCCTACTAAAGTGGCTGTACAAACTACAGCTATGTACGGTAACTTCCAATTCTGGATGGCGCCGGGCATAGTAGGTGGGTCTGTATCCTTTAAACGTCATGACGACGGCACTACTAACCTTTGGGGAGGGGTATACCGACAAGGGTATACTGACACTTCTTTTCATATAGAAGACCCTCGGTATAATCGAATGCTGGACGACTGGGCTGAAGATAAATACGCCACCAGAGGTGTTTTTAAAAGTGAAGATTATACAGCGCCAGGCCAAAAGGATTTAGAAGGAGTCAAGTTATTACGGAACGTTTCTGTTCACGAAGAAGCAATTAGCGAAACTGACAGGTTTATTCGGGCGGCTGCGCCTAGGTCTGCCACTGCTGAAAGACTAGGTGACTCTAACTCTATTACCAATGAAGACTTAGCCAAAATACGAGACGAACTCCATGCAGATTTAGACACCATTCAGCAAGAGATGCAGAATTCAGGAGCCATGTATTTCATGGGTGGCCCTGCTATGGGTTATTCAGAGACCAGCTTAGCTGACAATACAGTGGCTGGCATACGACGAGAACAAGTCAAGCAAACATTAGACCAGATTAATACCCTGAAAAAGCTAGGGGTTAAGACAGTGCTCCATACAGATATTGACCGTATGGATATAGACCCTAGAGAAAAGCGGCGTCTATTAGAAGATGCGTATATAGTCCAGACCCATACATGGGTTGGTAAACAAGCAGCGCACCATAACGTGTCTGGGTTAGTTATACCTAATCTAAACAAAGAGTCTGAGTTAGCTAAAAGGTTTAAAGAAGATAATCTAATCCCTCAAGACTTCGACGGCAGTATAGTCGGCTTTCTTAATATAGGCACTGCCCGCGTAATTGGGTCCCTTGCTTACGAGTTAGGGATGATGGTTGACTTAGACACGGCACCGGATGCTTACACTAACGCCATTATGGGTTCTATTGGTCGTGTACTAAATGTAGGAGCCGTATATAGACTACGCAAAGATGCCGTTTACCAAGGACCAAGTGGCGCCGACCTATCTTCTTTTTATAAGCCTACCTATAGAGACATACAAAGCGGCAACTTCCAAGAGTTAGGCCTGTTGCCAGTAATGCCTAATAAAATGCCCGCTGATTTTTATGAGTACCACCAAGGCATCTCGACAGGCATTTACTCTGACCGGTACCAGGCGTTATACGGTACTAAAGCTAAGGGTATTCAGGGTTATGTACTCTCGCGACTTGATTCCAAATTAAGTGCGCCCGGGTTAGGTATGAGCCTTAACCAACTGTTTAGACAAGACGACCTTTATACTCCAGGAGAGGGTTTAGCTGGGTTCTTAGCGTCTGGTATTGGTCGTGTTTTTGACACTGTCAGCGGGCATTATACGATGCAACGCATTAAGAAACAACACGAAGGAGATTTGTCTGGCTCTATAGGTGAGTACCAACAGAAGATTATTGAGCAGGAGTATTTTAGAGACAAACAGCAGCGGGGCTTCTTTGAAAATCTATTCAATACCGTAACTACGACTATTGCTGAGACGTCTTTGTCTATGGCTAGTTACTTTGGTGTGACCCACGCTTATTCTATAGCCAAGTCTCAAATTGAAGAGAGTGGGTCTCGTTTTGTAGTAGACGTAGTAACTAAAGTAGCAGAACAAGGAAGTGACTACACGGGTGTTTTGATGTTAGACACTGGTCACAGAAGAATGTTCTCGCAAGCAAGGACACTAGACCGTCTGGCGCGAAGTACTGGTGCAGCCCTTACGCCGGCAAAAGAAGGTTTAGCTCTAGGAGAGTATTTACTGACTGTACAGGATTTTGCAGCCGGTAAGAACGTAACAGGAGCCAAGAACAGTCTTTTTGATTGGTATACTGCCCGAACAGGCGCAAATGCACAGGCATTAGCAGGGGTAGAAGAAGAATTATTTAAGTTCTTAGAAGACATATATAACAGGTCTAACACCAACACAGATCTTAAAGATGATTTAATAAGCTTGGTACGTAAGAAGCTTAAGAGTAAGTCAGCAGACGACCTAACACCAGAGAAGTTTGAGGCTACTTTTAGAGAAGTACTTAGAGAAACAGGCATAACCTTTGCTATAGATAAAGACACCCATAGAATTAGCGGTAGCATAGACCTAGCGCGTTCTCTAGACAACCCTAATCCTGGAGCTCCCAACATACCTGATATTGTAGGCTTCAAGAATTTAGGGGCTGTACGTCGCTTAGACAGCGCTAACTTGGCTAACATGTTCCTACCGTTTTTAGATAACGCGGTAGACATACCAACAGATAAATTAAAAGCTGGGTATATAAAAGCAAGAGAAGAATTAATAGACTTAGCCCGGGCTAAACCTGTGCTACGTTTTGATTCCAGCGCCCAAAAAGACCAAGTCAATAGAATACTTCACTACGGTTATGACCGTTTAACAGACTTAGCTCGTACCTTTGATAGCCTAGCTGAATACCTACCTGCTAATCCTTTATTGTGGATAAAACCAATAAGAGACGCTTTTAACCGGTATGAGGTAGTTCAAGGTAAATCTCAAGATGACATAATAGGTAACCGCCGAAACTTTAAACAGTTAATCGGTCCTGGTTTTACTGGACTACTTTCCCTACAAGGAGAAGTGGCCCGGACTATAGGGAATATTGCCTCAGTAGGTGTAGGTAAATATGTAACTGATACCCTGGAGACGTTTAAATTACAAAGCCAGGCGTCTGTTATTGAGCTGAAAGTAGCCCAGTCGTTTAAGGACACCTTTAACGTGTTGAGCAGTGCTCAAGGAGGGGCAGCTAATGTAAAGTTCGATGATGTATTACAAGCCTTTATTAATAAGTTAACAAGCCCAGACTCTGGCATTAGCGAAGAAGACGTAGTTAAGTTAAAACAACTACATATTGATATTCAAACAAAAATCAATGACACACCAGGTATAAAATACGCCACTGGGCATAGTGACCTTGGCCCTCCTGGAGATGATGCTTATGCTGGGTTCCGTAAATTCTTATTCAGCACCGGTGCGGTCCTGATCGCAGACCGTATTATTGACCACTTCTTCGTCAAACCGCAAGGTTTAGACATAGGAGACAGCATAATGAGCCATATCTTTGGCACTAAGTCTCCCGAAGTAGAAGGTAGGGAAGCAGACGCTAAGGTGTTAGCTGGCTATAGCCAGAATTACAGTCATAGCGCTCCAGCAATCTTAAAATACCCGGCGGCTACTGCTGGTTATGTATTAGGTGGTTTAGTCTTTCCTTCTGTCTATCATCAGTCTAGCCATCTAAGATACTGGACTTCTGCCAAATACGGGTCACAATTCTCTGAAGACCAAGTCAAGTTAATCACTCAAGTAGCATCTGGTGTTGTAAACGGTGTTGAAGGTATATCTGCTACTAAGAACGCTGAAGAATTAACTGGTTTGCTTAAAGGAGCAGGCTCCAACGCATTCTGGGGGTCCAATAAGTTACGGTTTGGCTATGCCGGTGCTTTTGTAGGAGCCTCTTTGGCCCTATTAGCTACACAAGCTATTACTTCTGTAGCCGCATCTACTTTAGAGCCTTTGATAGCCCTAGGAGATACTATCTTCAGGCAACGGTGGCATGACCCCCGTAAAGGCATAGAGCTAGACCCTATTAAAGGTTCTGCTGCCGCTATCTTTGCTAAAGCTCATAGACAATCAGCAGAGAAAGCTACTAAGGATATGGACTATGTATCTAGAAGTAGCATGGTGGTCGCTGGGTTATTAGCCTCTGCATATACAGTAAGTGACCAACAACCAGGGCGGTTATTTTACCCGTTTGCTACACAGATAGCTGCGCCATTTTATCAGTTTGCTATGGTTGGCAAACTAGACCCCAGCACCAACCAGATATCTATGCAGTCTGGTTTACAGCTTTATCCCTTATCTGGGGTCGGCTTTATGGTGCCTTCTATGTTTAACCCAGCTACTAAATATACCCCGTCTGTAGCTGAACGATTCTTAATCAATCAACTGACTGACCTCCAACCTGGTATGAATCAAAGAGGTCTTATAGGTGATAACTCTGACGTAGAACAGCGTAAAGAAGCTTATAGCACACTTAAGGCTTCCTCTGGCATCCTTTCTTTAGCCTTAGGGTCTGGGCTAAACCCAACCTTTGATTACCGGCCTGTGTTGTTCATAGGCGGATTGACTGCTCTACAAAGCGCTGAACAATCATTAAGCAAAGTTGTCGGTCGTCTAGATAAGAATTCTCCTATATACAGAGAGTTAGAAAACTATAAAGGGCTTTATAGTCTGACAAGCACAGGCTTGACTGTAACAGACCAGTTAACCAGAGGGGCCTACTCTCTAAGTTTTGTCGGTGTTAATTATCTTACTCACTCAATAACTGCCTTCTTAGGTAGAGGAGAGCAGGCTTTATTTAAAGCCGGCCCCATGGCTAGAAAGTTAATGCCTTTCTACCTAAGCGCTATGTTAGTAGCTGGCATGTTACGTCCTGGACAGACAACCACTGAGCATCAAAGTGACCACATGGATGCTTTGGTAGGCAGTCTTATTAAAGGAGACACTACTAACACTATCAAATTAGAGCAAAATCATTTAGCTAATTACGCTTTGGGTACTGCTATAGGAGCAGCAGGCTTCGGCGGCGCATTAATGGCATCCGGCGCCTTTGAATCTGTGACTGATTGGGCTAATGAAACTGGCACTGGGTATATAGGACGTAAAAAGCAAGAGATATATAAGGCATATCAACAACACCTCAGTAACAACGGAATCACTATAGAAGCCGCTGCCGACAGTAAAAAAGCGTTAATGCTAGCCATTAAAGAAGGTCAATCAGATGAAGTTGTAGAGCCCTTACTCAGACAGTTCCGTAGGACTGAACTACCTTTATTACAATCTGGTGCCGCCAGGTTAGGAATGGCTTCTAGGGTATTAGCTCCTATTCTATTAGGCTCTTTTATTGCTGCCCAGTTTTTATCCTTAACGGACTTTTACGACCACTCTAATCCTCTCAGTTACCTATTAAGGGCGGTGACTGACACTGGCCGTGGCGCTCAAATGACTAGAGAGCAGAAAGCCATGCTCACTAACTTGGGTATCCGTGGTGCCAGATACCAACCTAAAAATGTAAACGAAGCCATAGCTAATGTAGGAGATTATATTTTACGGTCTGTATTCTTTATGGGTAACCCATCTAAGTCAATGGGTACCTATCAAGATGCGCCGTCGCCCTTCTTAGGTATAGGTGGTCCGTTGGGGGTATCTGCTCAACAGGACATGGTTAAATCGTATATGCAGTCTCAGTCTGTGGCGGCAGACGTTAGTGGGTCATTTTACTTAATGCCTGCCATGGCATCTGAGTTTAATAATGCTAAATCTATAGGACCTTTATTAGCAGCAGCTCAGAAAGACCCGAACATGCCGGCTTCCAGGGTAGTGGCTTTATATAGAGCTACTTTAATGAGAAAGTCCCGCGCCACGTATAAGAACAACATAAGTGCCGGTGAGTCTGCTGCTATATCCAGCCCAACCTTACAGATGGCCATTGGTCGTCGTAGCGATGAAATTAGAAGACTAGCATGGCAGAGTGGTGAAGGTCATATGTTAGACCTAATGACCGTAATGGCCGGCGCAGGTCGTATTAAAACAGAAGCAACTACAAACTTTATATCGCCAAGCATCGCCACAATTTATGACTATGTAGGTAATAACTTCCGAATTGAGTCAACAAATATCTCGGGTAATCCTATTAGATTTAGTGTGCAGACTAATGCTGAATTTGCCCGTGCAATGTACGCCATGGCTAAAGGTCGGTCTACCCAACAAGACCTAAATTCTTTGTTGTATGACTCTGAACGGGTACAAGATAAAGGACCCAATCCTGTTACTGGGTACTTCGGCGGTATTATGGACTACGCCTTTGGCACCTTCTATGACCGTACCTTAGATGAGTATGGAGCCAATTATCACAACATTGTACCGGCAGCTGCCCTAGCGTTTAGCGCAGTAGGGTTAACTGGTATGTTAGCCGGTACCGGTATAACTTCTATTGTTCAAGGTCTAGGCGCATTAGGAGCATTACAGGTATATGGGACATTAGTAGATTCTTCTCGGAGTTTGGGGCAGGCCAGAGAGAATGTGACCCATGCTTTACGAAGTACGTCATTCACTGCTGATGGAGACCGCTTGATTAAACAAGTGGGTTCAGTGATGTCTGAATTGTCTATGAGTGGACCGGTCAGTGACGAAGCTATATCAGCACTGAATGCAGTATTTGGTAAGCATAACGCCGTCGGCTCATTACAGAATTTCAGCAAGTCTTTAGACACATTTTCTGGTAGATTAGCTGCTTTAAGCTCAGACCAAGCACCACAAATAACTGAAATCCTTAATGAAATTAGGTCAAAGTTTAAAGAGAGCGTGGCTCAACTAGAAATTGGCTACGGCATGAAAGGCAAAGGCGATGCCTTTGAACAAATGATTAAAGGCATTTACGATGTCACAGACGACGCCTTAGTAGAAGGATTGACTAACGTCTTACGCAATGCTAAAGGTGATGACATACGTCGTCAGGAGATTGAAACTCTACTCCAAAGACATCTACAGAACAAAATGGAGGTCTTACGTCAGACTGGCTCTTTTAAAGCCTTAGACAAAGCCCCTGTAAATAAATCGCTTGTAGTGAACCGTTCTGTAGAAATTCCAGATATTAGTGCTAATTCTGAGAGTATTCGAAATCTTATAGACACAGAAGGATACTCTGGGTTATTTAAACAGGCGACGGGTGGGTTATTCCGAGCATCCTTTGCTTTGTTTGATGCTAAAGCAGGGTACGAATTTATAAGTTATGCAGCGGCAGCATCAGACCCAATGGATGAATTAGAACGCCGCCGGTCATCCTATGCCGCCGCTGCCAGTCTATTCCAAACCTTTGGGATGATAATACCGGCCCAAGTAATACTAGGCACTCTAACTAAAAACCCCACACTGGCTGTATCAGTTATGGTGGCGGCAGTAGCTGTAGGCAGTGTTGCTTATGCTAATAAAGGGTTTCGTAAGAATTTGACTGGGTTCTTCAAGCCTAAGTTTAAATGGCTAGACAAAAATATAGTAAGACCATCTATTAGAGCTACAGCTAGCTCATTAGATGCCATAGGTAGTCTGGCCCCAGTGCAGGCATTGTTATCTCCATTAAGGGTAATAACTGCTGGGTTAGACCCTATGTTTACTAATATGCGTCGTAGGGCGGCACAAATGCCGGGGGTTAGTTTCTTAGCTGACCTGTTTGTCCCTGAGACTAAAGAGTCATTCTACGACCGTTGGTCAGAACGGGCACCAGAGCAAACAGCGTATGGACCCAGGATGTGGCTATATACCCGGGCAGAAATAGAACAAGACCGTAAGAATAGAATCGAGTCCCGGCGTCGTCGTGGTGGACAACTTAACGCCGGCATCACTACTGAACTGATGTCCAGTTTCCTTCAAGGTAAACCGACTACTACGATAATAGGTTCCTTGACCATGGAACGGCTAACTAAAGGGGCTGGTCGAGTATCCAGTGAGCACATGGGATACAGCTATGTATCTCCTCTCACTCATTTAGCAGTCAAACGTCGTCAACAGGAAATAGATAGTTACGGTAATGCACTGTTAGGACCTTTAGTGCCTAAGACTAGACCATCGGCAGCACCCTGGTTATCCCAAGCTACTAACGTAATGCGATACAGCTTGTTTAGCACTGGTAGTCTTATTCAAGCACCTATGGATGTAGCAGGTAAGAGCGCTGCTATAACTATCGACTCGTTTATCAAGGCTGGCGAAATATTAGACAAAGTTAAGGGAGTGGTGTTTAAGCCAATAGGTGGGGCCGGTGCCGCCCCTAATAATCAAATGTTTGTATGGTCTGCCACTGCTGTTATAGGGGCGTCTATTCTAGCCAATAAATTAGGTTGGTCTGAAGATAAAGACAAACGTTGGCATGTGTTGGGGTTACAAGTGGGGGCTGGTGTTACTGGTGCTTTAGCTAGACCCTATGCCGGCGCTGCTTATAACTACATAGGGAATCAAGACCATCTAATCAGTAAGTCTATAAGACAAGTACGCAAGATAAACTTTGGCTTCATAAGTAATTCCGTTGTAGGAGCTGGCATATGGGCCCATAAAAGAGTAAAGGCGGGGTTAGCTCTAGCAACGCAATGGGCCAAAACCAGGTCTTGGTCGAGGATAGCTGCTAACACTGCTTATAGTGGCGTAGCTATTGCTGGAGCTACAGCATTATTAAGTCCTGCACTTGATGACATGATTGGGTGGATAGGCGATCAGGAGGACGAAGATGACCGTAAATTCTTAGACCGCCGTCGGCTTGCAGCTATAGGTGTTACTGCTGGTGTATCGTTATTAGCTCGCATCGGAGCAGGTATGAAACCTGACGTTGCCGGTTCTTGGGCTGGTAAAGCTACCGGGTTTACCACCAAACTAGCAACTTTTGGCGTGACTACTTTGGCTGTATTTAAGTTAAGTAAGGTGTTATTAAACAGTGATGTAGCTGGCTTCATACCCAAAGGTATCTTTAACATTGGTTATGCCGGACTAAATCTAGAAGATGATTCAGAAGGCAGGACTAAAGCCCAAGCCTATGAGTTTGCAAGTAGTAGCGTTGCTGCTGCCATGGCCGGCGGTTATGCCTACAACATGATTCGTGGTAAAGACTTAGTGACTCAGCTAAGTAATGCAGTCACTAAGAACATACTGAAAAAGTCTGTAAAAGACCAAACTAAGGAAGTAGGCTGGAAAGCCATACAGTTTAATGCTCGCACTGCGATTAAAAATATACTTACTCCAGTTACCCTAGGAGCTCCTTATTGGTTTAAAGGGTTTTCGTTAACTGACTTCTTACGTATCAGTTGGACGAACATTTATAAATCTAAAGGTAAATGGGGCGATCTTGCCCGGTGGTCTGTAGACTCTCTTAATAAGCTGGTAGATAGCCAAAACAATAATAGTCCTACCAGAGCTGAGCTATTAGCCTTTGACGAAAGAGAACTGGCTAACCAGGCATTAAAAGAAGGTGGGTCTAGTAAATGGGGAACTATAGGCAGCCATGCTACAAAACTGGCTCCGTTTGTGCTGGACGTGGCTACTATTACCGCTGCCCATCATAGATTTGCAAAGGTAGACCCAAAAGACCATATGGGCAACTATAAGGAGTCTTATCGTGCTTATTACCAAGCGGCGGCTATGACGGCTACTAGTAGTGTGTTGAGTGCATTCAGCCAAGGAGAAAATAAAGTTGGCTTGGTCGGCACCCTTTTAATCACTAGTCAGGTTAATGAAATAGTCGGTCGCAATGCCGAAGAATGGGCTGCTAAAGACCTATACTCTGGGCGTTTATTGACAGAGCAACGTCAAGGTCGGGACAGTTATCTTAATAAAGACTCCGTTGCCGGACTAGGAGCTCTAGCAATTAGTGGGATTGCTACGGCGTCTTACTATAAAGTTGGTTGGTTTGGTTCCAGTAAATGGGCAAGCGTATCTAACAAAGTAGCGCCGCATATCCTACCTGTAGCCCAGTCAGCTATCACGACCTATAACTGGCAAGAAACCTGGCGTCAGGATAGACAACAATATAGTGGCACTAACCCTAACTATTTAGCAGGTCAAAAGAGTAGTGATTTAGGTAAGCAGGCGTTATTCAGTGGTGCTGTGTTGGCGCTGATGTCTAAAACACCTAGCGCTGGCAACAAGAGTCTTGCTTTAAGAACCTTAGCAGTAGGTACTCTTACAGCATCCGCTTTTGCTATGGACCACACTGACCGGTACTTTGCTAAAAGGCACACCTTAGCTGTGCGTGAGGCAGGAATCAAGGACGTCTATGTTAAGAATTTAATCCAAAGAGAAGCTGCAGAAGATACTTTAGGTTGGGGGCTTATCGGAGCTGGGGCAGCTATCACTTTGAGTACCTTGGCGGTCACTAAAGGTAAGATTCCCACCAGCGTAGGTCAGGCCTTCAGTAAAGGAGCCTATGTGCTTTTATCTGGGGCTACTGCTGCGGCGGCTACTAGCTTCTTTGGTTACCAGTATTCGCTAGGTCAGGGTATAGAAAAGTATAAGGACGGGATATCCGCCAAGCAGTGGTTAGAGAGGGAGAAGTGGATAGAGAGCGGGTCGTATGTTCCTGATAGTTGGAAGGATACTATGCAGAATAGAATGCAATGGCAATTGCAAAACCCGGCTGCATTTAATGCTCGTAATCAACTAAGAAAGAATTCTGCTGGGGCTGGCATCAGTTTGGGCAGTCTGAACTCCCGGTTTATCACGGAAGAAATGACACACGCCGCTCAGGACCGGGAGCTAAATAATAAATATGGAGAGTATGTAACTTATGCCAGTGGTATACAAGGTGTTGCTGGTGCTACTACATATGCTTTAACTAACTTCAAGTATCAAGCAGGTAAGGGAATAACATTCCGACAACATGTCAAGCCTAGTTTTGCTATACCAGGTAGGGCGGTGGGTAATGCCGCCGCCATGACCGCAGGCCAAAAAGTATTATCTGTTTTGTCTGTAGGTGCCGAGGCAGGGACGCATTTATTACCCTTAGTGCAATATCATTTCTCAGCTCAAGGAGCACAGAAAGAAATAGAGAAGCAGTCTAATAGATACGGGGCCGGGCGCATGAGTGTAGCCCAATATTTACAATCAACGGCTATGTCTCGTCGTGCTTATAGTAAAGCAAGTGAAGGTTTGTATGCTTCTTACTTGCCTGGGTCTTCCAGTATCTTTAAGCTGGCTATGAGTGCTGTTGGCTATAACCTCGTTCAGAGTACTGTATCTAAAGGATTTGACACGTGGGAAGTAAGGTCTGAACGTAACTGGATTAAAGAGAATAGAGAAGACTTAGACCTCAGCAGTAGGAATTTGGCTCGAGCTAACAGGGCTTCCAAGAAGTATTTGACTAGTATTAGTGCTCCTGACAAGGCAGTCGGTTTGGGGGCGCTGATAGCCAGCGTGGCTATTAATACCGCGTTTGGTTTATTTACTGGTGGACCAGTTGGTATGGTGCAAGGTGCTGCCACCAGTTTGGCTACTGGTGTGCGGACTCAGAGTATAGCCAAGACTAATATTGCCCGGCATAGGTCCCGGAATATTTTGAAGGGCGAAGGGGATGAATATGGTCGCGAGGGTATGGTCGACGACTTGATTTATGGTGTTGGGCCTTCTGGGTATATATGGGCGGCGGCCCATGTTGCATTAAACGTAGGTGCTAATAAGATGTTTAAGCGTCTGCGTGACCATTTTTCAGGAGCTAAAGGCATATTAGAAAATCTTAGCCCTGGCGTATCGTCTGACGTGTCAATTGGAGAAGAAGGCGTTATTTCTCCAAAGCAGCCCAGTATAGATAGAGATAATAAGAGTGGTGGTAGTCCCAAACCCGGCGGCGGTGGCGGTCGCCCTATTGGAGGCGGCGGCAGCGGTGGCACTGCTACGGTTACTAATCCACAAGCACCTCCCTCAGTTATAGAGTCACAAGCTTCAAGCGGTACTGTTCGTAGTGAGGCACCTAGTATACCTACTAACCAGGTGTCAGGACCCATGTCTGGTAGAAATGGCACTTTGACAGAAGTTGAAGTCGGTGGCCGGACTCTAATAAGAAAAACCTTGTTAGAGTCTGGAGTAAATAAACAGATAGCCAACACAATACAAGTAGAAGCCAATATACAAAAGTTAGCAGCCGAGACGAACTTAGCTCCTCCTGTTTATGGTATTGATGAGCGCAGCTTTGATATGGGCAAGCACTACGGTGTTACTTTTGATGATATTAGTGATGATATTAGTGGTGTAGAAGTTAGGCGCGCCGCCAGACTATCTATGGCTAAAAAGCTGGCGTCGTTACACTCACAGGGTATAGTACACGGGGACGTACACGGCAGGAACGTAATGGTCAGACCAGGCGGTGAGACCATGGTATTAGACTTTGGTTACTCCAGATTTGCAGAACAAAGTGAAGCGTTCTCTATGTTCAGCGATGAGGTCACTGTAGAATCTGTTAAACGTGGTGACTTTACTTCTGTACCTAACCAAGATGGAAGTCTTGGACCTAGAACCGTAGGTTCTGATTTACAGGGGCTTATGGATATGAGCGGCTCTCAATCAGACGAAGTGCTGCAACAATATAAAAAACATCTAAGTGATTACCAAAAGTGGGGCGAACCGTTATACACCGTTGCCGACTTGCCATCTGATGTACAGAAGCAAGTGACTTTGACTAAGTCATCAGATATTACTTTGCAAAAAGACTTACCTAAAAGTGTAGCTCCTTCTATTGATGTTGATGATATAACAAGCAACAAAAATCGGGGTAGTATTGGCGGCGCCCCTCAATACTCCGACCCGGTTACTATAATGGGGCGCTCCGGCCGTGGCTTAGTAGGTAATACTATAGATAAAGTTAAAGAAGCTGACTGGCAAACGAGGTCTACGTATGCCAGTAGTAGTCTTAGCGCCGGTATGGCAACTTTCAACCTTTATAGAGGGGTAACTACTTTAGCTAAGAAGGATACTACTGACTTTCAGAAATCCTATGGTTTTGAGTATCTGTCTCAGTCTGGTGCTGGCTACGCTACAACTTACTTAACTCTAAAGGGAGGGCTTAAAGCTACTAAAGCACTACCTTATCTTAACTATGCTGCTGACGCTATCTCCCTAGGATACGGTGCTTATAGGCTTAACACTGCTACTACTGCAGAAGAATACCAGAAAGCTAAAGAAGATGTAGGCGGAGCATTAGGTGGTTTAGCTGGCAATGTTGTAGGACAAGGTGTTGGCTGGGTGGCAGGAGGTTTATTAGGTGCTGCCGCAGGTGCTGCCATCGGGTTTTTCTTTGGTGGTATTGGCATAGCAGCTGGTGCTGCCGTCGGCTTTAAGATAGGTTCTCAAGTAGGGTCTGTAGTCGGCTCTATAGCCGGCTCTATATACGGTGAAAAGGTAGGTAGAGACTGGGTTAAACAGAACAAGCATGGCGCCAGTGATGCCGTAGAAGTATTTGACTTTAGCGGGAAATATAAGAAGAAAAAGGTAGAGAAAGAACAACGTCGAGTTGAAGCTTTATCTAGACACTCAGGCGGACAAAAAGTAGCATTTGCGACCACTAACACAGCAACTTCCAGTAAAACAACCACTACACAAATAGTTACTCCAGAGTCTTCTACGCCAAAGAATAATGTTGCGGGCTTTAGGCGCGGTTCTACCTTATCAGCATTAGATAGCTCTGAGTTGCTTTCACCTAGAACAATATCAAATGACACTGCTAAGAACAAAAGAGAAGATAACTATCTTAAGTCCCCTACATTGCCGAAAGACATTAAGGGGGCTGAGGTTGCTGTTACCTCTAGACCATTAG